TAATTCAATTGGAAGTAATTTTATTAGTAATAATTCAATTGGAAGTAATTTTACAATGAACACAATTGGAAGTAATTTTCAAAATAATTCAATTGGAAGTAATTTTCAAAGTAATTCAATTGGAAGTAATTTTATTAGTAATAATTCAATTGGAAGTAATTTTACAATGAACACAATTGGAAGTAATTTTCAAAATAATTCAATTGGAAGTAATTTTCAAAGTAATTCAATTGGAAGTAATTTTTATAATAATTCAATTGGAAGTAATTTTACAATGAACACTATTTGTGATGGTTTTTCTGGTATAGATTTTACTTCCGCAACTTATGTATATAATAATTATAGCAAGGAATTATTTATTGCCTCAGATGCATCTAAAAGGCTCATATATGATAAAATGACAATAGTTGATGCAAATGCATAAATAAATAAAAAGAGCAAATATTTTTGCTCTTTTTTATTTAAATATTATTAAAAATTAATATTATTCATTATTATTGTTATCATGTGTCTCTTTTGTAAGTACTAATAAATAAATAAACATTATAATACTACTTACTTCTTGCAATTTTGTTAAATCAAATTCATTTTTCATATTCGTCATTATCTATTAGTTTATCCATTAAATCGTAAGCTTTATTAAAATCTTCAAAAATCATTTCAATATCATCACCAGTAGAAATTCCGTCAAGAAAGAACTCAGTTTCAATTTCATATTCAGGTGATAAATATTTAATCATGGAAACAAAATCTGGTGAATTTGAATACACAATTTCTTCTGAATTATCTTTAAAATTACGAACAAGATTTGTAGCGTTTTGTACTTCAGTTAGTGGATGGCGTTGTATATTACATTTATCTTCTATTGTTACTCCGCAATAAATTTTTAATGTTTTCATATTTTTTCTAAGTGTTAAATGTTAATTATTTTAAATGATTCTTTTAATGCTTCTTCTAAAGTATCTTCATAACTACGATATAAATAAAATATAACATCTTTATGATGATACCAAGACCATTCTCGTTCAGATAAATCTAAAGGATTACCAATAAATTTATCAATACTAAAACAAAATTTAGGCTCTGTAGTACAATCAGTATTAATTTCTATAAATATTTGTTCATGCTCTCTGAACCACAATTGAAGCTCTGATTGAGTAGGTCTTGCATATATATTAGGGTGATCAAATTTACAATCAAATATAGAATCTTCTTTATTTTCTCCGCTGAAAATACAATCTGTAAGATCTTCAAAATAGTTTTTACATTTAATATTACATTCATTTTGTTTTGCTAAATTTGCAGTTTCAAATGATATTAATCGTTCTTTTGTCATATTTATTTTAAATTATAAGTGTAATTTCCAGTATTAATTAATCTCACAACTTGAATTAATGAGTAACTCATAAATCTCACAAAAGGTATCACATAACCTTTATCATCCTTTAAATCAACTCTATTATTTATAATATAATTGATATCCAATAAACTTGTTATTTTTTGCATATATTTTCTAATTCTTTAATTTTACTTAAAAATACTTGTTCAGCGTTCATTCCAGAACTAAGCATGAAAATAAATAAATCTTTATTTTCATCTGTGATATATTTAGCTGGAATTTTATTTTTATTTTTGAATTTAATCCAAATACTATTTGATTTTATATAATTATCAAATACATCATCTGAATTTTGATGACCGCAATTCATAGAAGAAATAAAATTAGGAGAGGAAACAAAATTAGTTTTTTTTGTTTTCATAATTATAAATATTTAATGAGTTATTATTAATATAATATTTTCATATTTACGAAGATAGTAAATATTTATCATATAAATGAAAATAAATAGTTAAATATTTATATTAAACTTTTTTATTTATCATAATTTTCATTTAAAACAAAAATATACTAATCCGTTTTTAACTTCAACTTTTTCAAGAATATTAATACCTTTTACTCCCATAATTGTTTTTACCGTTACTAATTCAGAATTATCTTCATTAGATAATATTGTTAAATTATATGCAGTCCAATTTGAATTATATACTCCATCTTCAATTTTAACTTTATCTTTTGATGCGGCCATATTATTTAATTTTTGAATATATATTTTTATTATAACTATATGATATAGAAATAACTTCTCCAAATAACTTAAACTCATATTCACGCTCTATAAGTTTATCTGTAACATTTAAATATTTTAACCAAACTAATTCACTTCTCTCTCAGTTAAATCCTTATTTTCTTTAGACATTTTAAATAATTCTTTAAAATAATCATCTCTAACTTCTGGTGATGAAAAAATTGTTTCATCAGGACCTTGTTCATCACCATATCTATATGCTGTTTCATAAATTTTATATACTTTCATAATTTTTAATTTTTTCTATTTTATGTTTTCTTTCTGTTTTAATATCTAATTTAAATCTTCTAAATCTATATATTAAATCATTATGTCCAATCAAAGTTATATAATATTTATCAAATTTAATACTATATAAAATTTGTTTAACTTTATAAGTTTTATCTAATTCTAATATAGTGTTATTGTTATTAATAACAACTACATAATCGCCTTTTTTTAAATTTTTAACATCAATCATTAGATAATATTTTAGATAATTTATTTTTTCTGATAGTTTTAATATCTAACTTAAATCTATATAAATAATATTTAATATTACCAGTTTCTAATAATATTACAAAATATCTATTATAATTTAAGTATTTGATATCAAATATTTCACTAATTGTATATTTATTATTAATTGTTAATTTATTTTCATTATTTGTATTATTAATACAAATAACGGTATCACCTATTTTAATATTTTTAGAATCAAGCATTATATAATATTTTAGATAATTTATTTTTTCTAATTGCTTTTAAATCAAATATAAATCTATCAATTGAATATATGTTCATCATTTTTAAAATATTAAAATGAAAATAAGCATCGATATCATAAAAAGGTATAATTTCTTTAATTTCATATGATTTATGTAATTTCAAAAAAATATTACTATTATCAATAACAATAACAAGATCACCTATTTTAATATTTTCTATATCAATCATTAGCTAAGATTTTAGATAATTTATTTTTTCTTATCGTTTTTAAATCAAGTATAAATCTTTCAATTAAGAAAGGATACTTATCGATTTCAACTAATTTAAATAAATAATTACCACTGGTGTTAAGAAGAATTTCTTGAATTTCATATGATTTATTTAATTTCAAAAGATTACTGGTAATAGCTATATTAATACAAATAACATTATCACCTATTTTAATTTTTTTAATATCTAAATTTGTGAGCATATATTTAATTTTTTAAGTTTCTGCTTTCTATATTCAGATAATAAAATATACTCATATTTAATATCATTAAAATAATCATCAAAGAAATGGAATCTATTATCTTCATAAACAAGAAATGCATTAGCTTCTATATTATGGTGATAATATGATTTAAATGTATAAATTTTGAAATTACCTGATTTATTAACTATTTTATCTCCTTGTTTAAACATATTATAATATGTTATTTAGTTCATTAAGAATCTGTTCTTTAGTTGACCATTCTCTCAATCCTAATATTTTACAAATATCATTTTTTGTTGCTAAATTTGTCGGCGGATATTCATTTTTTCCAAGTACAATAAATCCTCTATTTTTCAATTCATTTGATAATTCATCATTATATAATTTATCTAATATATCTGTTTCAAAATCACTTAAATCAATATCAATATCATGATATAATATTTTTTTATCATTAATGTAAATATCTTCTTCTTTACGCCTTTTTAATTCATATTCAAGATCATCAGTATTTATATTTTTTAAAAAACTTCGTTTATAATCAAATAAATCAATTTGAATCTCAACATTACAATATTCCATATTTATTTTTTATTTTTTTACGGTTCATAATATCCATATCCATTAATATAACAGTTTTTTTTAATAGTTGACAATTTAACTTTCAATGCTTTATCATTTAACGGATTAATTGAAATGACAATTAAATCATCACTTTTTAATGGTAATGATTCTGTTATTGTATTATATTCAACATTATGAATATAAACATATTCAGGTAAATCTGGACTATTGTTTGACATAAATTAAGGATTATTAGGATCATAATTTCCATATCCATTAATATAACAGTTATCAGTTATATCTGATATGATTATTTTTTCTGATTTGTCTGATATAGGTTCAGTTGAATATATTTCAGATTTATAAATATATTCAGGAATATTTTTTCTAAATTCCTCATATTTATTATTTGAAAGTTGCATCATAAAATATACAATAATACAAACTAATGCTGAAATAATTAGTATTGATAATTGAATTATTACTGAAATCGTAATAAAATACATACAATTAGATTGAATATAATTAACATTAAATAAAAATGTCATGACAATTGCTGATAATGATATTAATTGAAATGTTCCAATTATTTTAAAAAATGGTATCAATTTATCTTTTTTCATAATTTAATTTATTTTAATTGTTCTAATTTTAATAATCTTTTATATTTACTAATATATTTATTAAAAATATTTATTTCATTTTTATCATAAAAATCTTTATCAATTAATAAATCTTCATAAAAATTAATTTTATATTTATAATAATCTAGTAATCTTATTTTTTTAATTTTTTTATAAAACAAATAACATATTACATTAAGCACAATAAAAATATAAAACCATTTACAACCTAAATAATTTTCATTATATGAATATTTATATAAACATTCTACATTTTCATGTGGCTCTGTTAATTTATTTAATATAGCGGCATTACATAAAAGAATTGTTATAATAGCACATATATCAGAAATAATAGTACAAATATGAAATATTATCATAATTATGTATTCATTTTTATCATAATATCTATTAAAAATGCTACATTTTCATAATCTTCTACTTTAACGGATTCATTCAGTTCTTTTTCAATATGATCAACATCTGAAAAATTAATAGAATTGGTCCAAGCTTTATTACGACTATCTTGGAATTCACCACATTCACATCTAACCTGTTTAAATTTAGCTACTTCTCCAATATTAATACAGTTTGTTTTTAAATAGAAAATTATAGAAAGTTTCTATCAAAAACTTTAGGAAGTCTATAACGTGACTTTTCTTGGGTTGACTGCGAACCCTCTATTCCCTTCAATAAATTCGGGAACTACTTTTTTAAATATATTTAATGATCCATTCATATCTGCGTTAATTTTAAATCCTTCGTTTGTTTTAAACTGTCCTCTATGAATTCTTTTTCCGAGATAATTATTATGATGTTTCATCTCTTCATGATCAAAAAACGAACATTTACTGGTAAAAGATTCTTCCGTCAATATTATATCTATTCCTACTAACCTTGCTTTATACTTTAATGTATTTAATAGATCAAGGTATGGTATTTGAATAAACTTTTGATTGTTTTTCTTACCCATATTACATTCATTTTTCCACTCTTTATTATATCCAATTATAATATTTGATACGTTGTGCTCCTCACACCAGCTCACAAGATATTTTGTGACCTTGTGAATTTCACAATTTATCTTATCATTTCTCTTATTCGTTAATTTCCTTATTTTATTAGATGTATAAATATTCTTTGGTAAATCACTTTTATATTTTGCAAGCATTTTATTATAATACTGATTTATTGATTTTAATGGTTTACCATTGATTATAAAATATTCTTCATTAATATTATTAGTTACTGCACATAAATTATTAATTCCAAGATCAATAGCTATTTTATTATCATTTATCATCAATTCTTTTTCAGTGACTTCATATATTATTTCTATCTTATATGAATTCAAACAAGGAATTATCCTTGCTTCTTTTAATTTTCCTCTATCTTTATTTATAAAAGGTATTATAATATTAGTACCTGATAGTTTTATATAACCATTCAGATATTCTTTGTGTGAAATAGCACCTAATTCATATGATAATATATTACGGCCATTAGTTTTATGTTTATAATAAGGTATTTTAGGCTTACCATTTAATTTATCTTTAATCTTAAGTAATTTAAAGAATGATTTAAAAGACTTATCTACTTGTTGTAAAACATGATTAGAAACCTTTCTTGGTAATTTAATATAATCTGGTTGATTAGTATCAATAAAAATACGATTTACAGCATTATAATTAAGGTATAATTTATTGATAAAATAGTATTGCCTAACTGAATAAAGGCATGAGTTATATAAGTTTTTAGACAAAAAACACAGATCATCTATTTCTTTATATAATTTATTTGTTTTCTTTATATTATGTATTTCAGTCAGGTACATTATCTGTTATTATATTTTTTAATTGCTTTCCTTTATCTCGTCCTTTTCTTAATCCGTATATTCTGGCAGTAAAGGAATAAACTATACTAACAAGGTCCGATATTAAATCTTGTTTAGTGTCTTTATCTTTATTAGTTTGATTTATTACTATAATTTCTTTACCGTTTAAGTTTAATAATAATTCTATATAATTAAAGCCAAATCTGGTTAATCTATCTTTATTTTCAACTATAAGTATATCCCAATCATCTTTAGACAATAATTTACATAATTTATGTCTAGTATCGTTCATACCTGATGCAATTTCAGTCACTTTATATTTTATTATATATCCATTTTTTATGGAAAAATCTTCTATTTTTTCTATTTGTCTATTAAGATTTTCCTTTGCTGAATTGTTTGATACTCTAGCATATAAAGCCACGTTAATATTTTTATTATGATCCATTTCTTTAACTGGAATTAAAATGTTACCCATTTCGTCCTTAAATGCTCCAGTTATTAATCCTTTATTAAATCTATTCCAGGCAGTCCTGTAACAGACATTAAATTTTTTAGCGTAATCTCGTAATTTATAAAACATAATGTATATATTAATAGAAAAATATCATTTTTTTCTATTTTTATTAAATTAAATTCAACAAAAAATAATATCTATATAAACACTGCATTCCGCATTTTGGACAAAACATTATATCTTTAACGATATATTTTTTACCTTCAACTCTTATTTGACTATTGTTATTTGCTGTGTTTGATAAAGATACTACTTTATCTCCGATATTAAATACTTTTTTCATATTTTAAATCTCTTAATGATGATGCTAATTCGTAATTTTCTTCTTTTATTGCTTCTGATAATGATTCTTCTATATTAGTAACATTCGCAAAATATTTTGAATCTGTCCAAAATTTACCATTATTCTTTGATATATAACCACAATTACATTCTCCTTCTTCTATTTCAGTTCTTTCTCCAATATTAATAGATTGTACTCCACATTTACTACAATATGTACAATCAATAACAGTATAAACAGTTCCTTTTACTCTAGGCTGGCAAAGATTATTTTGAGGATTTGTTAGTGCTACAACTTTATCTCCTATTCTATGTCTTATAATATTCATATTAATTAATATTAGATATATTTAATCTTTGATCTTTTGCTCTTTCTAATAATCTATCTTGAGCAGTATCTATTTCATTGTGAATTTTTAACACAAGTTCATTTTGTTTTGTAATTTCTGTAATTTCTATATTTTTCATAATTTTAATTTTTTATATCAAAAAACAAGTGATGATTTACTTATCCAATTTGTATATAATTTTCCGTTTTCTCTTAATATAAGATATTTAAATGTATCCTTTTTATCTAACGCCATGCAGTCATTATCAATGCAGATAGACATATCATAAACGTCATAAATTCTAGAGCCAAAAGGAAGAGTTCCTAAAAATTTATTTGCATTACGATTTTCATATACATTCATATATGAAATTAATCTATCATAGAAAATTTTACTTGCGTTATTTTCTATCCATTTATCAATATCATTATTTAGTTCTGATTTATATAATTTTCTAAATGTAATTTGATCCGCTCCTAATTCTTTACATTTTGATAGAACTTGTTCTACCGAATAATTATCATAATCATTTACAAGATTTAATGATAATCTTAAATTGAAATCATATTTTTTAACCAATTTAATAGTATCAAAAACATCAAATTTTAATTGCTCGTTACAACCTATAATTTCTAAATTTTTATCATTATCAAAAATATTAGAAATTGAAAAAGAAATTGTAGTGACCCCTATTTCTCTTAAATGTTTAAGATAATCATCTGTTAATAGAACGCCAGTAGTTTGAATTTCTATGCTTTTAAATGGGGTCTGAAGTTTAGAATTTATTTCAGAAAAAAAGTCTAAAAATTTTTTATTTTGAACTGGCTCACCTGTTCCAGTAAGAACAACTACATTACACCCATTATCTCTAGCAAATTGTAAGCGATTGAAGTAATCTTTATATTCAATAGAATTTTCAATTGTATCACTACCTTCAGCATCTTCTTTAACTACATAACTTATTTTATCAATATACGGATTTGTGTGAGTTCTGCTTACACAAAATTTACAATGATTTACACACTTGTTATTTGTTGGAACTACTATGCTTAAACTTTGAATGTTCATAAATTTTTATTTTAAATAATTATATAATGCTCTTTTTGAATATTTAAATGCTAATGCTTTAAGATCATCCTTATCAAAAATATTAACTCCTTCTCTTTTTGATATAGTATTTTTACTGGAGACATGACAAGTATAAATTAAAAAAATTGATCCATTTTTTTTGATGTCACTGCATTTTAAAATAACATCAATTGATGGTACTTCTTTACAAAATACGACATTATTATCATTAATTATAAAACCTTCTTTAGAAAAAATATCAATTATTGTTAATAAAGCGATTGATTCTTCCATTTTTTGATGAATTAATTATTATATAAGTTTAAATCTAATATATTTGATTGCATGTGATGTTTTGGATTGAAAAAAAACTTTTGAAATGTAATATTATCTTCTTCATTAGTACCAAATTTAACGTGAATAGCTTCATCTGTAATTTTCCAAATAATTCCTATCATATCTTTTGAATATTTGTCATTACTAACTACTTTTATTCCTACTTGCCACATTTTTCACTGATTATATCTGCAATTACTGCAGTTTCACTAGCCATTTATTTATATATTAGCATACAACTGAATAAGATTTAAATCTCCTCCAGTTCTATATTTATTATATTTATTATCAAATTTACCAGAATCAACAAAATCTTCATTCTGTCCATCTTTTTCAAAATCATCTACTATTTCGTTTGGTAAAACATACCAATGTCCGTTTTCGTCTTGAGTTGCTTTAACTTTTATCATATTCCAATTTTTTTAGATTTATTCCAATTTTTATATCCAATAATATTTAATATTGAAAAAGATATATACATAATAATAAGAGACGTACTTATATTTATAAAAAATATTATACCAATTATACTTCCAATTAAACCTATAATAAAACCAATTTTCTTTTTATTGCAAATTAAATAGTAAGAATACAAGCTTAAAATCATCAGTAACCAATCCATATTTATTTAGTTTATTTTTATTTACAAAGGTAATATAATTTTAAAAACAATCCAAAATTTTTATAAATTTTTAATATCTTTTTTTAATTCGATGCTAAATTTTAAAGTTGTTAAATCATACCCTCTATTTTCCAATTCTTTTTTGAAATTTGTAACATCAAAATTATAAGGATATTTTTTATTTATGGTATATTTAAGAATATCATCGCAAATATGATTCATTACTAGTGCTCCATCACAACTACGTGGATATTTAACTACAAAATCTTTTTGTTTTTTATCATAGATTAATGATAATTTTTTATCATTCATATTATTTTTTAAAATTTAATACTCTATATGTAAAATTCTCATATTTATTTGAATATCCTTTAATTCCAATTGAATAGGTAGTAGGATAATTTTCATCTTTACTCCATATAAAATAATATTCATTATATTTGAAAATTGATGAAAACTCATGTTTCAATCTATAAATAAAATTTGAAACTTTAGTTTTAGTTAATTGTAATTTATTTTTAATTTCAGTAATTGTTATATTTTTAACAAAATACATATCAAAAAGTTCATCTTTATGATTTTTATATTCATCGTCATCTAATTTGATTTTTTCTTCTTTTTTCATTTTAAAAATATTTAAAGTTTATTATCAATACAATAATTTACTGCAATATCATTTTTTAGATTATTATTTTCAGCTTTAATAAAATCATAATCATTTTTTAATTTTTCGAATTTAATTTTCAATTCAGATAATTCCAATTTAATTTTTTCTAATTCTTCATATTTTTTATTCATCATTCAATTTATTATTTTTTATATAATATAATTTCTTTTTTCTTACATATTTTAAAATTACATTAAAATTAATAGAATCAAGTGGATCAGGATATAAATATTTTTTTGGTACACCAGATGTTATATATAATTTTTTTATAAAATATTCAATTAAATCATCCTCGCTATTCATTTATTTTTTTTAATTTTAATTTTCTGTTTGATTTAATATCTGGTTTAAATCTTGAATATCTATAATAACCTTTATTATCATCCTCAATTAATCTAACATAAATGTTATTCGCATCATATATTGTGTATAATGCACTAATAATTAATTTTGAATTTATTGGAATATTAATGCATATTACTTTATCACCAGGTTTGAAATTATTTGCTTTATCAACAGTTTTGAAATTATTCTGCATTTTTTATTTTTTCTAATTTATTTTTTCTTAATATGCTATTTGCTTTATTATAATATAAATCATAAGATCCATCATTTTTATGTTCTGATGTATTTAAATAAGATATAAACCAAGATTGAGATTCTAATGAATGATTGTCATAAGGATTATCAATAATATATTCATGATAATACCAATGAATATATATCTGATAAAACATATCTTCAAGTTCAGAATATAAACGATCATTAGACCATTTTCCTATTGATTTATCTATAATAAGATTTGAATATATATCATCATAATTTGTACTCATTTTCTAATTTTTCTAATTTTAATTTTCTTAATATATTATACGCTTTTTTATAAAATCGATATAATTTAGCATTATCACGTTGCTGGTCTTTTCTTAATGTCATAAACATATATTGTTCAGCTTGACTGAATGAATTATATGTTTCATAATAATAATTTAAATATAACTGAAATGCAATATCATCTATATCATCTGATTCTCCTTTTTCACACCAATTACCTATTGACTTATCTATTAACATTTTCTAATTTTTCTAATTTTAATTTTCTTAAAATATTATTTGCTTTAATATAATTATCGAGTATTATTTTACTTGAATTATTACCATAATATCTAATATATAAATAAGAACTAAATCCAATTGTAAATTCATTCTTACCACATGATTTTAAATATAAATCATATGCTATTTCATCTATATTATGTTCTAAATTATAATTCATTTGATAAATTTTTTAATTTTTTAGTTCTTAAAAAATTTTCAACATCTTTAATATCAAATTTTTCTAATAAATTATTGATTACTTCTTTTGATGCATAGTTAATAAATCTCTCAATTTTATCTGATGTAGACATATTAATTTCATTACTAATTTCAGTTGTCCAAGATGATTTATGTGGCATAATTATTTATTAATATTATTAATATTATTTAATTTATTTTTTCTTAAAAATCTTTCAATATCTGATATATTCATATCTTTCAATAATAATTCTGCTTGATAAGGATTCATTTTTGCGCTTTCAATTGTACCTGAAAATGAACTACCATTAATGCGAAATTTACCTGCACCTGGATTGCAAATCATTTTAGCTGTTATACTCATATTATTTTATTTATATTTTGTAATTTTCTTCTTCTATTAAATTTATCAACAAACTTTATTATTTTTTTTTGATTAAACAATTTACTGTTCATTTTTTTGTATGTTTTAAAATTTCTTTTTTAATTTCTTCTGTCATTTTAACTGATTCATCATAAAATATTTCAAATATTTTAGTTTCCAATTCTTTCATATATTTATTATCATCAAATTTCCTAGTTATAATAGAAATCCATAATAAATCAAAATCGTTTTTACAAATCCACCATTCATCCAATTTTTCATTGTCATTGACACCAAACTTAAAATATTGTTTTTTTAATATTAATTCGCCATTATATAAATATAATCTTAATCTATATGTTAAAGGCATATTACGGGTTTCACGATATTTATCAAATGATAAATCATATTCTATTATCTCAGTTCTAAATATCATAAGTTAATATATTTACTATTGTTTTTGTATTACAAATATACATAAAATAAATGATAAACCCAAATAATTATATAATTATTTGGTTTTTATTTAAATACAATAAATTTATTTTTTGATAAATAAATCAAATTCATTTAATATATCACTGGATTTATTAGTTAAAATATATTTTCTAATACTAATATTAAATTTATTAAAAATATATTCTTTAAATTTTGTTATAGCATTACCTAACTCTTTACCTTTTAATTCTGGATATATTTCCATTATTATATTTCCATTAAATTTTTTAGAAATTTCTTTATTTTCTATTTCAATTAATTTATAATCTTGAATCTCTTTTTTTATATCAGATAAATCTCTAATAGGCTTACAATTAAGTTCATCTCCACCAAAATCAGCAGAATCAAATTTCATCAATTCGTTAAAATATTTATTATTTAAAATTTCAATTTTATTTTGAATTCTAAAATTATCTAAATATTTAATCTTCATATGATTCTCAACTATATAATATATTAATTTATAATCTCCTACCATTTCTTTTACAAAATTTGCTTGATCTTCTAGCATTTCACAAGACACATATTCATGTCCAGGAGCAATCCAAGATTTTTTTTCATCACTCCACTCAGTGGTAGATGATTTTCCTAAATCATGATATAATCCTGCTAAATCTAAATTTATATCATTATATGTTTTATGTAATCTATTTACTACCAATTTAATATGTTCATAAACGTCATATTCTGGATGCCATACTTCATTTTGCATTACTTCTTTCGTTGAGTCTATTAAATCTTTCAATTCTTTTGGTGAAAGTTCATATAGATATGAAAAATAATCTACATATAATTTATCAGTAAATTTATTAAAATTCTTTATCATAAAAATTAGTTAAATTATTTATTTTGTAATTTATTTCTAAAATCATATATAATATCAGAAGTAGCTTGACGAGCTTCAAATGCTCTATTTTCAGCATTTTTATGATTTGGATAACTATGTAATCTATTAAGTATAACATTTAAAAAAAGAGCATTTAAATGACTATAATAGTCTTCTTTAAATTTTTCTACAATATTAATATTTTCTTTTAATAATTCTTCTTTTAAATTTATATCAATTAAATTATCATAAGGAAGATTCATTATTCTATCAACTTCATTATTTCCTAATTCATAATAATCAAATTTATCATTAATAATTTTTGAGTTATCTTCAGTATTTACTGTTGTTAATTCATTAATAAGTCTATCAGATATATCAACTGATAATATCACGTAATTATCAATAGTTTCATCTGTTGAATTAATTGTAATTTTACCTAATGATATTAACGAGTTTAATATAGATCTAGACGTTTCTAATCGTTTATCAAATTTTGTCATATGTTTTTATTATTATATATAATAATAAAAATTGTAGTTTATTGTAAATTATTTTTCTAATATTTTATTTACTTCTAATATATAATTAGCTGTTCTTTTATAAAATGTGTTTATAATAAAAGATGAAATTTTTGCATAATTTTTATCATTTTTTACACCCCATAAATTATTACATTTAATAATATTTGCAGCATCTTTAATTTCAGATTTCATTTTAAGTGGATCTTTACTTTTTTTTAATCTTATTGAAGTACTCTTAAAAACACTAATGTTATGTTTTATCATTTTATTGATTGGAATAATACAGCTATAACTATATTCATCAGTTTTTTTCCAAAATTCGAATTTCCATCCTATCAAACGTGGCATATCACGTTTATTATCTGGATAGTTATAGCCATATGTTTTTGGTATAATATCAATTGTTAATTTGAAAATATTAATCTTAATAGTTCTTTTTTCGACTGCTTTGCGTCCTTTTTCATAATAATAATTCCAAGAATTTTTTGCATAAGTATTTCCATTTTCACATAATTCTTTTATTCTTGTACTAGCCATATAATAAGTGACATCAGGTGGAAAAAAATCAGTTCTAATATACAAATCTCCATCAGAGATCCAAGTAAAACCATATTCAGATGCTAAACAATTTTTATTTACACATTGATAACCATCTTTAAGAGAAGGTGTATTATATTCATCACATGATACATGATCTTGAATATCTTCATAATTATCACGATGAGTGACTTTTAATTCAGATCCACATACAGGGCAGTAAATTTTATTATCTTCCATAATATTTTTTATGTTTAATTATCAAGTACAAAGGTAATAAAAAATAGCTGATTTATATATAAATAAATCAGCTATTTAATGTTTTTTATGATTAATTAAAGTAAATTTTTCCAAGATTTATCTTTCCTATTATAATCATTTTTATCAGTATATATTTTAGACATCATTTTACGTCTAACAATTTGTGCAGCGTGCCTGAATGATAATCCATTTACTGTTTCTATATTTTGTTTATTTGCTTTCATAACTATGTTATAATTTCTATATTAATAATATCTTTCATTGGATATTTAATTCTTATTGTATTATCTTGTTCTAAATGTCCAACAACAATTAGAAATTTTTTGTTTACATAACAACCTTTTGCTTTATATTCATATCCATAAGGTGTCGGATAAATTGTTGATTCTGATATCTTTACTATTATTCCTTTAAAATTTTTCATATTTTATTATTCTTTTTTAAATCCTTATTATTATAATGAGCGGCTGAAGAAAAAATTAAGAATAGATAAGCTCATACACTATCTTTTCCTAATGGTACAAGTAATCCTATATTAATATAACTATTTGAAAATAATTCATATGCGATATCATCTAATTTTCTATCGTTATACATTTCATTATAATTTAGGCATTTTCTAATTCAATTAGTTTTAATTTTCTTAAATATTTTGTTGCTCGATTATAAATTTTTTCAATATCTATATAAGATATTTCTCTTATATTCCTTTTTATTATAATAACTATATCGAAAATGAATTGATGATAGTGGATCATGTCTTTTAAAAATATTATTATTCACATATAATTCATATGCTATATCATCTAATCTGGTTGGTGATGTTATCATAATTTAACAATTTTAGTTTTATATTTAACATTTCCATTTTTATATGTATATTTATATGTATTGATATATTTTTTACCAATTACATCTCCTTTATCATTTGTGATTGATAATTCATCATTGCTGACAATTTCAATTGATTCTGCTGAAAAATCACCATGAATATATTTAATAACAATTGTTAAAACTATCATCATTACTAACATGAATATCATTTCAATGTAATCACTTGTACTATAAATTGCTTCCATAATGTTATATATTTTAGTTTATAATTATCAAATACAAAGATAACGTTATTATTTTAATTATCAATAAAAAAGAGAAAATAATTAAATTATTTTCTCTTTTTTTATATAAAGATTACAATAACACTTATTATATAATCTTAAATTTTTACAAGGGCATAATGTGTCAAATAAAGAAACGTCAGGTTGTGCACAAGTACAATACCCACAATTATTTTCTAAATTTTTTCTAATTAATGCTACCAAATTTTCATTTGGATTTAAAATCATTCCTGTATTTTCCAAGTTCATTTTATATAGGTCATTTTTAGTTGACCTATATATCACTATTTTTATATCATATTTTTCTTAACTTCTTCTGCTACAAATTTACCATCTGATGTTGGAAATTTAGATTTGACTTCTTTTATATAATATCCCATATTACCGCCGCCCTTAGAAACAACTTCAATTACATATGCCGAAATATCTTCTTTTGATGCTTCTTTTGGTAAAAATGTACTTAAAAAAACAATTTCAGCTTGTTCTTTTTCTGCTAAATCACTACGATTTGCTTTATTATATTGTTCAACTGAATCTTTTCTTTGTTTTATCATTTTTATAATGATTTTTGATTCTTCTACTTCAGTTAATTTAGCTGCATTTGCGGAATTCTCGAAATTAACAAATTCAGTTTTCATCAATCTTAGCACGCCTAATTCAAATGAATTTCTTGATAGCATTGCCTTTTTTATTAAATATAATAAATCTAGTTTCATTTTGTTTTTATTTTAAAATAGTGGTTTAAGTTTCATTAATGCAAATTTCATGTTACATGCTAAATTTCCAGTAGTAACAATTTGTAAAAAATCATATTCTGGATTTTCTTGTTCTAAAATATCAATTATAGTTAAACACATATCTGGCATCCACCATGCAAGACGGTGTCCATTGTTATCTTTTTCTGGTATTTCTACTGTAATAAATTTTTTCATATAATTTATATTTATATTGCTTTTTCAGACTGGTTTAAATTCCAAACTCTAACTAATTCATTATATTCATTATCAGGTAAAAAGCCTTTTAATAATGTATGTTTGCCAACACATGATGCTTCATATAATTTACTATTCATCATTCCTATCCATTCATCATATACCCAATAATAATCATAAGCATCTTCATCAACATCTACAAGCCTAACAATTTTATATGAATCAATAACTAATTCATTTTTATGTAATGTTATTTCATTGTTAAAATACTTAATTTTATCAATTGATTCTTGAGCTAACTCTGAACGAGTTTGAGAACACCATTGATTAAAAGGTAATCCTGATTCATTAATTAAGCACTCTCTTAAAGCATTTTCATATTTCTCTAATTCTATCATAATTATTGTATTTTTTTAAATTAAAATATTTCATCGTATCTCTTTTTTTGCCAAGATCAGGATAATAAAAACCTATCCAAATATTATCATGTAAGTTGTCATAACTATCTAAAGTTTTATTAAAATCTGAGCATTTATTATATAAATCTGATTTAAATTTAAATGGAATGGAATCATGAGATGTTGCATAATTATATTCATCTTCTAAACCAATATAAGTATCATCATCAGGATTTTTATCATATCTAATAGCACATCCGATACCAATTCCAAAAATTAATAATAATATTCCAAATATGGATAAATACCATGTATCGTCTACGAAAAATGGTATAGCAAATAATATAATAGCAGATAATAAAATAATAAAAAATAATATCATAGTTTTTAATTTTTAAAATGTTAATATTAATCGATAGATTCAGATAATTTGAAAAGTTCAAGATAACTTAATTCATTAACAATAACTCCGTTATAATATACATCAAAATCAGTAAATCTGCAAGCATCTTCAATTTTAATATAATTAAGTTCATCATTTACGATTAAATCATTATGACAAAATTTATGTTTATTTAAACCTCTAACCTTATCATTATTTTCATAAATAACTCCCACAAATAATCCAAATGTATTTTCTACTGTATCTGATAATTTATATGTATTATAAATTAATTTGCAAAATGATTCACTATTTTTAACAAAAAAATCTCCTTTTGAGATAAATATAAATTTATTCCAATCAATGCAATTAATATTTCTCATATGTTTAATTTTTTAATAAATATATTGAGTGCAAATATAATAAAACTATTTGATATAAAAAAATATTTTTGAAGTTTTTTTATAAATTTTAAAATATTTATTTTTGAACAAATGGTTTAAAATAATAAGTTAAAGATATACCAACAAAAGGCTCAGAACTTGTTGTTTTTAATCCACTATACAAATAATTTCCAGCTAATATATTAATGTGAAATGTTTCAGATAATGAATATTCTATTGTATATGTTACTTCAGTCAAAAAATTATTTTTTGCTAAAGGTATATATCCTGCGCCAATAGTAAATGTATTCGTAAATTTACCTTGCTGAAAAATATTTAAATTAGTTCTAATTTCAAAATAAGATGTGGTATCTTTTTTTTCACTAGCTAATGATGATTTACCGTAAACTGCACCTACACTAAAAACATCAAATTGATGTCCTACTTCAAATGATAAATTTCCTTTATCTAATATAGTACCTTGTATTGTTGTTAAAGATGGTGTAAATGTTATATATGTTTGTGAACATATTATTGTATTTAATGAAAATAAACATAATATTAATAAAAATAATTTTATATACATAAATAATTTTTATCAATATATATTAAATATTTTATATAACGTTTAATTAAAAGTATTATATTTTTTTGTATACCATTTAATAAATTCAGTTACAACTATGTAAACAGCTTCTAATTTTGATGATGCTTTTATTTTTTCTGAAGATTCTAAATAACAACCTACAATTATTTTAAATTCACATTCAAAATTATCATTATAATGTGAATATGAAACATAATGTGATGTAATATCAATTGATTCTTTACTCATTTCAGTTTCAAAAACACTTTCAATATTTTCAACGACTGACATTATATTTACCCAAGATTTATAATTTAACCAATTTATTCCATTATGAGTATAGTCAATTGTTCCATATTCATCCTCAGCTATATACATACCAAAATATTCATTTTTGCAAATATAAGGAAATACATTTTCAACTTTCATGAAATCAGATATGAGTTTTTCATTTTCTATTATTTCTTGATCAATCATCATTTAATTTTTTTAAAATTTAATTCTATTAATTCTCCGTTATCTAAATAATTTTTACAGATATCACTATTATAATATTCTACGCAAGTCATTCCTAATTGAGATTTACATAATATTTCAAAAACATTATCTTTAAATACTGTATCATTAAATCCCCATTCGATTGCTAATGATTTCTCATGTGAAGGTAAATGATTAAACAGTTCAAACATAATATCTTGATTTGAACTAATTGGAAAATCATCTATGTAAAAATTCCCATTTTCATTACATAACTTATCGTATTGTTCTCTTTTAATTTTCATTTTTTAATTTTTTTAATTTTTTATTTCTTAAAATATGTTCAGCTTTTTTATAATATTCATTTTCAAATTTAAATATATCATGGCAAATTGTAAATATTTTAATATTTAAAGTTTTAATATCTAATATTTTTTCATCTGTTCTATATAATTCATATGCAATATATTCTAATTCTGTATATTTAAATATTTTCTTCATTCAATTTTTCAATTTTTTCTTTTCTTATAATATTTTTTGCTATATTATATGCATTCTCAATTTGATTATTTTTATATTTAATATGAACAGCAATTAAATATTCTTGATAACCAGGATAATTTTCATCGTTAGTATTTTTTATTTCATCTAAATATAATTGGTAAACTACATCATCTAAATATGTAGATTTTTTATACCAATTTCCTATATTTTTATTAAATATCATTTAATTTTTTTATTTTTCTTTTTCTAATAATATTTTTTGCTTTATCATAATAAATTTTATAATAAATTTCATAGTTATTTTCAAAAATTGAATCAAAAATAAAAGAATTAAAATCAAGATATATAACACTTCTATAAATATGCTGTTCTAAATATATATTTGTAATATTAGTAACATATAATTTATATGCAATATCATCTATATTTTCAATTTTATTATTGAACATGATTTATTATTTTTTCTATTCTATTAATTTTTTCTAATTTATTTTTTCTTATAATATTTTCTGTTTTTTATAATAATAATCACCAAATAATACATCATGACGATAAGCTACAAATAGGTTTATACTGAGCAACTTATAATTCATATCTAAATATATAGAATAATTATCTCCAGTTATTTCTTTGATATCAGATATATATAATTTATATGCAATATCATCTATATTTTCATTTTTTCTTCTTAAATTTGAACATATATTATTAATTTTTTCTATTCTATTAATTTTTTCTAATTTTTTTTTCTTATAATAAGTTTTTTATTTTTTATAATAATTTCTGCTTTTTTATAATATTCAGAATCATTATCATAACTAATTTCAAAAATAATTTTAGAAAGACTACGTGTAATATTACCACATATGAAATTCTTTTTTGCATATAATTTATATGCAATATCATCTATATTTTCAATTTTATTATTGAACATGATTTATTATTTTTTCTAATTTCTTTTTTCTTAAAATTTTTTCTGCTTGTTTATAATATTCAGATAAAATTTTTCTATGACGTATAAAGAAATCTTTATCTATTATAGAAGTACTATCATGATTTCTTTTTTTATAATATTTTTTATAACATGCATATGCACAATTATCTAACTCATCATCATAAATATTATGCTCTATCATAAATTATTTAATTTTTCTAATTTTTGTTTTCTTAAAATTTGATTTGCTTGCTCATAATATTCATCTATTGAATCATGTTGATGATATAAATTTCCTCTTTGTTTATAATGATTTATAATATTTATCATAGTCGCTGGACCTTTATCATCATGATATCGATATATTGTCATATAATCTTGAACATAAAAATTATACGCTAATCTATCAATTTCCTTAATATTATTTTCAGACGTAGATTCAGGTATAGGTATATCGTGAGGTATATCATCAGTTGGAACATCAGTTGGAACATCAGTTGGAACATCAGTTGGAACATCAGTTGGAATATCAGTTGGAACATCAGATATAGAATTCTGTCCTAAAACTATTATAAATTTTTTATTATTTGAAGTTTTTATTAAACTTATTATTTTTTTTATTAATCTTTTAATCTGAATTCTCCTTTAAGGAAAAATTTATAATTCGTTTTCATTATTTAATTTTATTAATTTATATTTTCTTATTTCTAAACTTATTAGTTTGCATAGTTCAATCCAATCATCAGAACAAAAGTTATTAAATGTACCTAATTCATCAAATTCATCAATTACATTTATTTTATTAAAAACAAAAATTTCTTTAGAAATAAATTTAGCTAGTCCTGGAATATCAATATTCGGTTTCATTTAATTTTATTAATTTATATTTTCGTAATTCTATAATTATTTCTTTTTCTAATTTACTAATATCATAATTATTAAACGCACCTAATTTTTTCAAATCATCAAATGAATCTGTTTTATTAAAAACAAACATTTCTTTAGCAATAAATTTAGCTAGTCCTGGGATATCAATATTCGGTTTCATTTAATTTTATTAATTTATATTTTCTTTCTTCTATAATTATTTGTTTTTTTAATTCAGAAAAATCAGATTCACTAAAATTATTAAATGTTTGTAATTTATATAAAACTTCAAGAGCATTTAAATTATCTTTAACAAAGAACTCTTTTATTATTCTACTTGCTAATAATTTTAATATTTTTCTATCCATATTTTTTATTAATTTCTATCAATTTTCTCTTTCGTTGAACTATATTTAAATATATTTTTAATTCTTCAAAATTCATTTTTTCATAAATACAAGATCGTTGTATAGTATGTATAATATTATTTACAGATGTATTTTTAAATGCTGCATCATTAATGAGAGCATATGCTAATTTAATCAAATCTATTTTATCCATATATCATTAACTATGCATGATGTGTAAGAAATAATGCAACATAATATAACATCAATAACTGATAATACAAATCCAGTTGAGCTTAATGTTATATTTAATGATTTAAAATATGATGAAATTACAATCATCATTAATATAGTTAAAAACATAATTAAAGAAAAATATTTAGGTTTCATTTTGAAAATAATCTTTGTATAAAATTTTTATTATTTATTTCATCAAGTTTTTCTTTTCTTTCTGTTTTTAACTCATTTTCACTTACTAACCATTCAATTTCAGAAGTATTTTTAATGAATGAAAATTTTAATTTTATAGCTTTTTTGACATAATCATATTGAAATATACCAAAGCCAGACAATACTTCTATGTCTATTAATTTAATTTTAGATATTCCATTTTTATATTTATCAATTTCTTCAACATATACTCTAGATTTATATTCTGTTTTATTATCATCATCTGCTGTCTTACAAAGTGTAGTAGTAATATTATAATATTCTTGAGGATATTTTTGTTTTTTCTTCATAATTATTTTTTATTTATCTCTAAAATTTTATCTTTTCTATCATTTTTTAATGTAGGAATTAACCATTCCACTTTATCGGTTTTAACAATTGATATAAATTTCTTTTTTGCGTAATTTTTTAACCAATCAATTTTATCAGGATCATCACATGCTTCAATTTCTATATATTCCAATGCTACTTTAGATAAATTATTTTCAAATCTTTCTATTTCTATAACATATAAAATAACAACATTCTTTCGATATGCAGATTTTATTTCAAGTTCTTCACGATAAAAACCTCGTCGTCCTTTTATTATTTGTTTTTTACCAAAAATTTTACTTATTAAGCTCATTTTTAATTATTTTTTAGTTTATTACTTAATTCAATAAACATATCATACCAATTTTTTGGAGTACAAATATTTTCATCATCATATATTTGTAATTTAATTTTATTCATTGAACTAAAATTTGATATTATACCAATTTCTTTTATTTGAATACCAAAATCTAATATTCTTAATGCGTGATAAATATTTTTTGAAACATATTCAAAATTATCATCTTTATATGATAGTATTGCATTATGCCAACTTGATGATGCTAATGATATTACTTTTTTAATAAATTCTTTTTCTTCAAATTTAGAAATTTTAAAATCAAAAGTTTTTTTAACTATCATATCTTCAGGTAAGAATAAACATTCCAATACTGGCATTTGATAATTATTTATTGCATCTAAGAATCCGCCTTTTGAATAACAAGAACCTTGAATTTCTTTATCAACTGATGATATTGCATTATCTTTAAATGATCCACTCGGTAATAATGATTTCTTATAAACTATGATATAATCATAATCGGAATATTCATCATTTGATAAATATACTCTTGAACCATATGGATATATGTTTAATATATCATTTATATCTAAATGTAATTCATTACAAATTTCTTCTGCGGTATACTTCATAATTTTAATATACCGTACTTAGAGTTACTTTTTTACCACATCTTTTACATATATAAATAGGTAATGTATAACCAATTGAATTCCAATATGGAAATCCGTCAATAGGATCTGTTTTTCCTATTTCTTTATCATTTTCAAAATCAACATCAGGTTCTAATCCCAATAATTCTTGACAAAAACAATAATCAGGATTATCTTGAATTTCCTTATCTAATGCTAATTTATAACGAATTGCGTTATTTTTTATTTTAGTTTTTTTATTTGACATAATATCTTCTTTTATAATATCTGTGTTATTATCAAATGCGTCCATGATAGTTTTTAATGATACACCTAATTTAATAGTAGCATGATAAAATATATGAACATCATCTATATCTTCAAGCCAATCATCATGTCCATTTATGCAACAAGATGTTTCATCATTTTTTTTTGTTGAACCACAAGTAATACAAACTGCATGAGCAGGATATTTTATATCTTCATTCATATTTAAATAATTGTTACAAGTTTTAATATTCTTTTATTTGGATCTAATGAGACAATATCATAATTATCATCAGATAATATATTATATTCAAGTATATCTGGATTATTAAATCTATCTTTTATTGTTTTATTATTTACATAAACAATATCAGATTCTCTAATTTTTGATAAAATTGAAGAATGAAGGTTAGTTTGTTTATTTGTGTATTTTGGATAACATTCTCTCCACTTTTGATTTTTTACAAGAATTTCGTTAAAAACATCTTCAATTAAAAAGTTTCCTATTTCACATACATTTAAATAAACTGATAATTGATTTTGAATGGCATCAGCCATTTCTTCAATCAAGTGATCTTTATCATATGGTTTTTGTGTTATTCCGATAAGCTTACAAACTTCTGCTGAAAATTCTCCATACTCTTCATTATATTTAATAAATCTTTCAAGAAATTTTTTACCATCTAATTTATTTAACTCTGATATTTCTTCTATTATTTTTTCTATTTCTATTTTCATTTATTTCTATTTTTTCTAATTTTAATTTTCTAATTTCTTGTTCAGAATAAAAATGTGTATTTACAAAATATTCAGAATAATAATTATCATTAATCATAAAATTTTTAATTGTTGTTATTGTCTTATCATCACAATTATAATTTGTTCGATATATTATGTCTTTGATTATATAATTTTTATTTTTTTTGAATATTCCAGCAGATGTAATTTTATAACCAAATTTACATTTACATAACAATTCATCTCCTATTTTCATTTTTAATCATTTATATTTTTACATAAATCACAACCACCTTCACAACCACATTTACTACACCATTTATCTTGTTCTTTTTTTGATAAATTTTTAAATTCAGTACGTCTTTTTATCGTATTATTTATAATTTCTTTTTCTTTAGTTAAACGAATTTTACAAGTATTAAAATTGCAATCAGCACCATCTGCTTTATGACAATCGTCATACACATATACTACACATTGTTTATATTTCATGATTTATATGTTAATTTTTAAATAAACTATTATGCTCATTTACTGCTAATTTATTAATCGCATTAACTACTTTTTCATAATCATTGCCATACATTGATGCACAATTAAATGAGTTAAGTTCAAGTAATTTATATTCATCATTATTTGTTTTGCAAACATCTATAGTATATGCTAAATCTGGTTGATATATCTTTGACATTTTAATTGCAAAATCTGTTGCATTTTGATCTTGACAAATTCTATCATAATAAGGATTAAATGTATTTATATTTTTTTCATCAAAATATTGTGAACCAGATATTACTTCTCCATCAACAACAATAAATCTATATTCTTCTTTTAATAATTGTTTATCTGCGATTAATACTAATGTATTCATATCTAATCCGCAATATGAATGAATTAATGAATTAAAATCTGAATCAAAATTATGATTTGATAACATTTGTCCAGGAAAAGATTTATATCCATTTGAAGGTCTAATAAATATACTGGTATTAATAAAATTATTAAATATTTTTTCTTTATTTCTTAATACATCATTTAAAGCCATCATCATATAATCTTCATTAAGAAGATAATCACCGAAATATCCATAATAATTATAACATTCATAATTATCAATAGTTAAAAATACACCTGGATAAATTGGTAAATGAGTTAATTGTCTTCCATGACCTAATGATCCATGAAATATATTTACATCATTATTAGATTGAAAATTACTAAGAATATATTTTTTAAATGATAAATTTTTTATCTCATCATAAAAATATACATTTGCTCCTGATTTTTTTATGGATTCAACTAAACGATCTTCGTATTCATCCCATAAATTTGTGTCTATTATCCAGTTTATCATTTTTTCCTTTCTCATATACAGTTTTTTAGGCTATATATTTTTTTAAATTATTAAATTTTTATTTAATCAAAATCCGAAAAATTTATAATAAAATTTATATAAGTATTGATATAATTTACTTAATTTTATTTTAGATTTGCAGATATTTTTTATTATATCATTATGTTCAAATGCCCATTTATAATTATCTATATCAAAAACATTAATCCATTTAACATTATTCACTTCATATAATTCACCTTCAAGTCCAATTCCAATATCATCAGTATTATCTTTATTGTTTAATAATACATAAAATCTATGCGTGACATTTTGTAAATATGCTGATGGAGAATCGTTAATTTCAATAGATATAAATTTTTTTGCATTAATTTCTAATCTACATTCTTCTTTTGTCTCTCTTGAACAAGCCATTTTAAGAGTCTCGTCATAATCTAAATGTCCGCAAGGACAATTCCATAAATATTTATGATTCGATGTACCAGAACCTCTTTGATTAGCTAATACTTGTAAATTTCCTTCATGATATCTAAATATAAATCCAGCTACTCCTATATTACGATGTACATAATATTCATTACCATCAATACCAATTATTTTATAATTTTTCATAGTAAATATATTTTTATTGTTCAATCCAATAGCCAGCGACAAATTTATATTCTATAAATTCTTTTTTAATAAAAGGAAAATATCTAATAAATCTAAATTCGTGCCTATAATAATAACGTGGTTCATAATTATTCTCTATTTTTGTATTATATTCACACAAAAATACAAATTTATTTTTATTATAAATTTTCTTATTCATTTTTTGATAGATTTAGTATAAATATCATGAATCTCTTCCCATGTATACGTCTTAAATGATTTTATATGAAACCATGTATCTTCTCTTAAATCATAAACATATTTATGATTATTGAAGCACCATTTAGTAAATTCTATTTCTTCTTTCATAATTTTTATTTATTATAATGAATTATATTCTTTCACATTTATTTTGATAACCATAATGAAAAACTGACATAATATATATCTAGCATAGTTTATTTCTTTTGAATTTCTTCTTTTAGAAGTTATTTCTTTTCAATTTTAACAAAGTTCTCATTATAAAAAATATTAGAAGAAAAATTTTTATCAAATTTTGATAAAAAATTATTCAAAAAATCAATTTGTCTTTTATGAAAATCTGTCCATGATTCCCATTTTCTAATTGTAATTTCCTCTATGTCAGGACAAATATCAGAATCCTTATATCCCCAAATTTTACGTAGTTTTTTTCCTTCTTTTATTCCTTGATTGAAACTTTCCTGAAATTGTTTTAAATCGCTTTTTATACTATTTTCAGTAGGATAATATGAATTTTTTTTGTATAATTCTTCATTTAAAAAATATTTTAAAGTTTCTTTACATAATATAATTGATTCATCAATCCAATCTTGTTGCATGAATTCATTTTTATAATACATATCACAAATTAATGAATAATTTTTACTAAATGGATATGGAATAAATGGATAATTACTAATTATTTTTCTTAATTTAGGCTTATAAAAATCTTCACAATCTTCTATATCTTTATCATATCTATAATAAACATTATCTTCACCATTATTTATAACTTCAATTGGAGATTTAAGTGAACTTACTTTATAAATAATAGTATCGAAGTAATCTGTAGGTAGTTCTTTATATTTTTCCTTACCGTATGGTTTATCTTTAATTCTAATATAATCATCAGTTTTTTTATTTCTTTTATATTTTTCTTCAACTACATAACCACCTTCTTCTGGTATTTTAGTTTCTGCAACTTCATATCCATTACCTATTGTAAAAAAAATTTGATTCAATACTTTAAGTTTTGAATTATAATAATTATCACATTTGTATAATGTCGGATAAGTTTGAATGCTTCTTGATATAAAATCTTTTATTTTCATATGTATATTATAATATTTTCACCAAAGATAATAATAATTTTTGATATAAACAAAGAAAAATCATTTATTTTTAGATAAATGATTTAAAAAGATGCAAGATCATGATATATACTATAAATATATAAATTCTTAATATTCCCATATATCTTTTTTATACCCGTATGTTTGCCTAATTTCTTCCTTACTTTTATCCATTAATTTATATTCTTCTTCAGAAAATTTGCCACTTAATCCTGGATATTGTATCCATTTTTCTGTTATTTTAACATTATATTTTTTGGAGAATTCTAAAATAGATTTTCTTAAATATTTCCAACCATCTATTGAATAGCCAGAAAATGATAATATATCATTTGGATAAGTTTTTGAGAAATATTCAAACATTTTTTCAAGTAATTTTTTTGAAACCCCCATATTAAAAAAATCATTATTGGTCGATAAATAACTTATACTATATGATTGAGTTGACCCCCAATATGCAAATTTACAAATTCCTAATATATCTTTATTATCATGAGCAATAATCAATCTACATGTATTATTATATTCCTTTGATCCACCATAAGATGATTGTATATCATTATAATCAAAGTAAAGAATTTTTTTCTTTAAATTATATTTTTCATAACCATTATCATAATCATAATAGTCATTATTCTTAATAAATTTATTATAAAAATCACCTGCTTCTTTAATAGTAAAAATATCAATTTTATAATCAATATTCTTATTGTACTGAATTATATGCTTCATATATTTAATATTTATAAATTTAAATACAAAGATAATAATTATTTTATTATTTACATGAAAAATTAATATTTTATAATCTTTTTTATTTTTTATTAATATAATATTATAAAAAATATTAAAAATGGGTATTGTTTATTTAATTACAAATAAAATTAATAATAGAAAATATATTGGAGTAGACACAAATAATAATAAAAATTATTTTGGTTCAGGTAAATCTATTAAATTAGCACTTAAAAAATATGGTAGAGAAAATTTTATAAAAGAAGTTATAGAAGAAAATGATAATAATGAATTCCTATTTCAAAGAGAAAAATATTATATAGAATTATATGATGCAGTAAAATCATCGGAATATTATAATATGGCAGAAGGAGGTAAAGGTGGGTCAGGAACGCTAGCATCAGAAGAATCTAAAGAACTTCATAGATTAGGTTGTAAAAAAGCAGGAGAAATAATGATTTTAAAAAGAAAAGGAAAAACATATGAAGAAATATATGGAGATAACTCAGATATAGAAAAAGAAAAAAGAAGAATTGCTGGATTAGGTAAAAAATATAGTGCAGAAAGAATTAAACATTGTTCAGATGGATTAAAAGGTAAATTAGCATGGAATAAAGGATTAAAAACTGGAATAGAACCTTGGAATAAAGGAAAAAAATGTTATCATAAAAAATATATTTTAACATTATTAGACAAACAAGAATTGACTTTTTTTGGTCGTGATAATCTTAAAGAATATATTAAAAATATTAATTGTTCTGGTATAAATACTAGAGCAATTAATATTAATAATTTAATAAATAATGAATTTGATAATGATTATATATTAAATGTAATAAAATTAGATAAACCTATAATATTATAAATTATTATTTATCATTTCAACTAATTTACTTTTTTGAATCATTCCACTATATGCAATTTTTTCACCTTTTTTATTAATTATAATAGTAGTTGGAATGCTTTTTATAGAAAATAATTCTGAAATTTCCATTTCATCTTCTACATCTACTGAATAAAAATTCATATCGTTAACTTCATTTGAAACATTTTCAAATATTGGAGTGTAAGATCTGCATGGCAGACACCAGGATGCACTAAATTTTAAAGCTATAGGTTTATCATTTTTGAATTTTTGTGTATCAAAATCCATAATTTTTTCCTTGAAAGTTTCTAATGTTAAATGTTCAGTCATAATTTATTTTATTTTTTTATATTCAAACTTAGTTTAATAGTTTGAAATATATTGGAGAAATTATATATAAAAATAAACTACTGTTAAAAAATTTTTATAAAGGAAAAACATGTTACAACTATGTTAAATTTTTAAAAATGTACTATCATCTTTTTCATCTTCAAAATCTATTTCGTTATCAGAATCTTCATATTCTTCATCTTCATCTTCATCATCAGGAATAAATATTATTCTTATTGTAGAAATTTTATCATTTTTTTCAGCATATAAACAAGTATATGAACCATCTCCGTATCCTGAACTTGATACTGCTCCAAAATCTAGCAATCCGCCTTTTTCATAAGTATCAGTAAGATCACAACATTTACCATAAAAAGATGATTCATCTCCCCATTCGCCAAGTTCTTCTTTAGTTTTTGGATATTTTGAATCGTCAAAAATACCACATTGTCCAGAATCAACTCCAACATCAATTCCTGAATCTATCCATTTTGATTCTTCTATAATATCTAATATATCAACACTATCATTTCCAAAAGTAGTAATAATTTCTGCTACTCTATTATCACCTTCATTATATTTTATAAATGAAGTCCATTCTCCAATATTACAATTTTTTAAAGTTTCACAGCACCATACAGTTTTTTCATAACATGGATCTGTTATTCTTAATTCGTCACTTTCAGTATTAAATGTTCCTAATTTTTTAATCATATTTTCATTCATATATTTATATTTTTTATTTAATGTAAATATAAGGATAATAATTCAAATAAAAAAACATTTTGTAAATTTATATATAGAAAAAATAATTATTTTACAATGTGGAAATATACTAATGTTACTTTTATATATTCGAATAAAGTAGCATCAAAACATGGAGAAAAAGGAGTTGCTCCTGTTATATATACTTATGTTAAAAGTAAGTATGCATTATTACAAGCTTTACATTTTTTTGTTGAGGAGTATTATCCATGTGGAGTTTATACAAGTTTTGATCCAAGAACAGTAAAATATGATAAGCCTATTAAAGTATAATTAGAAATTATGATTAAAGAATTTAAAGAATTTAAATTAATAAAAGAAAATCCGAGTTATATACGTGATGAGAATGGTAAAAAAGTATGTGATATGGATGATAAAGATTCTAAACCTTTTTATTGTGAAGTTAATGATAATCACACAAATGTAATAAATGTTTATTTTGGTGATTATCAAGATTCACATTTTAATGCAGGTTATGATGTAGAGAATCCGAGTTATCCTGGAAGATTATGGACTAAAAGTAAAATTATATCTTTTTGGATTTATCCAAATATATTATTATTTAAATCAATAATTAGAAAAATTGAAAATGAATTAAATATTAAAATTTTTAATAATGATTGGAGAATCGAAGTAGTTAAAAAAGATGGTGAAATAGTAAAAACTAAATTTAGTAATGATATTGATGATTATTATAATTCTGATGTAGATTTTGATGTAGAAGATTTAGTTTCTATTGAAGATTATACAGGATCAGAAAATGTACCAGAAAGAGAAAAATTGTGGCATTTAATGAATGCCAAAGAAAAAGCCGTAAAAATAGCTGCAGGTACTAATCCTAAAATTTATGGAGGTTCATATAAAACAGGTTGGGGTACAATGAATGATATTAGATGGAGACAAGCAAAATATTCATCAGAGAGCAAACAAAATAATATATAAATTTTTGAATAAAAAAAGGAAATTGAAAAATTTATATATAAAATAAAAATAATTTCAAAGAATGAAAACATTAAAAAATTATGATCATTTTTCTAAAGAATATAGAGCAAATGAAAGTGCAAAAATCAATGAAAATGTCTTTTCTGATATTTTTAATAAAGTAATTTCTTTTTTCAAAAATCATTTTGGAAAACACGCTTGGATATATTATGCATTATATTTACAGAAAAAAGGAAAACTACCAAAAGGTATTGAATTAATATGTCCTCCAACATATGCTAACATATCAGATATACCAACTGATAAAGAAATTGAAGATTCTCAAATTCAATCTGATGTTGAACCTGTTGATAATGAAACAGTTGAAGATGAAAAAGAAAATGAAATTCCTGGACTTAAAGATGATGAAAATCAAGAAGAAAATAAAGTTGATAATGAAATAGAAGAATTAGAAAAAGTTAAAGAAAGTTTAACAAAAATATATTTGAATGAAAGTTTACTTGATGATAATCAAGATTTTGTAAGTTTAGATCATCCAGATCCAAATGTAGTTAATGAAGATGTTGCTGAATTAAAAGAAGAAGTAAAAAGACTTTATAATATGAATGCTCTTAGAGCAGGTAGGCATCAAGAAGAAGGAGAAAAATCTAATGAATTTGGTAGAAAAAAAACTAATGCGATATTTATTTGGGGTGCACCTGGAATTGGAAAAACTGAAATTTTACATCAGGTAGCTAAAGAATTAGATATTGCCGTAATAGAATGGCATTTATCACAAATTGAGCCTACTGACTTTAGAGGAATTCCTAAAATTGAAAATATTATTGGATCTGATGATTCAAAAGATGAAAGAACAGTTTGGAAATTACCATCAATTTTTCCTACCAGTAATGGTAAAAATGGAAAAGGTGGTATTATGTTTTTTGATGAAATGAATAGAGCACCACAAATGGTACTTGATGCATCATTATCATTAGCATTAAGTGGTAAACATGGTACTTATGAATTACCTCAATATTGGATAGTTATTGCTGCAGGTAATAGAGGATCAGATTTAAGTACAGGTGATTTAACTGATGATAAAATTTTATGGAATAGATTTCAGCATATTAATTTTTCTCCAAGACCTTCTGATTGGATTGGATATGCAAAAAATATAAAATCAGTTAATCCTAAACTTATACAATTTATTACTGAAAATCCAGAATATTATCATAGATTAAATACTGTTAGTCAAGCTCCAAATTGGACATCTCCAAGAACTTGGGAGATGGCATCAGAAGAAGATTATTTTGAAAGAGGATTTGATTGGAAAAATAAATTACCATATAATGAAGTAAAAAATATATATGAAGATTTTGTTGGATATGCAAGTGCTACCGCATTTGTTAACTGGTTGCAAAAAATAGATGAGAAAGAACGTGAAGAAGAAAGAAAGAAAGATGAAGAAAGAAGAAAAAAGAAGGGAACACCAGAATAATTAAAAAACCTAAAATAATAAATTATAAAAAAATAAAAAAAATAAAATGATAAAGAAATATGATAGTTATTCTGAAGAATATAAATTAAATGAAAATGTGTTAAAAAACGCATGGAATGTGGTATCTAATTTTTTCAATAAAAAATTTGGTAAAAATTCATGGTTATATTATGCTAAATATTTAAAAGAAAAAGGTGAAATTCCAACATATGTAGATGAAGATGGTAAAACTAGAGATGTAGTTGAAGTGATTATTCCAAATAATTATTTTGATAGAATGAAATCTGGTGTTAAAGTTCCTACAGCAGAAGATATAGAAAATGAAATACGTTCAAGATTTGATGAAAAAGGAGAAAAAATAAAAAAAGAAATGCCTGTAGATGAAGCATTTGTAACTTTAAAATATCCAAGTGGTGATGAAGAAGTAATGAGAAATATAAATGTTGATGAGCTTAAAGATAGAATCAAAAGAGTTTATAATATGAATTTACATAGAGCAACTAAGCATGAACAAGATAATTATGAAAGAACCTCTGAATTTGCCAGAAAAAAAACACATGCATTGTTTATTTGGGGCGCTCCTGGTATTGGTAAAACTGAAATTTTACATCAGGTAGCTAAAGAATTAGATATTGTTGTTCAAGAATGGCATTTATCCCAAATTGAACCTACTGACTTTAGAGGAGTTCCTAAAATTGAAAATAATCAAACTGTTTCTAAATTACCAGCAATATTTCCTACAAGTGATGGTAATGGAAAAGGTGGTATTATGTTTTTTGATGAAATGAATAGAGCACCACAAATGGTATTAAGTGCATCATTAGCATTAGCATTAAGTGGTAAACATGGTGATTATGATTTACCTCCAAGATGGATTATTATTGCAGCAGGTAATAGAAAAGATGATATAAATACAACTGATTTGACTGATGATCCAATTTTGTGGAATCGTTTTGCTCATGTTAATTATACTCCAACTGTTGATGATTGGGTTAAATGGGCATTAACTAAAAAAGATATTAATCCATTTCTTATTTCATATTTACAATATCATCCTAATTACTTTCATAGATTAGATCTAGAATCTGGTAGTCCAGTATGGGCATCTCCAAGATCTTGGGAAATGGCTTCACAAGATGAATATAATTATAGAGGTGAAGATTGGTCTAAAAAATTAACATATCCTCAAATTCAAAAAATATACACTAAATATGTAGGATTAGAACCTACATTAGATTTTATTAATTATATGAAATTACAAGAGTTCTTTAGTGAAAAAGATATTCAAGATATATATGATGGTAATGCAGAATCTAAAAAAGTAAAATGGCCTACAAGACAAGACCAAATTAGAGCTTGTTCAATTGCTATTGCAACTTTTAAACAAGGTAAACATTTGACTGCTGATGAAGTAAAAAATGTATATGATTTCGCTACTATGGGTAAAGAAAATGAGGCAATTGTAACAATAGGATCTTATTTCTTAAAAGCTCATCCATATATTAAAAAAGAATATTTACCTATATGGACAGAATTTGCTAAAAAATGGCATTCTGTATTCCAAAAAACTATGGTAGGAAAATAAAAAAAATAAAAATGATGATAAAAAAATTTAACATATTTAATTTATTAAGTACAAATGAAGATTTAAATGATCCAAATTTAAATAAATTAGCAAAAGGTAGAGTTAGAGCAGCATTAGCATCTACTATGTCGTATTATAATTTCTTTGCTGATTTATTTTTTCAATTGACTATCGCAGAAGCATCTCCAAATAGTGGAATTGACACTATGGCAACTGATGGTAAAAGTATTTTATATAGTCCTAAATTTGTAAATGAAGTATTAAGAAATACTGAGGAAGTAGCATTTGTGCTGATACATGAAGTTATGCATAACGCAAATCTTCACTTTTTAAGACAAGGAGATAGAGATCATTCATTGTGGAATCAAGCAACTGATTATGCTATTAATATTCAAATAGCTGATATGAGTAAAGAAAAGCCTGAAGGTGCAGCATCTGTTGTTAATATATTGAGTGTACCACAAAATATTTTATTAGATGAAAAATATAGAGGTATGAGTGCTGAACAAATTTATGTGATTCTTGAAACAGAAGAAAAAAATAATCCTAAAAAACCTAAAAAAGGAGGAGATGGAGGAGGTCCAGGAGGAGATGGAGGAGGTCCAGGAGGAGGTCCAGGAGGAGATGAAGGAGGTCCAGGAGGAGATGGAGGAGGTCCAGGAGGAGATGGAGGAGGTTCAATACCAGGAACAAATGATTTAAGAGAGCCAGGTAGTTTAACTGATAAAAAAGGACCAACATTATTTGAAGGTAATGATGAATTAGCAAAAGTAGAAGATGTTACAGATTTAGCTAGAGAATGGGGTAAGATATTAAATGATGCTAAAAGTAAAAATCAAGGAACTGGTTCAGCAACATTGAATAGATGGTTTAATAAAATTGGTAAACCAAAAGTTAATTGGAAAGCGACATTAATTAAATTTATGAATAAATGCTTTGCTAGTAATCCTAAATATGGTTATTTTAATAAGAGATTTATAGGTCAAGATGATCCAATGTATTTACCAGGATTAAAATTTCCTAAGGATAGTGGATTTAGAAAAATTGTATTATGTGTTGATACATCTGGCTCAATTGGAGATGATACACTTGGTAAATTTGCAGCAGAAATTTATGGTATTTTTGGTTCAAAAAAAATAGAAGAAGCTATAATTATATGGTGTGATGCTGATATAAAAGGAATAGAAAAAATAGATCTTAAAACAAAGAGTGGAGATTCTATGAATGAAGGTAAATTTAAAGAAATTCTTGCTAAACATTTTAAAGCAATAGGTGGAGGAGGAACAAGTTTTATTCCGCCGTTTCAATGGATTGAAAATAATATGATTAAAAAAGGAACAGTTCCTTCGTTTGTTATATATTTTACAGATTCTCATGGTGTTCCACCAAATAAATTTAAATATCAAATTCCTAAATATTATGATAAAATATTATGGGTAATTACTGAAGCGCAAGAAGCTCCAGATATACAATGGCCACCTGATAATAAATTGTTTATAGACAAATAAAAATAAAAATCCTGAGAAATCAGGATTTTTTATTTTTTAAAAAAATTATATATAGTTTATAATAAAAAAATCAAATATTAAAAATGAAATATTTAAAATTATTTGAAAAATCAGTAAAAGAGCATCCTTTTATATCAGCAGCAAAAAGAGGAAATACAAATGCGGTAAAGCAAGCGATAAAAGAAAATGTTGAAATTAATATGAAAGATTCTGATGGTAGAACAGCATTAATGCACGCTATTAAATTTCCATTTGTTGTTGATGCATTAATAGAAGGAAATGCTGATGTTAATGCTACTGATAAGCACAAAATGACAGCATTAATGATGGCGTCTACATTATTAGTTATTAATAAATTATTAAATGCAAAAGCAGATGTTAATATTAGAGATATTAATGATAATTCAGCATTAGTATATTATGTACAATATATTTATGATTCAGGAACATTTATTATAATATTAAATAAATTTTTAAGTCATGGATTTAATCTTGATAAAAAAAATAATTACGATGAAAATTTTTATGATTATATTATGAAATATAAAAAAATTAATGATCATAAAAATGAGTTTATTGATAATATTGAAAAATATATAACAGATAGATTTCCGCAATATAAAGAAGAATGGGAAATGAAAAGAGATGCAAATATTTTTAATTTATAAATATAATATTTATATAATATTTATATAATATTTATTCATTTTTTATTATCATATTGGTATTAGAAATAGGTAATCTGGCCACTGAAAACGTAACATTTTTTCCATTGCTATAATTAGATATTTCTTTTTTTTGCATTATTTCATAATAACCTAATCTAACCTTCATATAAAATAGTAGTTTTATCTGATGAATTAAAAACAAACTGTTTGCATATTTTTTTATTTATTATATAAATAATAATTATAAAAGTTTGCGTTATTTTATTTTTATATATATTATAAATTATATTTATATTAAATGAAGTATATTAAACATTTTGAAAATACTATTGAAGATTCAATAAAAAAATGTAATGAAAAGATGGCTAAAAAAGCATTGGACTATAAAAAATATTATGATAAATATGTAATATTTAAATATAAAGAAGATTATTATCTTGCTAAATTTATTAGTGTTAATTCATATTATAGTGTTAATCTTGAAATTTATATGTGGAATCCAGATGATTTAAGTTTTGAATGTAAATTAACTGATATATTATATATTTATGAAATTTATGTTAAATCATCATATGATAATATTAAAGATGCAAAAAAAGAATATCTTTTAATATTAGATACAAATAAATTTAATTTATGATAACTATATTTGAAAATTATAATAATCCAGATTTGAGGAGAATAGATGATAATGTAATATGCATAAAAAATTATCATAAAAAATCAACTAATGAAGTTATAAATTTTAAAAAAGGGGTATATTATAAGGTTTCTGGATATTATGGTGATACAGAAGCAGCAATAAATAAATATGTCTTAAATTATTTGCCGATTGAATGTATTCATAAAGTTCTTATGTTCGATGATAATGAAAATCTACAAGAGTTTAATGTTAATTATAATAGATTTCCAATTTTTCTTGAATATTTTAATGTTCCAGAATTTACTAATGACACTAAAAATTTTAATTTATAATAAATGAAAAAAATATTTGAATTTAAAGTATTTGATATACTACAAGATAAAGAAAATGTTAAGTTTTTAGATAAGGTAAAAAAAGAGAATTCAGAGTTATATACTAAATTTTTAAATTTAATTGGTAACAAAGGACTTAATATTGCTAAACAAAAATATGAAGAATTTGATCCTGAATATAGAAAAAAATTAGATATTATAGAGAAAGAACGAATAAATCATATTAAAAAAATAGGACGTGAAAAATTTAAAGAAGAAGAAAATGATAGAATATTAAAAGAATATGATTCAGAAATAACTGATATTCAAAATAAAATGTATTCATCAGAATTATATAATATTATGTTATATATTAGTAAAGATAAAAATATATCAAAATATTTTAATAGTGCAAAAATAAAATCACGTTATGTAGATGTTTTTGATAAACTCATTAGAAAAACTAATAATTTTACAAAAGATACTTATGGTTATTTTGAAATAGATAATATCAATTTTAATTCAGCACATATTAAAAATGTATATACTGGTAAAATACCTAATTTTATATCTATTCATCAATTTTATAATTTAAGAACAAAATTATTCAAATATAGTATAATATTTAATGAATATTTATTTGACTCTAATATTTTTTTACAAAATATTGATAAAAATAAAAATAAAAAATTTATTGCAGATAGAGAATATAAAATTGAAGAATTGAAAAAATTCTTTATATTTAAAAATGAATTATATAAAACAATAGATGATTTTTCTAATTTATTATCAGATGAATACTATAATGAATGGAGTATTATTAATGATACCAGTAAATTCAACATATAATGAGTTTTAAGAGTTGTATTTATATAATGAATAGTTTCATCATCTATTATAATTAATATCAATAGATATTATTAAAATAGCATTTAATCATAATAAAAATTAAAGATATAACAAAATAAAAAATATGATAGTAAGTTTTAAAAAATTTAAATTATTTGAGAGTGCAGATAGCTCAAAATATGAATTAGTAAATGAATTTTTAGATAATGATTATATATCAAATTATTATGATGAACACTATTTGACTAATTATAATGAGAGTGATATTATTGATATAATAACAAATGATCCAAATATAATATCTGGAGTTTTTGATAGTGATAAATATGTTGAAGATACTATAAAAAATGAAATTAATAATTCATCAATGGATGATTTTGATGATCAAGAATTTAAAGATTATATAGAAAATCATTTAACTATAGAAATGGAGAATAAAATAATTGAATATTATTGTGAAAATAATGATAGTGAAAAAATTATAAAAACTGAATATGATGGAATAGTTTCTATTATAGAAAATGATGATATACGAAAAATTGTAATAACTGAAGGTGATTCTACTGAGGAATATGAAATACCTAATAATTTTTTTATTTTGGTTGAAGATGGAGATGAAATTAGTTATGATACTATTATTGCAAAAAGTAATGATGTGGAATATGATTCTGATATGATAGATGATTTAGATTCAGATCAATTAAAATATGTAATACAAGAATATACTGATGAAGTAGATTTTTTTGATGAAATGATCAGAGATAGATATGAAGGTAGATATTTTACCGAACTATTAGTAGAAATATATTGTGTAGATAATTTATCAGAACTTATTAAAGATATGACTCCTAAAAAATTTTATCAAAATTTTAGTTCATATATAGATGATGATAAACTTGTAAAAAATTATAAAAAATTTGAAAATGATGATACTAAATCTGATTGGATAAAATATCAAATTGCAAATAGCATAGAAATACAACATTATTTAATGGATAATTTTAATGATTCAGATAATCTTACATTGTTACTTTTTGAAATATTTGAAGATAAAGATGAGCATAATGATGATATTTCAGATGAATATGAATTTCAAAAAAGATATATAAAAGAATATGTAAAAGAAAACGGTTATGATGATAGTACAGAAGAAGAAAAAGGTGATTTGATAGCTGATGCGTTAAAAAAACTAAATTCTAATTTCATATTAGATTCAGAAATTAAAAAAGAATTTAAACAATATATGTTTATCGTAGATACAAATAAATTTAATATGTAATAATATGATAACAATTTTTAAAATATTTGAAAATATAGAGTACAATGAGCATTATGATAAAAATGGTAATTTGATAACTATAACTAGTAACGGTGATATTATTAGAATTAATAAGCCTAATGTTAATAATTATAGTGATGATTTTTGGAATTTTATACGTGTAGTTGATTGGAATAAAATAATTAAAACTAAGGATGAATTTGAAAATAAAGATAAAGAAGAAGAATTAAAATTGAAAATAAGAGTATTCAAAAATTTTGAATATAATACTCTTATGAATTTTAAAAATGAATATGATAAGTTAATAGAAGAACTTTATTTATATTTTAAACCTACTTGGCTAGATAATAAATATTCAGCCTTTATGCCATCAGATGATGGTTATTTAGATTTAATTAGCTCTATTATAGGGAAAGGGGAATTTTTTATTAATAGATGTATAAATTATCACAAACTATTTATAGATATGGCTAAAAATAATAAATATGTAGAAAATTTTGGATATATATTTCAAACGAGTTGGAAAGAATATGATGAAATTAATACTAAATATTATCCTTTATATAGAGATTCTAAAAAATTTAATATGTAAAAAGAGTAGATTTAAAATCTACTCTTTTATTTTTACCATTGATTATCTGATATATTATTTAATAATTGATCAAAAATTCCATTAGAATACATATATTTTTTATTTGATTTTAATTTATATAAACAAACATCTGTACTAAAACTATTATTTTCAGATAATTTGATATAATCAAAAAAAATCGATTTTGATAATGCATAACTATGTGCAAACATTTTACCTATAATTTTTTTAATTCCGTTACCTTTATTATCTCTATATAAATCTATCATCATGTTATTTTGTTTATTAGCGCCAATTATATTATCAAAATAAAAAATACTCCAATCATTACTTTTTAGAAAATCAAAACAAGTATTTAAATGATAATCTAAATTAAGCTCAATATCAAGATTATCTTGATTAAAACAAATATCGTCCTCAAATATACAAATTTTATCATATTTATTTTCTATTGCATCTTCAACGCAACTAATATGAGATGATTTACAAGATTTTCCAGATATTGGTAAATTACAATATGATTTTTCATATATAATAGGAATTATTTTCTTATATCTAGTTATATTTAATATATTAAACATATTCATTACATTATAATATCTATCAATTCTATTTGGTAAATTTATAAAATATATCATATCAAAATAATCAAAATAATTATGCATTTGCATCGACTATAGTCATTTTATCAAATATTAATTTTTGAGTAGAATCTGAATTTATAAATAATTCCTTAGTATATGTCAGATAAACATGTGTTGCAGATGTGAAATCTAATCCTCCAAAATTATCACAAATTTCATTCATTTGAAAATTAGTTCCAATAGTATTACTATAAAAACTGGTTTTTATAGTATTATTAGTAAATGTATCTCCAATTGTATTACTAGTAAAATCATATCCAATTGTATTACATTGAAAATAATTACTTATTGTATTACTAGAAAAATAGTTTTCAATGATGTTATTATTAAAATAATTACTAATTATATTACTAGAAAAATTGTTTCCAATGATGTTATTATTAAAATTGTTTCCAATAGTAGAAGAACTAAAAATATATTCAATTGTATTATATTGAAAATTATCACTAATTGCATTACTATTAAAATTATATTCAATTGAGTTATATTCAAAAGAGATTCCAATAATATTATAATTAAATCCATATGAAATATTATTATTACCAAAATAACTATTAATTGTATTACCACCAAAATTACTTTTAATAATATTATATTGAAAATTACTTTCAATATAATTATTAGTAAAATAACTTTCAATTGTATTATAACTAAAATTACTTTCCAATATATTATTATTAAAATTACTTTCAATATTATTATTATTAAAATTACTTTCAATAAAATTACTTGAAAAAATGTTTCCAATATTATTATATTGAAAATTACTTTTAATTCTATTGGAAGCAAAATTATTCATAATTTTATTATTATTAAAATTACTTTCAATATAATTATTAGTAAAATAACTTTCAATTGTATTATAACTAAAATTACTTTCCAATATATTATTATTAAAATAACTTTCAATATTATTATATTGAAAATAACTTCCAATATTATTATTTTTACTTAAATTCTGATCTAATATATTATTACAAAAACCATAACCAAATATTACAGTATTTAATGAAAATAAAGTATCATATTGAAAATATTGACTAGATATTATTAAATTATTTTTAGAACCAATATAATAATTCAAATTACTCCATATATTATAATCAATATATATAGAGTTATTACATGGTATGTTATATTTATATGTGGATAATTGATTTGTAGAATAACTATAAAATGTTAAATTATCATATAAAAAAATGTCCCAGTTATGATTATTAGTATTATTATATATATTTATAATACTAACATCATCAGTATTATCATTAATTAGACTAATGAAAATATGATTATTATAAGTAACGACGTTATTTGTATTATAAGTTGTTCCAGAATCCCATATATTAGTTACATTAAGTTGCCATCTACGAAATTTAACTTCTCTAAAATCAAAAGGAATATCATTATTTTGTAAAGTATCAATTCTTCGATAAATATATCCTTTTGCACATCCAGGAGCTAATGTTTGATCATTCACAATATTATAATAAATTATATCTTCAGAATATAATAATGAATATGCTTCAGGTTTTAATGTATTAACAGAACTTGCAGTAACTAATAACGGTTCAATATTGCCAGTATATAAATAATCATATACATTAGTTCCATTGATCCAAATAGTTGGAATTATATCTGTTGCTAAAAATGGAACTCCATCTGCTACGTAACCGACATTACTAAAATCATCACCAGAAGTTAATGCTGGTATAGTATATTGAATTCCTATTAGTAAATTACCATTATCATGAGGAGAATGACTCGCATTTGGTATAATATGTACTGTCTGATAATCAGTTATTAAATACTGAGATCCAATAATTAATTCACTATTATCAATTAATTCTGTTAACCCACTATATGTTACATTAGTAACTCCACCTCCACCTCCACCACCTGAGCCAGAAGTTCCTGATGTGCCGTTTATTCCAGATGTACCAGAAGTTCCACCAGTTGTACCTGAAAATGCGTACACTTCATTGAAATTATTATTTATTTTAATAAATGAATTTCTTAAATTGTCACCAGTTCCATCATTTGGAGATGACCCAATATTAATTAGTTGTTTGCTCATTTTATTTATTATTTTTAAAATATTATTTTATTTATAACTCCGTTTATAAAATAATTTATAAATCCAGTTACAGTTTCTCCTGTTATAGAACAGGATGCAGCAATAAATTTATAAACATCAGTTGTTTTTTCCAATACTGGTTTTTTTAAATTATATGCTTCTATTGCTTTATTTACATCAATTATATTTGCAGTATTACCAGATTCAATTAATGATAAAATAATATTTTTTGCTAATGTATCTCCACTATTTGTGCTGAATAATATTTTTTTCTGATCTTCTGTTGGAAATACTCTATCTTTTGGTATCCAAACTCCTTCGCTTAATGATATTAAATTTGTCATATTTTTTTATTTTTTATGAAATAATTATATTGTAATAATTGTTTTATCTGCTGTAATTATACTATTATCTGCGGTAAAAAATGATGTATCAACTGTAAAATACTTCCAATTATTTTTTATAACTATTACATTTGAAATTTTCCAATCTATATTATTCACCATTAATATTCTTATTGCTGATCCATCAATATAACTAAATTTTAAACTATTTAAAAAATAATTTAAAAATGATATTATTAAATTTCCATTGTTATTATTATTAGATAAATATTCTAATAAATTTGTACTCTTACCGTAACCATATATAACACTTGGAATTTTAGTAAAATCAATATAATTATATTTAATAAAAGATATATTATTATCATCTAAAAATGTGATAATATTAGTGTACGTACCAATTTTTATTTTGAAATATACCCAGTTATTATTTATCCATAATTTTGATTGTTTTTCGCTATTCATATTTTGTTAATTATTTTATATTATATATAAATTTTATAATTAAAATAAATTTTATCAATTATAAAATTTCTTTTAATTCATATGAGCCATTCTCCATTATTAAAAAATTATTATCTTCTGATAACATATAAATTTCATTATTATAAATTTCATTTAATTCATATGAGCCATTCTCCATTATTAAAAAATTATTATCTTCTGATAACATATAAATTTCATTATTATCAATTTCTAATGCTATTTTTCCAGTAGTCTTTAAAAAATTAATGTAATATTTGGTGGTATTAGGTTTAGAAATTAAAATTAAATTATTTTTACTCATTGATATTTTTTATATTTTAATTATATATAATTTTTTATTATTATAAATATGAGTTAATTTTTAATTTGAATGCATAACTTATAATATATAATGTATAAAAATATTTTTAAATAATGAAATGTAAGATTATAAATTCTAATAAAACTACATTAGAAGAAAAAATAAATGAATGGTTGTCTACTAGTAATATTGAAATATTCAATGTCACTCAAACTCAAGATGATGATTATATAACTATTGCTATATTCTATTATGATCAATCAGAATTAAGAAAATTAAAACTTAAAAAATTAAATGAATATTAAATGGAAATAAAAATTCAACTTGAAAAAAAATTAATAATGGATGATGTTATAGGCACAGTTGTATCAGAAGAAAATTTAACTGAAATCATAGGAGAAATAATATCATATGATATAATAACTGGAATAGCAATATGTGAATTATATAAAAATATAGAATAATTTCAATTCTATATTTTTTTGTTAATTAAATATATATTAATCTTTTTCAAGTTCAGAATCAAATTCAGTAGAATAATCTTTATCTTCAATATTATCTTCGATATTCTCTTCATTATTTTCTTTTATGACATCTACTCCAGTGTCTGTTCTTTTAGTTTTAGTTGCTTGCTGTGAATTATAGTTACCAGTAAAATCAGTAAAACTTAATAGGTTTTCTAGTTTTGTTTTCATTATAGTTAAGTTGTTTTTTATTATATTATATATAAAAAAATATAACTCATTTTTAAAATAAATCTTAGCTTAAAAATTTATATATAATATATAAAATTTTAATTAAAATATGAAACATCTAAAATTATTTGAAACATTTACTAATAAAGTAACAATAGGAATCGATATTGATGGTACTATATGTGATTTTGTTAATTCTTATAATACACTATATAAAAGATATTTTCCTGATAAAGAAATAACTAGTGATCAAAATTGGCATTGGTATGAAACTATGGATTATAACGGTGAATCATCTAAAACTTGGTTCAATAATAAAAAAGCTGAAGTGTTTGATATAGCTCAACCATATAAAGGAGCAGTTGATACAGTTAATAATATATATGACTTTGTGAAAACTTATGGATATACATTAAACATTATAACTAAACAACCAACTGAAGAATCTAAAAATGCTGCTAAAAAATGGTTAGATCATTATGGTTTCAAATATGATGATATAATATTTGTTAATTCATCAAGTGATAAATGGAAATTTGTTGATATATTAGTAGAAGACTCTCAAAAAGTTATTGGGAGTAAACCATTAAGTAAAGTGTCAATTAAAATTGAACATCCTCATAATACAGAAATTGAAGGAGATTTTAATATATTTGAAATTAATAACTTAACAATAGATATTATAAAACAAGCAATTTCAAAATTAAAAAATAAAACTGCGGTATGAAATTTATAAAAACATTTGAAGATAGATATTCTGATATCTTTTTCAATAGTGATATTAGTATATTTGAAGCTTGTAGAAGGGGAGATTTAGAAGTTGTTAAAGAATATATAGAAGTTGAAAAAATTGATATAAATATTATAGAAAATAATAATTATACACCATTAATATTAGCAGCAGATAATAATAGAATAGACGTGGTTGAGTATTTAATAGAAAAAGGCGCTGATATAAACTATCAAGATATATATGATAGAACCGCATTACAGTATGCTACATTAAGAGAAAATATTAATATAGTAAAAGTATTAATAGAATCTAATGCGAATTGGAATCTAAAAGACAATCTTGGTAATGATTTTTTGACATATTTACAACTTAATGATAAAAAGAAAATAATAGATGAATATCCAAAACAATATCAAAAATATCTAATGATAAAAAAAGCTGAAAAATTTAATATATGAAAAAATATAAAGAATTTATTAACGAAAATAGAGCATATGGAGAAAATTATGCATCCAATAATATGGATTTTAAATTTTTCATATCATTGGAAGATGCAGATGAAAAAAGACAACAAGAAGCATTTGATGAATTTAGAAAATATGTGACATTAGAAACTCACAATATAAAAAGTTTATTAATTAGAGATAATGATACTGATTGGAAACGTTTCTCAGTAGATAAAAATAATTACTGGGTATGGTATATTCAAGTATATGAAAGTTGGGGCAATTCTGCAATACCAAGAGATACAATAGATTTTTTAAAACTGAGATCTGATGAGATGAGAGGTGAGAATAACCTTATAATTTCATTAGATAATTTCCTTATAATTGGATTAGAAGGAGTTGAAACACTTTATAAAATTAAGAAAGATGCAAATAAATTTAACCTATGAAAAAATATAAACAATTCATCAATGAAAGTATTTCTGATAAATTCAGATTTGCTGTTGATATAACAAATATCACAGATGATCAAATTGATAAATTATTTGATATGATTTACAAAAAATCTGTAAATTATGATGAATATTCAGAATTTGGAAAATCAGAATTATTGAGTCTTAGATACAAAAAGGATATTTTTGGAAGTAATTCTTTCTTTCCTTGGGCTTTAGGATTCGAGATTACTGATTATTTTAATCGTTGTAGAATAGATATATCAACAGTTACAACACCACGTTGGGGAGCAGGATATACTTATATGGAATGTATATTATCGTTAGATGAATTCTTTAAAGTTGGATTTGAAGGAGCTGAAGAACTTGTCAAAGCAAAAGAAGAAATTATCAACATGAAAAAAGATGCAAATAAATTTAATATATGAAAAAATATAACCAATTCATTAATGAAAATAATTACATATTAATTGATAGTAAAGATATGATACCTGAATCAGAGCCTAATATTACATTTGTTATTGATAAAAGTACAAATAATACAATTGATAAGAAAAAATCCGCAATAAATGAAATAAAAAAACATGTTAAATTATATTCTTGGAATGAAGAATTTTTAATATCAACAAAATATTCATAGGAGATATCATTGTATTATGATATAAATAATACTAATTATATTAAAATTTCAGGTATAGATTTCGGTAGTTCAGTAAAAGTAAATTTAATATCATTAGAAGAATTTTTGTTGGTTGGATTAGATGGAGTTGAAAATTATTTTAAATTAAAAAATGACGCAAATAAATTTAACCTATGAAAAAATATAATCAATTCATTAATGAAAGTTCTAAAAATAAATTCAGATTTGCAATAAATATTGAAGGCATAACAGACGAACAAACAGAACAACTTATTGATAAACTCAAAACATATAATCTAAGTTATAATGACGAACATACTATAAGAAGGAATGTTAAAACTCCAGGCTATTATGCAATAATTGTTGAGGTTTCAAAATATTCAGAATATTCAATATCTATCAGTTCTGTTTCTACAAGAGGTTGGGGTGATGGAATAGATTACATGCAAAATATGCTATCAGTTGATGATTTTTTAGCTATATCATTTGATGATATATATGACGATATTCAAACTAAAAATACATGCAAAAAAATATAACATATGAAACATATTAAAAAAATTGAATTCTACAATACAAAAGAATTTACACGTGATTCAGAACCAGAAATAAATGATTACGTCAGACTCAACGAAGATTTCTATGAATCTAAAATACCTGAATATTTTACCCCTAGAAAAAACGATACTGACTATAAATATAGAATAGGTAAAATAATATCTATAGAAACACACAGAATACTATAACGTTAAATTTGATAAATATGAATTGTGGAATAACAATTTTTTAGTTAAACGTGAACAAATAAAAAGCTATTCTAAAAAAATTGAAGATCTGGAAAATCTACCATCTATTGGAGATTATTGCTTACTTGGTTGGAATAATACTGAATTGTGTAAAGTAATAAAGAAAGAAAGAATTGAAAATTTTAGATGGGCTTCAATTGATTATGAAGTTAAAAAAATGAATCCTGGACCTCACGACGGACCAGGAATTGTTAAAACTGATGATGGATCAATGAAGTATTGGTCAAGTTCTATAATTGATATGGAATCAATTATAGCATCAAAGAAATTTAATTTGTAACTTAGGTGGGAGTCGAACCATCTCATTTAGACATTTCAATATAAGACATTATTTTAGCCACTTCTTAACTGTATTGCCAGTCACACCATAAACTCTACCAACAGCTTCTAAACTTGTATCAGATATCATTAATCTTAATTCATCTTTAGTTGGTCTGTTCATTACTTTTCTTTCAGATAATCTATAACACTCATTGCACTGATTTGATCTGGTTTGAATTTCTTTGCCGCATGAGCAAATATTTTTTATTGATGGATATTTTTTTCTAATTTTAATTTTTTTTGTTGATTTATTTTGAATTTCTTCTTTTTCTATTAATTCTTTTTCTATTAATTCTTTTTCTTCTAAAATTATACTTTTTATTTTTTCACTGTCATTAAAATTTATATCATATTCAAACATGATATTTTTTATTACATTATTATCACCTCCTCTTTTTAATCCTATTTTTATTTTGACTTCACTGTAATTTTTGGAATTGGAAATAGATTCCAATAATTGTATCTTATCATATGTTTTCTCTGTTCCTTTATTTTTAGATCCATATGTATCTGTTTGTGTGTGACAATTTGGACATAATATTTTTAAATTTTCAAATTTATGATTTGTACTATCACCATCTTTATGATGTAATTGTAAAGCAATTGGCATATTATTCCATTCTGTCAACCCGCATTCTTCACATCTATTTTCTTTTAGTCTATCTTTAATTAATCTTTTCTTTAAATGAGTTGTGCCATATGATGGATGCAAACCATCTAATATGTCATTTAATGGTATAGCATTTTTTGTTTGCTTATAATTATCTCCAAAATTCCATCCTTGCCCAGTAAAATGATCAATGTTTATATTATATAATTTAATATATTTTTTTACTGTGAGAATATTTCCTCCTACTGGCACTAATCCAATATTCTTGCAAGTGCTTGAATAAGAAAATGATTTTTTAATAACTTCTTCAAATTTTTCTTTATTATATTTATTCATATACTTTTTTTATTGTATATATAAAAAAGTGTGAGTCAATTTTTTTAATAAAATTGGCTCACACTTTGTATTCCAGGCGGGATTTGGACCCGCAGTGTGTCATTAACTGTATTAGATCCTAAATCTAACGCGTCTCAACCAAGTTTCGCCACTGGAACATGTATTGTAACTGAGATGGGAGTCGAACCCACAAAATTCACCTTTTGAGGATGACATGGTTACCAATTACATCACTCAGTCATTATTGTACTGATGGTGGGACTTGAACCCACATTCTTACTTTGTTCAGAAACAGTTTCTTAGACTGCCGCGTATTCATTCCGCCACATCAGCATGTTTTATTGTATTCCTGGTCGGACTCGAACCGACACGCCAGTGGGCAAATTCTTTTAAGAAATTTATGTACTACCAATTTCATCACAGGAACATTTTTTGTACTCTGAGCGGGATTCGGACCCGCATTGTTTCTTAATGTAATACTTTTTAAAAGTATCGTGTTTCGCCAGTTTCACCACCAGAGCATTTTATTATAAAAGAAAAACCTCAATCAAATAAATGACTGAGGTCTTTTTAATATGCTTATATTATTTGTTACAATAGATATGACATAGTACTCTCAGTCCGATTATTTTGTAATAATAGGTTTAAGAGTAGCAAGTTCATTATGTTATTGTAGTTTTTCATATCAGTATATATTCTTTAAAAAATATGATTTTTTTCTATTTTTATTATGTAGTACAAAAGTACGGAAAAGTTTTCAATTCACCAAACTTTTTATTGAAAAGTTTTATCTTTTTTATATTCATTATTTACAATAGCATCAAGAATCTTTTTTTGTCCTTTTTCAGAAACATCATCAAAAGGAAAATCTTCTCCCATTTCTAAGCAATATACATCATTTTTATATGTATAAATCGCTTCAACTTCTTGGTTATTTGTGAATACGCATGGCGTAGTATGATTCTTACCTAATATTTCTAAAATTTTTTGTTTCATATTTTTATTTTTAATTAATTATTCGGACCAACTTCATCAATTCCGATAGATTTCAAATATTTTAAGCATTCAAATTCAGTTTTAAACTTTATTGGTTTATAAGAATTATTATAATCTCTTTTTATTTTTCTTATTTTTTTAAAATTTTCATAGAAATCTTCATTATCTACTTTATATATCAAGTCATGATCATCAAAATAAGGATATTCATAATTAAAATATTTTTCATTATATAAAGTGACGTATATTTGTTTTTGTCTTGTTTCGACGTTACATAGTAATCTTACATTTTTATATAATTTATCTTGCATTTGTTCGTGTACTGTTTTGAATTCATTTGATAATTTTACATCTTTTTTATAATCAATCATATATCATTCAATTCTTTTAATTTTTCAATTCTTAATTTATTTAATTCAAATTTTTCTTTTATTTCTTTTAAATATATATTTAGTTTATCAAATTTTTCCCGTATCTCAATGAATTCGATTGTATTATAACTTATATTATAAAGTATTCATTCCAAAGATAAACTTTTTTTCTCTAAAAATACAATTTCATTTTCAATATCTTTAAATTTCATGATATATTATTTAATTCTTTCAATTTTTCGATTCTTAATCTATTTTCTTCTAATTTTTTATAAAGTATATTATTTTCTTTTTTGAGTTCAAATTTACGATATATTAAATTAACATATTCTTTATCAATCAATCTATTACTATTTAGCATTACGTTAAGGTAAAATATTCTATTATCATTAAATAAAATTTTATTTACAATATCTTTTGATGTCATGATTAATATATTTTTATATTAAATTATTTCTCCTCTTTTTATTTCTTTTCTTCTATTTATGATATTTACTTTTTCATGAATCTTCATTCTTATATCATCTTTAGAAAATATTTCAGATTCAATATGACCATATATTTGGAATATAAATTTTGGAATTGTTTTTATAATTATAGGGCCAAATATTAAATATTTAGGATGACTAGCATAAGTAGTATTATAGTAAAAATATGTTTTTTCACCACAATTATCTTCAACTTGATGATATTGATATTTTTTACCATCATATACAATTTCTTTATATTTTGGATCTTTATAATCTTTAAAAATAAAGGTTTTATTATTTAATTTTTTAGTTGTCATATTATAGTTTATTAATTTCTAATATAGCTTCTGCTACATATAAATATTCAATTTCTGTATTATCATATTCAAATGTTCTATTTTCATCTCTATAGTATATTGATTGACCTAACAATTTACGAATACAAATATAGTTATGTTTAATTCTTGATTTAAAAACATCGCAATCAGGATAAAGTATTTTTACTTTATCTATCAATTCTTTTGTAATTTTACTCTTGCTCATTTTTTGTTTTTGATATGTGTTATTTTTTCAGTTACTACTAATAGCTGACTAATATCTTCAGCAGGTGAAAACAACCAAGATGTTTCATTAAAAATATCTTTAATTGTATCACATCTATTAATTATGAGACTAATTGCTTTTTTGAAATCTTTTTCTGTTATATGTGTAACAATAACTTCTTGATTATCAATTATTTGTATTTTACTTTTCATATTTTATTGTAATTTATTGTTTTACAAAGCAGTCATTAATCCAAAATGTTTTGGTATATAAATATGAAGGATTAGTAAAACATATTTGTTGAATTGTTGCGGTTTCCATCCAAATCATTCTACCTTTTAAAATTAATGGGTACCATAAAAATTTAGTTATTAATCTTACGTCTCCATGATCACCAAAATTCTTATTTTTTCTAAAATCTATTTGCATACAATTTTTATTTACGTTTCATAAATTTATTCATCAATCATAATATAAATGATAGACTCTACAATTAAAAGTGCACATATTGCTATTATTGCTGACATAATTTATAGTTTTTAATTTGAATAAAATATTGAATACAAAGATAAAAAAAAGTCCTCACATAAGCAAGGACTTTTTCATTTATTTTCATATTATTTTAAACTTTTTCTTCTATATCAGGTAGTTCATCTTCTTTTAATTCTTCTATATTAGGTATTTCATCTTCTTTTTTTGTTTTCCAAATAAAGTAGAATAGACTTAAAGAAGTAAGAGAAGCAGCAACAAATACCACATCGATAAAATTAATTGTTGAATGTTGAGTCTGTAATGTATAATATGCATTATCATTAGTAAATTGCTGAGCAGCTGCTGCTGAATAATCTTGTGATGCTTTACGTGAGATTAACTCATGTGATACTCCGAGAAAAATCAAAAGAATAAAAACCAATAAAGATTTAAATAATTTATTTTTCATTATCGTTTTGTTTTTGATGTGTTACTCATACTAGTTAAGCCATACAATTCAAGAAGTGAGAAATTTCCACCAGCGATTGTACTTGGCACTTGAAGTTTACCATTTTTAAGTGCATCAGCAAATGCTAATTTAATTGCAATATCTGCATCAAGATGACTCTGAGCTTCAATAGCTGCTTTTGCTTGTGCAAACTTATTGGCTGAAATTACTTTATTCTGAGCAGTTTGTATATTCATTTCAGAAGAATATTTTTCATCAATAGCATCTTGAATAGCTTTATTTTCATATGAGAATTGTCCAGCAGAACCAATATTCATAATTTTAATACCATATAAGGCAAAATGTGCAGATACATCTTTAGCCATTTGAGAAAATACTACACTTCGTTCATTTTGTCCTTGTGTTAACGTTCTATCTCCAAATGCTGTAGTTAAGCAAGTTTGAACATATGCTCGAACATCACTATCCATCAAATCTGATAAAGATCTTCCACTATAAGAATATAAGAATAATGTAGCCCATTCTTCTGGAATTGATGCAGTTGCAGTTATACAAACTTCAAATCCGATTGATTCTCTAGACTCTACTTTAATTGCATCATTTGAAGTTTTATTCGAACCTCCACCTGCTTGATTCCATTCACGTGTAACAGGAGTTCTATTTACAATAATAACTGTATCAGAAGGCATCCAATAACCAGAATTATTACCTCTACCAGTTTTTTGCCATTGTGTAGGAATGTAAATTCGTTTTGCAACTACTTTGTTCTTTTCCAAATAATCCTGAGATTTTAATTTAGTTTGATTAGTTTGAGTTCCATTCTCCAATGGAATAAGGTAAGCTGTTTCGTTAGGTTTAACCTCAACGATTTTCTGCTTTTGATAAGGTTTCATACAGGATGACATTAATGATACTACAAGCACACATACTAAAATCAATTGTTTTTTCATACTTTTTTGTTTTTTGTTTTTAATAATTATTATTTATGTTTAATTGAGGATACAAAGATAATACATATTATTTTATTTACCAAACATTTTTCATTATTTTTCATATAATAAATTAAAATAATTTATTGAATGTCTAAAATAGAGAACGATAAGTATTATACCCCAATAGAAATTTCTAAATATTGTATTGATAAAACATTTGAAATACTTAATAATGATATTATTACAGATATTATTGAACCAAGTGCTGGTAATGGCTCTTTTTCTAATCAATTAAATTGTACTGCATATGATATTGAACCAGAATCTAAAAATATAATTAATCAAGATTATCTACAATTAAATATACCATATAAAAAAGGTAGATTAATTATTGGTAATCCTCCTTATGGTACTAAAATGTTTTTAGCTAATAAATTTTTTAAAAAATCAATAGAACTTGGAGATTATATATCTTTTATTTTACCAATTTCTCAATTAAATAACGTTGCAAGCTTATATGAATTTGATCTTATTCATAGTGAAGATTTAGGTTTACAGTATTATACAGATAGAAATATTCATTGTGTTTTAAATATTTATAAAAGGCCAGAAAAAGGATTAAATTCTAAGCCTGATTTTAAAATGAAGGACTTGACTATAATAAGAGAAACTTATAAAGGCTATAATGATATTGATAATTTTGATTTGAGAATGGTATATTGGGGATCAGGATGTGCAGGAAAAATATTATCAAAAGATGATAAAAGATATGCTGGAGAATATAAAATATTTATACATAATGATAAATTGAAAAGTAGAATCATTGAAGTTTTATCGAATACAAATTGGAAAAATGAAATAAAAAATGTTGCTATGATGAGAATTAAACATTATCACATATATAATGTATTAAAAAAAGAAATTCCTGAAATTTTATAACTTCAGGAATTTATTTTTATTTTAAACAAATTGATTTAAAATCTTCTAGTATTTTATCCAATATTTCACTTTCATGAATCTCATCATATATTTCTCCTGTTTCAAAATTATATGGAATTGCATACACATCAAATTCACCATCTACAATAGAGTATATACAAACAAAATCATTATTAATGTCTATTGATTCAGGAAAATCTAATGACATAAATACTTTTTTTGCACCTTCATTAAAATATTTTTTAGCTCTATTATAACAAGATTCAACATCTCCTCCCAATGCTAATGCATTCATTTCAAATTTACCATCACTGGTTTCTACAAATAATTGAAATGGATAATGTCCATAACATTCTTCACCGTCCATCAACTCAATTTTAACTAATTGTTCTACAAATTCTTTTACGTTTTTCATATTTTATTATTTTTTATGTTATACTCAAGTTCTTCTAATTTATTTTTTCTTAATAATATGGTAATATTTAAAATTTCATTGTTATATGTATTTGTATATCTTGATTTTAATACTCTTAAATTATTTGATACTATTGATATTATTAATGATGTCATAAATGATAATGTATAATTAAAATTAAAATTATGCTTACTATTAGAGTATTTACTTAAAAATATTATAATACAACTAGAATTAAGAAATAAATTTAATTTTACATTATTTTTTGGAACAAAAATACTATCAAAAAAAATTATTGTTTTTTCATTAATATTTTTTATGAAATTATTTAATTTTTCGATATCTGATAAATATTCTGTGCCTATTATTATTCTATATCCAAATTTAATAAAATCTTTTTTGATCATTATTAAAAAAGATTTACTGATAGAATCCATAATTAACTCAATATAACTTCCTTTAGATTGTTCTATTGCATTTAATATATCTTCATAACTCATAATAATTATTTTATAATTTTAATTTAGATTATATTTTTTGATATAAGTCAGGAGAGTTGTAAAAAATATAGAAAATTATATAAATATTTATAATTTTATAATTTTTCACGGAGTATTAAATAATAATCTTTTTTGTAAGGATTATTATTTAATGCTTGGATAAGCCTCTCATTATCCGTCCATACCTTACTGTCAATAAAATCATTGATCAAAAGGGTTCTTTTCTTATTCCTGTCATTAACTGTGTAAAACAATTTTTCGCCGAAACGTTCTTCGAAATTATATAATGTTTTACCTGCATTAACATCAGCATTTATTTTTTTACCACAGCAAAGACATTCAAATTCTTTCTGTGATTTTCTATTATTTTTGTCTATATATCCACATTTACTACAAGTCTGGCTTGAGTAAGCTGCATCAATAAATTTAATTTTAACTCCGTAATCTATTTTTAATTGATTAAGTTTACTCTTGATAATACTTAATCCAAATCTATGGAGTAAACGATTATTCTTTTTGCCAATGTTACTACCTTTAAAATCTAAATCTTCCATGATTAAGGTTTCTGGTTTATATTTTTTATAAATTTTATTAAATATCCGATTGATCTCGTTTTTACTGAAATCTCTAATCATATTAACTAATTTATTATATTCACTAAACTCAGATAACTTTACATACTTACCATGAATTTCTTTCAAATGATTAGTTAATATCATTAATTGATCATCTAATTTCTTTAACTTTTTCAAGTACCATTTACCGTAGGTTTCTCCATTATTTGTTGCTAACAGAATATTTAATCCAATGTCAAACGATAATTTAACTTTACTTAATTCTGGTTTAATAATATCTAATTCTTTAGTTATCAATACACTATTGAATTTATGATCTTTGAATATTAATGTACAAGAAGTATTAAGTTTACCTTCAAATTTGTCAGCGTATTTATTATTTAGTAAAGGAATGTAATAAAATTTACCTTTGATATTTTTTTTTCCTGATGATAATTTAATTACATATTTTATATTAGAATTTAAGCCAGTTGGTGTTTCAATGACGGCAATTTTATACTGAAGTACCATGTTAATATTTTTGCATGATGGTAATTTACCAAAGAAGTTCTTGAATATCCAACGACCAAGTTTAATTGTTTCGTAATTTACCTTGTGATTTTTACCATGAATGTCTTCATTAATGAAAAATAAATTCCTTTTATTTACTAAACATAAATCTTTCTTTATTTCGTTACTTAAGTTACTTGATAGTACAATCTTGTTGAATTTACGCTTGAAATTACTGACTTTAGATTTAAACAATCCAACTACTTGTCTATTTATTGCATCTTTATAACGTTCAGTTAGAAATGTATAAACGTCTTTGTAGAGCGAGTTATCAATACAAATTGAATTATATTTATAGTAATGATTCATATGTTTATTTATTAACACTTCAGCTACTCTACGCCACTCTGGATATAATTTATCCTGAATGTGTTTTGTTTTAATATCATTTGCGTTGGTGATAAATTTATAAGATTTGATCATTAAATTCAATAATTATTTGGTTTAATCAAAATATATTTGTATCTTTGTACTATATATAAATAATATAAAATAAAGTTTAATATAATATTTTTCTATATTATTGATTAAAATTCTATAATATCATTGATAGATTATAAGACTTATATTTTTTTAATGTTGTCTATTTTATCAAGTTTAATTTTTCTTACTGCTTTTATTGTATCACTATAAGATAGATTGTTTTTATGTTCAGACCATATTCTATTTTTAATTCTATCGTCTGAATTATCATAACAAGATTTACAAATTGTTGATATCCATCCTTTTGTAAATCCAATATTTTCAGTTGATCCACAAAATTCACAAGTATTTGCAGACATATTTTCAGCAAATCTTACCATACCATCTATTTGTTCATCGCCTCCATTAAAATAGAAACTTAAAGTTCCAAATTTTTCTTTAACTTGAGTTGCAACAACTTGAGAGATTTTTTTATCATCAGATCTATATTCGTTATTATTATCTATATAATTTTGAATAGAATAACATAACTGATCTAATATCCAAAACCAACCATCACCATGTTCAAATCCCCAACACATTGCAGTCTTAGTCATACCTTCATAACGATCTATGAAAATTTTTGGATATTTTTTAACTAAATAGTTATCTAATTTTTCAGTCATAATAATTTTATTTATCTAATACATATTTATCATAATAATCATTAAATCCATCCATCATAGTGGTAATTGAATTTGAATTATCATCTTTTAATCCAATAATAGTATCGATCAAACCATATTGTACTGCTTGATCTGAATTTAACCATTTATCTCTTTGACAAAAATTGTGGATTTCTTCAAACGGCTTTCCAGTATTTTGAGAAAGAATCTTGAATAATAAAAAATTATATTTTTCAGTCTCCATTTGACTAATACGAGTGTCATCTACTTTACCACTAGTTCCAGCAGCAACATGATGTAACATAACGGTAGCATTAATTAGTGATGAACGTTTACCTTTTTCACCAGAAGAAAGTAGAACAGACCCCATTGACGCGCACATTGCTAAATTGACTGTAGACACATCAGACTTAATCCAGTTCATTACATCAATGATACCAAGTCCTTGTATAACTGACCCGCCTGGACTTGAAATTTGCATTGTAATATCCTTTCCAGGTTCTGCATTATCCAAATATAACAATTGTGCTTGAATAATATCTGACATAACATCATCTACTTCTCCAGAGACCCATAAAATTCTATCTAAAAGCAATCTATCAAACACAGATAATTGTGTAACATTTAATTTTCTTTCTTCTAATATCATAGGGGTTAGTCCATAATTCTTAATTTGATATTTTATTGCATTATCTACCACTGTTGAATTCATACGTAAATGCTTAGTAGCGTAGTTTTTGAAATCGTTTTTCTGCATAATTTAATATTTTAGTTATTATTTAATTGATTAGATACAAAGATAAGGAAAGTTTTTGAATTACCAAAGGAAACTCAATATTTTTTAAATAAACCTATAATTATCAAGTAAATTGTATAATGCACTTGATAATTATAGGTTTATTATAATGATTTTTTAATTAGGCTTCTGTTGTTTCATCTTCAGATTCAACTTCTGTTCCTTCTTCTTCATCATTAAGTTGTGATAGCATAACATCTTTCAATTTCTGCATTCTTTCGTCTGAGAAAAGAGATTTTACTTTTTCATCATCAATTGGATATGAAATTTCATTATCCAACACATGATAAAGATAATCAATAGCTAAATCTTGATCAGCTTTTTCACAAAGGAAATCAATTAATGCTAATTTGTCAGTTTCACTAAGATCAAAAATTTTAATTTCTTTAACCTCATTAAGAAATTCTTTTTGATTTTCAGTTGTTGGATCAGTTAATTCTGATAATTTTTCTGTAATGTTCATAATTTTTTATTTATAATTTTTTATTGTTTAATATATTTTTAATTAATATCCTTCTTCTTCGTCGTCTTCTTTATATGAATTATTGATATCTTCATCATCATTAAGATCTTGTACATCAGATACTACAGTTTCTACAATTTCTATATCATCATACACTAATGTATTATCCTGCATAATACTTTCTGAAAGTTCTTGTGCATATTGTTCTACTCTTTCATAATCAGCGTCTTCCGATTCAATTGAAAGAGTCATTTGAATTTTATATTCCTTTTTTTTCATATTTTATTTTTTATTTTTTATCTTCTTTTACTTCGATTTTTAATATTCTATGTGATGGTATAAATAAGAAATCTTTATCAAATTGTTGCCATACTCCATTATTTCCTATTCCTGTCACATTTTGCCTTAATGTGTATTCATTTTCATACTCAGTAGGTATTGTTATTTCTGTTTCATCATCAAGATAAACTATTATATTATAATTCATAAATTTAATTTTTTCTTATATACTAAAAGAAAAACAATAAGTTTATAATAAGTTTATAATAAGTAGTCTTCTATCTCTGATAGCGGGGGTGCACCCTCCAAATATGTATATCTTAACCTGAATCGGCAGACTTCTTATTATAAACTAGATTTATTTTCTAAATATTTAACATATTGATATAGTATTACATTTTCTTTAATTGATTCATCTATTATTTCAAATAAAATATCAATTTCTGAATTTAGCCAATTAATTGGCTCTTCTTTCCATTCATCTGGTATAATACCAATAGGAGTAGAAGATACAAACATTTTTATTTTTTGCTTTGCATCATTAATAACATTAATATTCTCATCAATTTTATTTCTTACATCTTCAATAGCCTCAAAAGACATTCTATTAAGATATACATTTGCTGTAAAATCTGTTCCCCAACCCATAATTATATTTTTATATCAACAAAGATAATATATTTATTTCTAATTACCAAATTAATTGTTCAATATTTTTGTTTATTTTTATATCAACAAAGATAATATATTTATTTATACCTACCAAATTTATTTCTCAAAATCTTCCTTTATTTTATATCCCCGTTTTTCCATATCACTCTTTATGAGATTTTCAATATATTTTGAACGACTTAAATCATTCTCTTTTATATAATCTTGTAAAATAACATCCAAATCTCTATTTAATGTTATGCTTATTTTAGGCTTCTTAATATCTTCTGATAATTTGTGTCTCGACATAGTTTTTATTTATAATATAAAAATATTTTAAAATAGTTTGTTAAATCACTAAAAAATCATTTTTATGACCTTAATATATTTATATATAGAATAAAAAATATCATGGATAAAAAAGTAAATATAAGAATAACGGTAAATAAAGACTTAGATAACTTAATGCTAAAACTAATTTCAAATAAATCAAAGTATATAGAATGGCTGGTATATAATGATCTTAATGTAAAATATACAGATGATAGAATTAAAAAAATAAAATTGTAAATATGAAGAAACCAAATGGATATTGGACATATGAAAAATGTAAAGAAGCTGCGTTAGAATGTAATACTAAAGAAGAACTAAGAAAAAAATATGGAACAGCATATAACTTGATTTATAAAAATAAATGGATAGAATTGGCGAAACATTTTATTGATATTAGAAAAATTAACGGATACTGTACTACTTATGAGAAATGTAAAACAGAGTTAGCCAAATATAAAAAACTCGCAGAATTTAAAAACAAATGGATATATAAAGTTATTTTAAATAATAAATGGAACGATTTACTTGAAGACTTTTATACTATAAAAATTGGTGGATGGTCTTATGATGAATGTAAAAATATTGCATCTAATTATTCAAATAGAACAGAATTAAGTAAAAACCATTCGGCTGTATATAGGAAAATTTTTAAAAATAATTGGAACGAATTATTAAATCATATGCCAAATGCAAAAATATGGACGTATGATAAATGTGTAGAAGAATCACTAAAATATGAATATAAATATGATTTAAAAAAATATTCTTCAAGTGCATACACATCAATACTTAAAAATAAATGGTACGATATTCTTAATAATATGAAATGTAAGATTAAAAATGAATGGACATATGATGAGTGCAAAAAATATTCTAAAAAATTTAAAACTTTAAAAGATTTCAATAAGAAATATCCTGGAGCAGTTGATGCTATATATAGGCATAGTTGGTTAGATATAATTGAAAAATTGAGAGAACAAAAACCACCCAATTATTGGACATATGATAAATGTAAAGATGTTGCACTAAAATATGACAATTTAAAAGATTTCAGAAAAGATAATGGTGGCGCTTATTATAGAATAAATAATAATGGCTGGAGTGAATTATTAGAACATATGAAAAAAATGCCAAATTTTTATAAAAGAGCATTGTATGTTTATGAATTTTCCGATAATACTTGTTATGTTGGATTGACATGTGATTTAAATAGACGACACTATCAACATTTAAATGATGATAAAGATTCTATTTATAAATATATAAAGAATACAAATATTCAACCTAATTTTATAATAAAAAGTGATTATTTAGATGTTAAAGATGCTGTAAAAATGGAAGAAATTATCTTAAATGAATATAAAACTAACAATTGGAAAGCTTTAAATAAAAACAAAACAGGTTCAATAGGCGGAATAATACTTTATTGGACATATGATAAATGTTTAGAAGAAATCAGGAAATATAAAACTCACGGTGATTTTAGAAAAAATGCTCCTGGTGCATATAACTCAGCCTATAAAAAAGGTTGGTTATATGAACTATTGGAGAATAATATAAAAGATTATGTGAAAAAAAGTAAAAAATCATTATAAGTTTTTAAGCATTTCATAAAAATCACTAATAGACATTATCTTCACACCGAATTCTTTTGCTTTATTCATCTTGGAACTTGAACTTGAAATATCACTGCAAACTAAATGTGTTGTATTTTTTGAAATTGATGACCCTTCTTTTCCACCATGTTTAATAAATAAATTTTCTTCTTCACTACCTTTTTTAAGCCTAAAGCCTGTGAATACAAAAATTTGTCCTTCTAAATCTTTATTTTTCATAATATTATTTTTTAATTGTTTTGTTTCAATTGTTATTTGAGGTTTGTCTTGAAGCCATTCATAAAAAGTATCATAAGCATCAAGATATGCATGTGCTGATTTATCTGAGAATCCTTTGATTGCTAAAATTTCATCAAGTGATGGTTTATAATCAAGATGCATCAGCAATTCAATCTTTTTACTACCAAGATTCTTAAAGAAATTTGAAGCGTGCATCAATTTTGATAATTTAACATTTGTAACTGCTTTATGTATGGATTGAAAAACTATAGATGATTTCCGATCTCCAAAGCGGTCTAATGATTCTAAATCTTCTTTTGATAATTCTAGTATTTGTTTAACAGTTTTATACCCAGCATTATATAATTGATTAATTATACCTTCTGATACATTTTCAGCACCAAGAATTTCAAAGAATGAAATGAGTTTTTTTATCTCTTGTTCTTCAGTTCCTTCAACCATTAATTCTACACCTGTTTCATTCCAAAATACTTTTGATGATCCAAAGGTTGGCATTTCAAATCCAGTTGATTTTAACACTCTAATCAACTTAGGAATGACACCCCCGCTGCGTGTAATTTCTATTAAACTATTGATACCCAAGCCATTATCTTTTACAAACTTATAGTTATTTAATGTCACTCTAGATATAAGAGCGCCATCCAATAACACAGGAGTTATGAGAGCAACTGGTTTCAGATAGGATTGCTTAGAGACTTCTTTAACAATTTCAAGAATTGTTGTTTCAGCGGTTTCAGACCATTGAGGATTTTTATATGCTCTTGCATATGCAGGATTATTATTAGTTTCTCTTCCAAGTTTCTTTCTGATATCTTTATCATTAATATCAAAAACAAGTCCATCAATATCATACTCTTTACCCCATTCAATAAATATTTCATTCAACTCATCAAAGTCCAAATCTTTTGCTTTAAATATTTTATATGGTACATCAGAAAAATTTTCATTAATAAATTTTAATTGTTCAGATTTATCTTGAGTGAAATCTTCACTTGCATATCCATAACGAATATGTTTAGCAAATTTTAAATCTTCTGATGGTGTATCAGAATTTTTAAGTCCTGCGATCATATTACGAGCATTTTTAAATGGTTCTCCGTTGTCTCTATAAAAGGTATGACTATTAAAAACTGGTTTTGGAAAAATCATTTCTCCAATAGTGAACAAATTAATTCGTTCTCCTTTATCTCTAAGCTTAGTGTAATGCAAGTGCATTGATTCCCCAGTTATACCGTCACCTCTTGACCAAGCAAGTTGGTTATATTCATCTTTAAGGATTGACATTCCATCATATTTTGATGTACAGACTAATTCTGTTTCTAAAGGTAGTCCTTTATTTTTTAACCATTTATGAATTTCTTCAATTGTATGGTATTTATCCAATGAATACATTGGATATTTCAAAGATTCTTTTCTATCTGGATTTACATCTTCACTATCTTCAATAACGCCAGATTCAAATATTTCATTATCTGGATTTAATTTTTGAAATGTTAAAATCAACTTATCATATTCAGGATCAGTTATTTCAGGTTCTCCATTACGATATTTCTGATTTAGTTTTTTAACTTCGATTGAAGCTTCGTTAAATTTGTTATTATCTAACAATTTATAAATTTCTGATAAAGTCATATTTTTATATTTTTATGTTGTTTATAGAATACAAAGATAAAAAAAATATCTTGAATAAAAAAATTATTCAAGATATTTTTTATGAAAATATTATTTTTTAACTTTTAGAATTAGATATCATAAAAAATTCTGGAAAATCTAATGATTTTTCCAAACTCATAAATTTATCTATTGCACCAGGTGAAATTTCTTTAACGTAATTTGAAAATTTGTTAGTAGAATCTTGTATAGCTTGATTTTTTGTTTTCATTGTTGGAGTAAAATAAAATTCATCTTTAAATGCTTGAGACATTAATCCAATAAAATAGCAGCAATCTAAATAATTTTCTATTTGATCAGTTGATTCAAATTTGAATAGTTGATTATATTTTTGAATATTTGTAAGCATAATATTTTTATAATTCTCATCTAATACACTATCTATTATATATTTAACTGCTGAACGAATTGTATTAGGTTCATGTCCTCTTGTTGTTATAATAGAGAATAATCTACCTTCTTTTAGAGTTGTTAAAAATGATTCCCATGATGGTCCAAAATTTTTATTATTTATTGCTTTTTTAATATCATAGACAAGTGCGTTATCTACTCTTGTCCCATTATCACTAAATTCAGAAAATGTATATTTAGTATCTGCTTTCCATTCATTGTTGTCAATATAGTTTGTCGGATATTTAGAACGTATTTTAGAAAAATCTTGAATTGAGACATCTTTATTTGTCCATTTACCATTTTCAAAATGTTGAAAATGTAAAGGCGTATTCATAATAAGTAAATTATCATCAATATCAAATATTGAATATTTTGAATTTTCTATATTTTGTTGTTCTAAAATAAATGCATTCCAATCTTTAACTTTTTTACTCATTATAAATTAAATTTTTTTACTGAGTCATATAATTCTGGATCTTTCATATATTTAATCATATCATTATATTCTTCATCAGTTATATTAATTTTTCTAACGGAATAATCTTTAGCTCTATAATTTATAATATATCCTCCTGATCTAAAATTATTTTTTGATATATCTTCAACTCTTGTTATAGAAATAGGACCATGTTTTTTTATAAACTCATCATTAGTAGTTATATAATCATAAAAAACTTTCATCATATTAGTATAATAAATATCTGCTTGTAATTTCATGTGATAATATTCATCAAAACTATATATTTTCATTATAAATAAATTTTTATTTATTGGTATATATAAAAATAAAAATCCATCTTAAACAGATGGATTTTTAATATTATTTAACTTTTCTAATTTATATTTTCTAAATTTTGAATATTCTATAAATCTTTGTTTTCTAAAAAGTGCATTAGGAAATTCCTTAAAATTAATTTCACCATAACTATTAATAGAATTAAAAGTATAGGTTTCTCCCATTTTTAATAATGAGATAGAACCGCCTAATTCTATACTAGAATATCGTGAATAATTATCAATGCAAATCATTTTAGTACCATATTTATAGTCTTTATATTTCATTTAATTTTTCTAATTTATATTTTCTTAATTCTGAAATTTTTATAAATCTATTATTATTGAATAAATGGTGAGATATTTCATTAAGTCCCAATTCTTCATTAGTGTAATAACCACTACTAACAGTATACACTTTACCTATTTCTAATAATTTTATATTACTTAATTTTGTATCTGGTGAATATAATGTGAAATTATCTATACAAACTATTTTTTCACCTATTTTATAATTTTTAGATTTCATATTTCAATCTTCTAATTTTTCACGATTATTCTTCAAATATTTATAAATGCTAATAAATATTTTATTAAAGCTTCCTATTTCACAAATATATTTTCTATTTAAAATAATCATTTTAACAAAATTTGATTGATTACCAGTCAAATCTTTTATTCCTGAATCTTTAACCCAATTAGAATATATATCTTCTGATTTTTTATCTTTCATAATTTTTTTGCAAATATACAATAATATCTTGATATAAAAAATATTTTGTTCAAAATAATATTAACTTCATTGACAATGAACATCATATTTAATTGAACAAAAAATATACATCAAATCAAATTATTTATTTTTTATATCAATTATAGTATCAAATAATTTATTAAATTTAGATTTTAAATCATTTAAATCTTTTTCATATTCATTCATTTCATCTATAACAGCATCAATATCGCAAAAGTAATAGTTATTATTATCTTCTGTTTTAGAACTATCTATATCTGCTTTATATAATGGAAAATATAATCCAGTACCGTCAACTTAAACTTATACAAATTTGTACTTGCTGTGACGTTTGAATTTCGTTTGATGAAATTCTTTATCCGAACACACTATTCTCTATAGTTTAAAGAAATCGTAGTCGCTTTTAATTATTTAAACTACATAACGAACAACCATTTTTAAGACTTATTATAGTCCGTTGTTAAGATGTATTTAAAAGTGTATTAATCGTTTTATGTTTACTGTAATCAATATTATTGATATGTATAAAGATTAAAAGTTTCAGTTTGATTTTTAATCAAACTTATTACTTTTATGATTTTACGTTAGTTAAGTTTTTAACTAACAACCATTTTATCATGACATCAAAGAACTATTTGTTTAATTATATTTAATAGTATAATATTTTAAAAAAGTTTATTTTATTTACACTTTTTTATATTTTTATTTAAATTTTTTGTAACGGAATCTTTACCTTCAAAATCTTTATCATTTGCTAATCTCTCAACATAATAATAAATAACAATTGCATAACCTATGTTATCAAATCCTTCACATTTTGTTTCAATAAAACTAGTTATATTTTTTTAACATATTTTAAAATATATATTGGATCACCTACCAATAAATCTGTCCATTTTTTCATAATATTGTTATTTTTAAAAATCATCGTAGCACCATATTGGTGTATGATCACCCACATAAGCGTTAGCAGTATTATATTCAAAATATTCTTCTGCTTCTTCTTCTGTCATGCCGTCATTTATAAATATTTCAATACATTTTGATACTGAGTATATCAATCTCATTGAGTTTATTTCAAGTCCAATAACTGCATCATCTAATCCATCAGCAGATAATATTTCTTCATCTGGATAATTATTTATAATTTCCTCTAACATTTAATATTTATTTTTTTTTATAAAAACTTAACAATTCCAAATTATACCAATTGCATCGTCAGTTTCCCATCCTGTTCCTTCTTCTATCGTCAAATCACTAATCATCATCACTGCACTATCATCAAAAAGTGGTCCAATTTCAATATCATCAATATTAGGATATATTACTCTTAATTCTTCTATTTTTTCTATTAATTCTTTTACTAACATATTTTTTCATTAATTTTATTTAATTTTAATTTTCTATATTGATTATATGTTATGAATTTATTCATAGTATAACTACAAACTATATAACATAAATTTTTATAATTATCAAGATAACTCACATTTGTTATAATATCTTTGTGTATATTAATAATAGTATATGTTTTATATTTATCGAAAATACAAATATCGTTACTCATATAAGTAATTTTATCACCTTTCTTCATATTTAACAGAATTTATATATTTCAGTTTTTTTAATCTATTAATTTGAATAAATGGTTCAGGAAAAGTTATTTCAATCTTATCATATAATTCTTTTAGTTTTTCAACTGGATAATGATCAAATTTTGGATCAAAAGCATAATTAACACAAGCAAATTCATTGAAAGAATGTGAAAAATTACCATATTCCTGTACAAAAAAATAATAAAAATTTTTATGAAAATTTTTTCCTTCTATTGTATCTGGAGGATAAGAATATTTTCTGTTCCGCCAATTACAAATAATTCCATGTTTAATCCTGAACAATTTATTTAATTCTTCATATTTTAGTTTTCTTTTTCTTTCTTTCTTTTTCCTATTAAACATATTATAATGAATTTAATTTATTTTCAAATTCTTTAATTGATTTTTTAAATTTTTTAAGTTCATTTTTTAAATTATTCACACTTCCAATATCATTTTTAATTTGTTCATTTATTGATAATACTGTATTAATAATTTCTTCTAATTGTTTAACTGATATTCCATCTGTTAAAAAATGAGATTGTAGTCTCCAGTTACCGTCATTATCTGATATTAGAAAACATTTTGTTATTTCTTCTTCGGACAAAATAAACCAATTCTTTGATAGTTTATCTTTAAATACATTAATTCCAATTTTGTTAAAAAGTTCAATTGTTTTTAAAACGTCTTCTTTATTGTTAATTGAAATTACGCTAATTTCGTTTGGTGCTTTCATTATATTTTATATTATTAATTTACCGTTAATATGATCAAATTGATGTTGAATTGCGATGGCATTTAAATCTTTAAATGTAGATAATTTATAATTCCAATTAATATCATAATATTTAATATGAACTATTGATCTTCTATTAATTGGAAATTCTAAATTAGGAAAGCTTAAGCATTTTTCTTTATTTTGTATAAGAAATCCATCAAGTTTTATTTCTGGATTTATAAATACTTCTTTTAAATCAGGATTATTAATTACAAATAAATTTAAATTGTGTCCAACTTGTGGCGCAGATAATCCAAATTCAAAATTATGATAATTAATAGTTTCAAACATATCTTTAATCAAAGAAATTAAAAAAGGATTTTCTTTTTTTACGTCTACATTTATTTTTCGTAATTTACCTGAGTTAGAATCATCATATTTGATTATATCTAAAATCATTTATTTTTCTTTTTTTCTTTCTTTTTTTCTTTATTTTCAGCTTTTTCTATTTTCTTTTCTTCTAATTTCTCTGAAACTCCTGATTTGAAAAAATCTTTATATTCTTTTTTCGAACAATATTTCCATCCTTGTTCAATATAAGATTTTATACTAACAACTTCATTAATACTTCCATCAGGTAATTTTTTAAAAGTGTCATTTTTTCTTAATATCTTCATATACTATTTTATTTTTATTATTGTTATAATAGATTTAATCTAATTAGTTTTTCTTTTCTTTGAAATTTTTTAAATTTATTAATAGTTAAAAATTGACTACTTAATGGTTTAATATCTTGATGCTTTATATCAGAGTTAACATATATATGTTCTAATTTAGTTATTTTTCCAATATAAACATATAAGACTTTATATGTTTTTCCAATTGTTAAATATCTTTCATATCCATTATCATTTAAAATGCAGATAACGTTATCATCTATTGAATATTTATATTGCATAATTTATTAAGTTTTTTTAACTTATCAAGTCTTTGTTTTTTATTAAAATCATTGAGTGATAAAAACAAATCACAAAATACAGTTAATGTATAACTATTACTATTTGATTGAATAATAACTTGATATTTATTAATATTAGTATTACAATGAATTCCAATAATTTTATATGATCTTCCAATAGTTAATATATTTGGATAACTACTATTATTTATACATACTATTTCATCACCTTGATTCCAACCGTTATTATTCATTCCAACCTAATTTATTAAGTTTTTCTATCCGTTTTTCTCTTAATCTCTGTATCTTCCATTCTCTTGATTCAGTAATAATTGATGTTGTTGTAGACATTATATAAGGAACAAATATATAACCTTGCTCTAATAATCCAGTTGAACCAGAAATAATGTCATTTGTATTATAACTTGATGAAAGTGTATTATAATAACTTGATGATATTGTAGTTATACTATATCTTGATTTTACTGTTTTAATTGAATTCAATCTCTATACATTAATTTTTTATTGTAGTATATACTACTACATGTACCTTGACCATATGTCAAAGCAAATTGCCAACCGTTATATTCACAGATATCAGACGGAAAATGACTTGTAAAATCATCAATAGATTCTGTTATTTCAGTTCCTTCTTTTTCTGCTAAATCAAACAATGAGTATAATAGTTGAGTTGGATATGGTGTACAACCATTTTTGTAACATTTGTCCCTCCATTCTTCTCCATTTTTGCTTATTATTCTATTGACTAAAGAATCAAAAGTTTCTTGATCATTGAACATTTTTTTAATTCTTTCGATATTAATATTATTTTGATCATCTTCTAATTGTAATTTTTCTCGGAACTCACGAATACTTTCTTCACCCTCAGGAGTTTTTAAAAACTCTAAATATTCTTCTAATTTTTCTGTAACACTTGACATAATATTATATTTATTTATTTATTTATTTATTTTTATTCAAACCACAATCTAAAATGATTAGTAGTTTCTTCTGAAAACTCACTTGGATGTTTTGAAAAAATTAACATCATTAGACTTTTATAGTCTGTTTTTTCTGTTGTTTCAATATATACAGTACAAGTATAATCTTTTTTTGACTCCATATCAAAAAGAATTTCTGATACTCCAAAATTAACAAGTAGTGTACAGAAAATTGCGGTATCTCTACTACTCCAATCAAGAATATTCATGGATGTAGTGTAATCAAACTCAACTAATTCTCCGTAATAATCTCCGTATTTTTCACTTTTATGTACTACTATCATAATATTATAATTTTTATTGTTTAACTTATTCTATTATAGTTTCATTTATTTTATTTAATTTTTCTTTTCTTAATATAATATTTGCTTTATTGTAATATTTTTCATAATAAAGTTTCCTGAAATAAAACCATTTTTGATTAGGTGGCTCATATTCCATATTTGACATATATAATTGAGAATCTTTGTAGTCATGTACATAATATTGTACAAATAGATAATATGCTATATCATCAAATATTGTAGAGTTTTTTAAATTCCAATATCCCCATCCTTTATCTATAATCATTTAAAATTCTACTGTATTTATCATTCTTAAATATAATGGTAATTTTTGATGTAATTCTTTTCTATATTGAGTAAATATATCATTTATATTTAAAAAATCTTTTTTATCAATTATTTTTACTAAATAATAGTTATATTTAATTGACCATTGTCCTAAAGTATTATCAATATATGTATTATTTTTAGATATATTAATAAAATGAATAAAACATGAGTCATCATTTATACATATGCACATTCCTAATGTCGATTGATTGCTACTTAATGCATCATTAACAGCATTCATTTGGCATCTAAAATTATATCTACATCTACCACTTTTTACGTTTATTTTTTTACCAGTACTAATAGCATAATTTTTAATAAGACTTGTTGATTTTTTATCTAGCATAATATATTATTTATAAATTATTTAAATCTTTCGGAATTGGTTTTAAATGCCAAAATCCGTTATCATCAATTGTAAAACTTTCTGGTTTCATAGGAGAATATCCCCAAGTACAGAAACCATTACATTCGATATTTTCACAAGTATTTGTAAACTTATTTTCTACTCCCCATTCTTGCCCGCATAAAACACAAATTAATTTTTTATCTGATATATCATTTTCTTCGTTATCAATTTGTTTTAATTTATCTCTTCTCTCATATTTTATTGAATATATAAATCTTTTAATTGTGCACCATACTTTTTTATTGTTATCATTTAAAACTTTTATTTTACCAATATTATGATCTAATATATTATATGATTTACCAATAGTTAAATTACATCCTTTAATTGATGGATCATAATATCTTTTATTGTTTTCATTACAATACCGTTCAGTTTCAAAGCATATAACAGTTTTACCTATTATACAAAATTTATCTGTAAGTATGCATCTTTTTAATATTTTTCTTTTTTCAAATTGATCTTTTTCTAAAAAATCTTGACTATTTAACCACTGCTGAAGTATCATATAATTTCTTTAATTTTTCTTTTCTAAGATATTGATCATCTAATTTAGTATAATTATCAATTGATATCGTGCACCATTTCGTAATTTTTTTATTTGACCTGCATGTTAGACAATATTCATATTCATTATTCAAAATACTTATAATTTCGATTTTAAAAATGTTTCCAACTACAATGTTTCCAACTACAATATCTCCTACTTTATATTTCATATAATTTATTTAATTTTTCTTTTCTTAAATATTTAATATCTATTAGATATGAATTATAATCTAAATATTCAGAATCAATATAAGTGCGACGTGATTCTGTTAAATATACTACTACATAATACAATGAAATTTCACCAATTTCTATTATTTTTAATTTAATATCATTATTAAGCAATACAATATCATTAATTTTATATTTCATTTAATTGTTTCAATTTTAATGCTCTTATATCTTTTTTAGAAAAAATATTTAAATTTGTTTTATTAATGATATATGAAAATAATTTATTTTTCATCAACACAGATCTATTATTAAGAGATACTGATTGTATGACTTTTTCAATATCAACTCTTTCTCCGTACTCTTCATTAATAAAAATATTATTATTATCAAAATCATATTCTAATGTTATATATATGTCATATATTGGTTCTCCATACATATTATGTTTATCACTTTCTAAATAAACCCCTACAATTTTGTCAAATTCATTAGATAAATAACCTATATATTCTTGTAGAAGAACGTTTAAAAAATCATCTTCAGTATAATCTCCGATATGCCTACGTAAAAAATTTTCAATAAACCATTTTTCAGGATCAACTCCCGTTTCAGATGCAATGTTATCTATTATTTTAAGTTGAAATTCAACTTTACTACTTATCCAATTGTTAAATATAGTTTCAAATGATTTCATATAATTTTTTATTTAATTATTCTAATTACAAAGATATAAAAAAGATTTGATATATTAATATATAACATAATAAAATAATAATAATTTATGAAATATTTAAAAACATTTGAAAAAATGATGTCAAATTTTACATTATATCATGGCTCACCATATTTATTTTCTAAATTTAAAAATAATATAACATTTTTTTCAGATAATAGTAAATTTGCATATGACTACGCAAGTGAAAAATCAAGTGATAATGAGTTAGATCAATCTCCAGTTATTTATACATGTAAATTAAATGGTAAAATATTTGATGCAAATATAGAAGAGCATTTAAAACAATTAGATGATGCATTACCAGATAAAATTACTTGTTATATGAGCAATTTTTGTTTTCCTACGGATTATAAAAAACAAGATATTTTAGAATTATTAAAAGGAGATGATATTATAGAACCAGTTGATAATATAATAAATGCTAAAATTGGAGATAACGTAGATGATCCATATTATAAATATGATAAATTAATAGTTGTTGATGTTGATGACGATTATGTTTATACAATTGATAAAAAAACTTTTTCATATTATTTAAATGGTGCAGAATCAATATCATACGGAGATAATAAATTTGGATATGAATATCGTAAATATTTTGAAGATTTTAGAAATTATATAAAAAGTATATTTAAAGGAACTGATATTTATAGAATATCTGATCATTTAACTGGGATATTTCTTGATAAAAAATATCACAAAACATATTTAAATATTGAAATAACAGATGAACAATATGAAAAAGGAGTAGAATTATATAACATCGCAAAAGAAAATATGATGAAAGAATATGCTTCTAAATATAAAAAATCATGGAATAAAAAACCAAAAAAAATAAAATTAGATGATACTTGGAGATATTATGAAAATGATTCTGTATCTAATACAATTGAAAAATTAGGATTTGTTGGTTATGTCGCAAAAGAAAAAAAACACAATACGTATGCGATATTTAATCCAAAAGAAACAATAGTAATTGAATCAATTTATTATGAAGTTGGTGAGTTTAAAAATTTAGAAGAAATTAGTAAGTATAATAGACTAATGAATGAACTTTATAAACATTATGACTCATCATTTGGTTATGAAAGATATGATGTATATAATTATTATATAAAAGGAATGACATTAGATGAAATAATATCTGAACTTGATAAAAAAAATAAAGAATAATGTTAACCTTTTTATTATTTATATTAGCAACAATTGGAGCAACATTAATAACAACCCAATCTTATATATTTAAGCATATAAGAGATAAAATACAAGAAATGAATCAATCATTAGGTAAGTTATTAAAGTGCTGTCAGTGCAGCGGATTCTATTGGGGTATTATAATTAAAACTTTATTAATGATATATTATCATGAACTAACTATTATGAGTTTATTAATAATTCCAATATATGGATTTATTGGAAGTTTTATATGTTACTTAACATATTTATTAATTAAACCTTTGATAGATAAATATGATTAAAAATAATTTAAAATAATTTAAAATATGATTACAACTTTTAATAAATTTGATAATGATGATAATTATATTTATCATGGTACAGGTAGAGGGCAGTCATTACATATACAAAATGATGGATATATGAAAACTAATAATACAGGTGATGAAAAGTCATCAATATCTTTTACTAATGATATAAATTATGCTAAATATTATGCTAAATATAAAGGAGGAGAATCTAAAATGGTTATTTTAAGAACCAAATTAAATGATAAATTTAAAATTTCTGACAAAGTAAAAAACGGTAAAGTAAAAGAATATGTTACATTTGATAATTTATTATCAAATGAATTAGAAATATTAATGCCTAGTGGTTGGCATAAATTAAATAATTGGAATGTTATATTTGACGAACCAAAATAAAAGGGCATCTCCCGATGCCCATATCTAACAGCCATTAGAACAATGGGCAGTTGGCCTTAAAAAATACTTTATACTTACTATTCTCATATTTTTTATTTGTATATATTAAAATTAATATATACAAATAAAAATAATATTATGGGGCTTAAAAAATTTGATGAGTTTGAATATATTAATGAAAATATTCTGAATGACGAAGAAAATGAAAACGATAATGAAAACGAAGATAAATGGGAAGTTAGAGTTGATGATGAACATGAATCTTTTTGGGAATATAAACATGATGCAATTGATCAGATATTAGAAATATTAGACACTCAAGGAGAAAAAAGTTTAGATGATTATATTGATGAAGATGATTATCAACCTGCTAAATATGAATTAGCTGATTTATTAGATAGTTTGGATGAATCTGATTTTTATGATATGATAGATGAACTAAAAGAATTTACTGGTTATACAAATGTTATAAAGTTAATAAATGTAGATGATGAAGATGAGATTGAATTTTTAGATGAATATTAAAAAATGAAAAAGATTCATATTTTATGAATCTTTTTCATTTAAACACTTAATTTTAATTTTTCTAATAAAGTTATTATATTTTTTTTCTATAATTACAGTCATTTTATCATATTTAAATTTAACATGTAAATTTTTTATATTATATTTTTTATCATATTTAACCAAATCAAAATCAAGAAATCCTACAAATTCTACAAATTTAAATTTTTCTAAAAATACTGCATATTTTATTGTACCTTCGTTATTATAATTTATAATTTCTAAATAATTTATAATTTCGTTATTATTAATCATATCATTTATAATATTAAATGGTTGTAACTCATTTTCATAAATATAAAGATTAAAATTAATAATATTATTTTCTATAGATATACAATTATCTAGTAAAAATTTATTATTAAATCTAACTTCAAAACATGATTGATAAATAGGATCTATATTATAACAACAGTTTTGTATAGAATTAAAATGAGGTAATGTCATCATTATTCAGTTGTTTTTATATTTCAATATTGTACTTGATCATCATATCATTATGATAATATTTTTTTATTTTTTTATTTCCAGAAATTTCATCCAATATTTTAAGTTTTTCTCTTCTAATATTTATTATATCCATACTTAAAATTTTTAATACATTTTCTTTAATTTCATCTCTGATTTGTTTTGTATTTATTTCAAATATATAACTATTTAACATCTTATGAATTTCGGATTTCTTTCTATCAAATGCTTTAAAAGATTCTATATCAATAATAATTGGAGGTTCACTCATACAAGTTTCTATTTCTAATTTGAACATATATTTTTATTTGTTATAATATAAATAAATTAAAAAGTTTATTTTATATATAACGAAAATATAGTTTATATTATGAATGAAAATTTTAAATTATTAGCTAAAAATAAATCTTATTACTCTTGGGATTACGATTATAATTCTGTTGAAGCTAAGATATTATTAGATATAAACAATGATGATTTATATCTTAAAATGAATAGTTTTATATCAAAATCTGGATTAGGTAAAGGTGAATGGAAAAAAGATTTAGAGTTTATTAAAATTGGAAATTTAAATACAAAAATAGATACTGTTTTGGTAAATTCATTATTGAAAAAATATAAAATATCTCAGCATAATTTTTCTAGACATTGGGAAGATGAAGAAGGCAATCAAATGCTATTATCTGAAGTATTTATGTTATATAAACCTGATATTATTGAAGAACCAAAAGTTGAAGAGCCAAAAAAAGAAAATCCAAAATTAAAGCATATAAAATCAATATCTACATTTGATCAAAAAGAAAATGATGATATAGAGTTAGTTAAATATTCAGATAAAGCATATGCGCTTTTTGGTATTGGAACAAAAAAAATTAAAGATGAATTATTATCATTAGGTTGTAGATATAATAAATTTTTAACTGATCCTAAAACTGGTGGTAAAAAAGCTGGATGGATTTTTTCGATAAATAAATTAGATAATATTAAAAAACTGATAAAAAATTAATTAGTGATTATTAATATTATTAAGTAATTTTAATTTTAATTTTCTAAAACCATAAGATGCATCAATAACATCTAAATATATTCCAGTATAGCATTCAAATTCTTTTAAAATATTGTTATCTTTCTTATATTGTGAAATATCATCAATATAATTATTCACTTTAAGTGCTAATTCATTTTGTATATCATTCTGTAATTGAATAGCTGATAATGTATCATTTGAATCTTTTAATATTTTATCAAAATCTACATCACAATTATTGATTTTTTTAAAATTACTTGTGATGACATTAGTTTTAATATTAGTATATAAATTATATATACTTTCTGAATCTTCTATTAATGTATCATTTAATTTTTTTATATTTTTATCTGCAGTTAATAGAAGCATTTTTGATTTGATATCTTGTGATGAATCAATAACATAATAATATTTATTTCTTGATTTTATAATATTATCTTGTGTTTTATTTTCTATATTTTTATCAAGTGATAAATATATATTACGAGTCTTAAATTTCATTGCTGATATAATTACATTAATTTGATTATCTGAAAATTTTATTGTTTTCCAAGTTTGAACTTTAGATAAATTTTTAGTAAATACAAATGTTTCTCCTTTTATATTATTACTAGAATATGAAAAATAAAAAATTCCAAATTCTGGATGATTTATTCTGACTGCATATTCATTATTAATTTTTATTTTTGACATTTTTTGTTTGATTTATTTATTACGTATTAATTTACAAATGTATATAAAAAATGATAGATAAGTTTATATTTTGAACTTAAATAATGTTATAAAAACACTTATAAAAATGATAAATTGAAATAATATAATGACATATATAATAAAATTTAATTTATGATAAAAATAAAGATAAGATATTAATTAAATAATAAACTTATTTGAAAATATAAAATACATAATCATTAATAAATAAAAAATTAAATAATTAATAGACATGGAAAATTTAGCATGGAGAAAAATAAATGGAGAAAAAATTATAAGTATAAATGATTACGTATTAAATTATGTTAAAAATGTTGATAAAGGATCAAAAGTAATTATTGGTTGTGATTCAGATAGTCATATGCATAGAACTAAATATGCAGTTTCAGTTGTTTTTTATAATGAGGAAAAAAGAAAAGGTGCTCATGTAGTTTATGCAACATATACTGAGCCTAAAGTTAAAGACCTTGTAACTAAATTATGGAATGAAGCATTATTGTCTCATGATGTTGCTGAATCTATTAACGAAACATTAAGTAATAATAATTATAAATATAAATTTGATAAAAACTATTATGATGATTCAACACCAAATAAGCTAGTAGAAATTCATGTAGATTTAAATGTTAAAAAAAATACAAGAAATGGAGCAAGATTATCAAACAATAAATCAAATAAAGTTTATAATGATGTTATGGGATGGTTATGCGGTGAAAAATATAAAGTAATGGGAAAACCATATAGTTTTGCTTCAAGTTCTGCTTCAGATCGTTTATGTAAATAAAATTTTTAGTTTTAGATAAAATAGATATAAATATATTTATATATAAGGTATATAATTATGAGTAAAAAACTGATATTAAAAGATATTAAATATTTACAACCTAGTGAGACTTTTTTTTAAAGTTTGCTAGGTTTTTGTATTTATAATATAAGAGAGATTCGGGTTAAGGTCCTGACGAATTAATCAATAAAATTACATTTGGTGTGTGGAAGCTATCTCTCTATTTTTAAATTTAACAAAAAAAGGAGGTGAAACATTAGGTTGTTTCACTTTTTTTTATTATATTCGTTATTAATTAAAATAATCGATAATAAAAAACAATTAATAAAGTCTTAATTTAAATGAGTGAAAATAATAATAAACCAACAATATTGAAATGGTATGATGATGATAATGAAGAAGTTAATGTTGAAATTTCATCAAAAGAAAAATCAAAAATAAATGATAAAATTGAAAATTTTATTCAAAGAGTATATTCAAAATTTGGTTATATAAAAAATAATAATAAAGATAAATTTGAAATAAATAAAAAAAGTTATGAAATGGAAATTATAAATAAATTTATTAATAATAAAAGAACATTTGAGAGTATAGCAAAATTTAATGATATAAGAACTGAAGAATCTTTTATTAAATATATGAAATATAATTTATTTAATCAATATCATTATAATGGAGTATTTTTTATTGGTAATTATCATATCGTCGAATGTACATCTAATAAAGGTAAGCGTGGTGAAAATTTAGCAAATATATATTTTCAAAATTTTATTAATAATAATAATAAAACTAAAAAAATAATTAAATTTAATCCTCCAATAAATATAGCAGAAGATGTTAGTGGAATAGATGGATCATTTATGTTTGATAATGAAAAATATACAGTTCAAGTAAAGCCATTTTCATCACAAAAAAGAACATTAGATGATGTTATATTTGAATCTGCAGGAATATTAAAATTTGATACACACTATTTAGTTTTATATAATGAGAAAAAGATTAATTATAATTATTCATACGATATTATAATTATATCAAATGGTAGGAATAAAAATTGTATAACAATTGATGGTTATTATTACAAAACAAATTGTAACTACATTAAAGAAGAAATATATAATATTCGTTTAGAATAAAAAAGAGTAGATTTTTATCTACTTTTTTTTATTCATTTTTAAATTTCTTAAGTCTTTTAATATCATCCTTTAAATCTTGACTATAATATTTAATTAAAAATTCAATATCACTTTTTTTTATTTCATAATAATCTATTATTAAATTCAGATCATTATTATTAAATTCAGATTTTATCTTATTTTTTGAAGGCTGCTTTGTTTTCCACCACCAATCAGGTGTTCCATTAGTAGTTTTATAAAAAATTTGATACCAAATATCTAATGATGATGATTTATTAATATTTTTATTATTAAAAAATTGTGCTTTTCTCAAATATTTATATGCGAATTTTCTATTAAGCATAAAAAAAGAATCTTCTTTTTCTTCATCTGTTATAAATTTATATTTATCTTTATCTTTAAATATAATATTTGCAAGTGTTATAAAATCTACTTTCGCCATATTTTCATTGTTATTTTAGGTGATAAAAATAATCCGATAATAATCCAAATCATCCATATAAGTACAAACATAGATAAATCATTTTGATTAAATACAAATGCTAATGGCATTAATAATAATGACCAAACCACATTTACTAAACAAAGTCTTTTATATCCTTGTTCTAATTTCTCATTTAAATTATCTTTCATTTTTGTTCTTTTAATATTGTTTTATAACATTTTCTACATAAAGGTTTATAGCTATCATTACCACCTATTATAATTTGTGGTCCTTCAATTATTATTTTATCATTTAAAAATCTAGCGTTTAATATAGCTTTTTTAGTTTTACAATGATTACATATAGTTTTAATTTCTTCAATAGAATCACATATTGAAATTAATTGAGATGATCCAATAAATCCTATCATTTTATAATCCGATCTAAGTCCATAACAAATTACTGGTATATTTAATTCATCTACGATATCTGACAATTGAAATATATTATCAGATGTTAAAAACTGTACTTCATCTACAAATACACAAGATATATCTACTTCTTTTTTAACTATATCATATATATTAGTATCCTCATTTACTGGTATAGCATCAATTGATAATCCAATTCTTGATGTTATTTTACCTACTCCATATCTATTATCTTTACTTGATGTAAAACACATGGTCTTTTTACCATTTTCAAGATAATTAAAATTAGTTCTAATTAAATCTATGCTTTTACCTGCATTCATTGTAGAGTATCTAAAATATAATTTAGCCATTTATTTTTAATTATTTTTAATTATTTTTAATTATTTTATTTATTTCTATTAATCAATAACTTATAATAATCTAAATATCAAATAATTAAATAAAATAGAAATATCTGATGCGTATTAATTAATATATACTTGAGTGAGAAATACTATAAGTATATAGCAAAATTTTTAAAAAAGTTGAATTATATTCAACTTAATTTACAATAAAAAAATAATAAATTCTCTATGAAAAAAAATGAAAAAAAAGATGTATGAAAATTGGTTTGGGATGCTGAAACAAAAGATGTTTTGTTGTTAAAGCAAATTGAAGGTGAATTTGAAACAGTTAATGAATTTTTCGAAACAAAAAACAAAAATGAAATTTATGATAAAATATATGAACTTGGATTAAAATATGATCCAATACTTCTTGAAGAAGAGGAATGGGTTTAAATAAAAAGTGCTGTTTTATAAAACAGCACTTTTTATTTAAACGTTAGTTTATCTTTATTTTTAATTGCTTTATTTAATAGATATTTAACTACATCATTAAGTTTTATTTTTTTAGATTTACACATTTCTAAACTTTTATCAAATGTTTCGTTATCGATATCTAATAATATGATATTTTTTCCATTATTATATGAACTGATAAATGATCTTATAACCTCACTCATAGATTTATCTTTTTTTTCACAGACGTCTTGAAATTTTTTATATTCTTCATCATCAATTCTAATTTTCAATAAAGAGTTTTTCATTATTTCATTTATTATTTTATAATTAATATAGAAAAAATAATAATAAAAGTTTTATATATATATGTAATATGAAAAAAATTAAAACATTTGAAAACTGGAAAGATAATATTATAGATGATAAATTATTTACTAGTGGCAAAGCAAAATATAATCCTACTGTATTTGGAGGAATTATAAAATATAAATCAGGAAATGTAGAACCATATTATTTTGCTAGAATACAGAAAAAGGGAATATTTTTCATTTGTAAAATTTTCAAAAAAACTAAAGATGGAAAAAGTGTGAGATTAAGAAATAAAAAGAAAGATGATTTAAAATCTGCTCATAATTATGTTAGAGAATTTATAAATCAAAGACTAAAAAGAGATGAAGAAAAAGGTGATAGTAATGATTCAATATTTGAGCCTAAAAAATATAATACTAATGTAGATACTGATAAAATATTTACAGATGAATATAGCGATGATAAATCATTTACTCCTTATTATCCTCCTGTAATGGAAGAACCAAAAAAAAAGACAATTATTAGAAGATATTAACAAAATCCTTATATGTAAAAATATAAGGATTTTTTTGAACTTTTTATTTAAAAGTTTATATAATAATTATAAAAATAATTATAAAAAATGAAATACTATGTTATAAAAGTTGCCAATGGCAAAGAAAAAAAAGTAAAAGAATCAATAGAACACGAATTAAAAATGCATCCTATTGAAAATCTCATATCAAATATATTAGTACCTAGTAATAAAACTCAGCAATTAAGAAATGGAAAAAAGATAAATGTTGAAAAAATAACAATACCAGGTTATATATTTATTGAATGTGAATCTATAGATACTGTTGAAGGTTTTGTTAAATATATTGGAGGAGTACAAAGTGTATTAAAAAAACCATTAAGGCAATCTGAAGTTGATAGATTATTAGACAAAAAAACTGATGATTTAATTGTTTATGTTAATGATAATACTTATTATATTAAAGAACGAGTTAAAATAATAGATGGACCATTTAATAATTTCAAAGGAGTCATTAAAACTCTTGATGATGTTAAGAAAAAATCTAAAATTGCAGTTAATGTTTTTGATAGAGAAGTTATGCTAGATTTAAATTATACACAATTTATAAAAGATGAAAATTAATAATAACTAAAAAAGCATCACCAATGGTGATGCTTTTTTAGTTATATAAAAAATATGATAATTTAAATAATATATTATATCAATATTTGTCGAATATTTAATCTACTGTAAAGTAAAAAAATAGAGAATGGTTCGTTATAACGAATCATTCTCTATTTTTATTTTATTCATCCCTTTTTGGTTTAGCATCAGCAAAATTTAAATAAATTTTTCTATCATCCCTTATTAATGATATAACTTTTACAGTAACTTCTTCACCAACTTTATATTTTTTATCACTTCTATTAAGATATGTAGTTTGAATTAATCCAGTTGTTTCATCATCAAGTGTGATAAGAGCACCGAAATTTTTAATATCTCTTATTTTACCAGTTAATATTTTACCAACTTTAATACTATCCCACATAGATTCTTTTAAAATTTGAGTAAGAATAATTTTATTATTTTTTATAACTTCTTTAACATAAAAATCAATAGTCATACCAGGTACTATTTCATTCCATTTATTTTGCCATTTTTCACCAATATTAGCTTTATGAACCATACCAGTTAAGCAATTAGGACCATCTTCAGTAGCTTTAAATTGTACAAAAACACCAAATGGAGTTGTACCTGTAATATCTCCAGTATATGTAATATCATATTTTAATTTTCTTACTTCGTCTGGTATTAATGATTGTAAATATTTTTTTCTTGATACTACATAAACACCCTTTTCTTGCTGTAATGTTTCTAGCATTACTTCAAAAGTCAAACCTAATATAGATTCTGAGTCTGTTAATTTATTTACATCTGCTAATGTATTTGGCATAAATGCCTCAACTCTAACATTATCCATAATAATATCCATCATATAACCTGCTGGTATCATTGATTTAACTTCAGATATAAGAGGCAATCGTTGTTCAAAATATTCTTTCATTTTACTGTGAACATTTTGTTTAATTAGTTCTGTAATAGAACCCTTAATTAAATATGGTTTTTCTGATACTGATGTTATTAATACATCAATTGAATCACCTACTAGCAATTCTGTTACAACTGTATTCAATTTAGGTTTTTCTACATAAATAAAATCTTTAAATCCAAAATCAATTAAAATTTCTTTCTGATTGATTGAAGATATTGTACCTGTAACTACTTGATTTTCTTTAATCTCTTTTTTACCAGATAATGATTTTTCCATCTTTTCATACATATCTCTATATTCTGAATTCAAATCACCAGAACTCTTTATTTTTCTGATTCTATTGTTACTCAATTCTGGAAATGGATCTGGTAAACTACCGATATTTACTCCTACTACTAATTCTGTGTTCATTTTATTTTTTATGTTAATAATTAATTTATTTATTTTGATTGTTTTGATTGTATATCATAAATATTAGAAAGTTTATTTTTTTCTAATTTATTTATTTTCTAATTTATTTATTTTCTAATTTATTTATTTTTTCTAATTTATTTATTCTAATTAATTGCTTTGCTTTTTTATAATATTCATTATCATTATTCTTATGATAATATGATTTAAATGTTATTTGATCTAAATAAGGAGAACCTTTTAAATATTTTTTATTAAATTCCAATAGATATATATTATACGCAAAATTATCTATTTCTGTTGGATAATTTAAATTCCATATTCCATATTTATGTTTTTCATATTTCATGTAATTTATATAATATTAAAAATAAAAAGTTTTATAAATTATAATTATTTTGTGATCTTTTCATGGGTAAAATTTCATTAGTATGATCCCAAGTTTTAGAATAAAATATATTATCTTCTTTATAATCTGGATTATCTGTTAATTTCCAATATACATCCATAAAATTAAATTTAAACGTTACAGTAAAAGTTTGTTCTGATACATCAATTGATTGATACATAAGTCTAACTTCTGATAATGACTTAAGTAATGCTGTTCTAAATACAATTGAATATAAAAAATCTCCATCTTTATCTAAAATAAATAAATTAATATTAGTTAATGAATATTTTCTTGTATTATTATAATATTCATTGAAAATTTGCTGCATCATAAAATAATTAGAATGAGAATCTACACTCCTAAATGTTATATCTAATGTATTATTATATGTATCATAAATATTTGTAGCTGGCTTATATTCAATTTTTTTACCATATTTAATTATTTGCTCTGATCCTTCATACGTAATACTTGGAAATACACATTCTTTTATAGAACTATTTAAATAATCCATTGGGGTAAGATAAGGTATCCAATTTTTATATAAATAATTTTTCATTCTTTCATTAACTTCATCTGATATAAAGTCGGTTGGAAGCTGGAATAAAAATTGATTATTTTGTGAACTTATTCTCATATTTTAATTTATTACTTTTTATTTTATAAAAATTATTACTATAGTTTGGAGTTTCTTCTTCAAATTTTAAAACATTTTTAATATAATTTGCAAATCTTTCAGTTAATATATCATAAATATAAGAATTATCATATTTTTCAAATGTTTTTAAATAGTTAATTTAAATAATTATTTTTTTATTGAGTTGTTGTTATAGATGTAGTCGTAATACCTTGATTTCCATATCTTTTTAATGGTAATACTTCTATTTTAGATATATATTGATTATTTAATAATGATCTATATTCAGCTTCTGATATTTCTGATGCCATTATTACGTTATCTCTAGTAAAAACTATAGTTCCTCCACTTGATATAATTTCATTTGTTATATCATCATTATATGTTAATCCTTGAAATAATGAATTTTGAGTTGATGTAGCCATTTTTTATTTTATTTTTATATATTCATATTTGATATAATAATTGATAAATTTTTAGTGGAATATCCAAACGCATTACTTGCTGTTATTGATACGTTTACTATTCCAGGATTATTTGGTAATCCACTTATTATATTATTATTAAAATTTAATCCACTAGGTAAGTTACCTACAATTTTATATGTAGCACCACTATCAGTTGATGTTATAGTATAATTAAACGCTGAATATGTCTTACCTGAAATAGTACCAATACTAGTAATGATTGGATAATATCCTACATTAATTGTTAATATTTTAGAATCCATTCCTGTTATTCCAGAAGCAGTTATATTAACATTAGTACTTCCAGTTATAACACAAATTCCACTAATTACTCCAGTTGAATTGTTCATAGTTAATCCAGATGGTAAAGATGTTGAATAATATGAATTTGGATTTCCAGTTGATAATATTTGATATGTAATATTTGTACCAAAATTACTATTAATAATAAGATTTGTATTGGTTATTTTAACATATTCAATAACAGTCAAAACTAAATCTTTTGATGCAGAACCGTAATAATTTATTGCACTATATGTAAAATTATATGTTCCAGTTTTTGATGTGATTCCACTTATATTATTTAAATTGAGTCCTATTGTTCCAATATAGTTACTTGGCGTTATAATCTCATATTTAATTGGTACAGTACCAGTTGCATTAATAAGATAATTGAATGTATTATTGGTTTCTGCACTTAATGCAAAAATATCATTTGTTATGGTAGGTGATATATTTATATTTGATGATAAACTAGTTTTACCTGATATTCCATCTTGAAGTGTCGTAGTAAGAGTATTTAACAAATTTATAGAATTTGTAATATCATTTGTATATCCTGTCACATTTATTCCTGTTACGAAAGCAACAGTTGTTCCTGAATTTGAACCTGAAGTTGAACTTAAATTCGATGTATTACTATTATTAATCACTACTTGGTTAATTAAATTATAATTAACATCACCATATTTTTTTAAAGGTAGTGAATCTATATACTCTATGTTTGGATTTTTAATCAATTCATTATAAAATGAATCTGTAATTTCAGATGCTATAATTATATTATCGTACGAATATAAAACAGTTCCGCCTTGAGTATTTATAATATTCTCAATTGATGAATTATAACTTAAAGTTTCACCTGATGATATATTTAATGCGTTAAGTAAATCATTTTTAGTATTTGATATTGTAGTAGTTGTAGTAGTCATTTTAATTATTTTAATTTGATGTTGATGATGTATTTTTATATTTGGTATAAATAATAACTGTTCTTCCTGCCATTGGCCATATTGATGCTGTTGTAGTTGTTGTATTAGTAGATGCACTACCTGATGATATAGGAACAGAACTACTTGAGTCTGAAATATATGTTGTACTATCATCAACAAATGTGACATTTTCAAATAATGTAAATGTACCAGAATATAATAATGTTCGTACTTTATCAAGTCCAATAACTTGAGTTGTACTATTTGATGACTGATTATTTGACACTAATGTTAAATAAAAATTAGTGAATCCTTTATTGTAAATTGAGTTTAATACAGGTAAATCATTTTCTAAAATTTTAAAATTAACAATTCCGTTTATATAATCATTTGTAGCTTCTTGATATATAGATTTTTCTATTGTTTCTGAATCAGATTTAAATACTAATACTAATTCTGCATTATTCAATATTGTAGATAAATCATATATAACCAATTGATTAGTAGTAGAATTTGTTGATTGAAGAGATGCCAATCTAAATTGTATGATATTATCAAATGGAGTAATTACAATATTTAATAATCCCATAGTTTTATAATCATTATTAGTTAATGCGGTAGATGAACTATTAGATGAACTATTTACTATTAATTTACCAACTTCTATCAATTGAGGAGAATTTACTTTTACAATTTCTGTAGTTATATTTCCTGATAAATAATCTGAGCCCAAAATAATTTCATCTGGTTTCGCATTATAAATTTTAAGTTTATTTAAATTTTGTATATTTAAACTAATTAATTTTTTACCATATTTTTGTATATTAGTAGTTAACCCAAGAGTTGATGTTCTTTCTATTGTACTCATATCCACTAAATCAATAACTCTCATTACAACGTTTATTGCTGCTGTTGTGTTTGAAAATGTTAAAATAGGTCTATATAATATAGTTTTTGTAAAATCATCATTTGCGCCATTTCCTGTTACAACAACGGTTTGCATATTTGTCTGTATATTCTCTTCAAGTAGATAAATATCGTACTCAATTCTCATTCTACGTCCTTTATTCTCCATTTCTCTTATGAAATTATCCAAATTTTGAGTTGAATTTCCATATGTACCGTTTATTTCAAAGAAATCTCCTTCTGTTGATTCTGATATATTGACTGCTAATGTATTATAATCAGCACTTTTAGATAATGATGTACGGTAAGACTCTGATGAATAATAATATGTTGTACCAAGTATAATTTCTTTTGAAGTTAAATATTGAAATTCAACAAATATTGGAGATGTTTGACTTAATCCTACTCCTATCGTAAAATTATCATTGATTGTATTATTTAATACTACATTTTCTGTTAATGATATTATTCTTTGATTAGATATATAATCAATAGATGGAATTTGAAATTCATAATATTTACCCCATTCTTGTTCATTATATAAAAATGGTATAGATAATTGAGTTAATCCTGATGTTGTATTAACTGTAGAATCAAAAAATATATTAGATAATTCATATACATTTTCATTATAATAATCATATGTATAAATTTTAACATATAATCCAACATATTCATTCATTACGAAATTATAATTCGTTGGTAAATATAATTTTACAGTATCATATGGTATTGGTGCTGTATTATAATCTTGATATTGTAAAAAATTATATTTTACTACATCAATAGGAGTATATTTTTTTAGAACAGTATCCAATAAAACTAAATTATTATTTATGGAATTATTATTTGTAGTAGAAAGAAAACTTCTTTTTTTATTTTCATTCAAATTAGTTATAACTTTGTAATTTTCAGTTATATTATTTTCACTATCAAATGTCCATTCCATTAAGACATTTGTATTAATCATCATCATTTTACTAGAGCTTGGCATATTTGTAGTTTTATAGTTTTTTCTATATATAAAAAAACAAACTTTGTAATATAAAAATAATAAAAATAATAAAAATCATATGTCTATATTTAATAACTTAGCAAATTTAAATTTATCTAACACTTTAGCATCAACATCAACATTAGCAACATCTATATCATCAAATATTACTACTGGAAATTATAATAATACTACTATAAATGAATTATATGGTAGTTGTATTAATCCAAATTATTTTTATGGAGTAGAAAATAAAGAATCATTAAATTTCTTAGAATGTTTAAATTATTCTGTCATTTTTGAATTTGATAACGATTCTAAATTATCTGATTCTTTATGTGAAATTAATGATAAAACTTTTATATTTAATTGTGAATTATCTGGCAATAGAATACAACCATATGAAAAATTAATGGAATTAATAGAAGATGAAATAAAAATGTCAGTTAAAATAAAAATTTCAAAATTGATGACAATATGTTATACAAAATTTCAATTTACAAATATTGAGAATAATTTTAAATTTAAAAATGGATATTGTAATTTAAGCAAATTAAATGTCAATTTTAAATTCGAAAAAATATTATATGAAAATAATAAATTATCAGTAAAAGAAAAAAGATCAGATAAATTAAAAAATATATTGAAAAATGACGAATAAAATAAATAAAACTATTGAGGAATTTGATCAAATAATAAATGATTGCTTAAATATTTACACTAAAAAAATGAAAGATTATGGTTCTTCTTGGAGAATTTTAAGGCCAAAATCTGTTACAGATCAGATATTTATAAAAGCTAATAGAATTAGAAGTATAGAAATTAAATTAGAGAAAAAAATTGACGAAGGAATTAATTCAGAATTGATAGCGATTGTAAATTATGGAATAATTGGATTAATTCAATTAGAACTTGGCTACTCTGATTCAGATGATTTATCTTATGATAAAGGAATAAAATTATATAATAAATATATCCAGAAAGCTAAAGAATTAATGTTAAATAAAAATCATGATTATGGCGAAGCTTGGAGATCAATGAGAATAGAATCATATACTGATTTAATTTTAATGAAAATATATAGAACTAAACAAATTGAAGATAATGACGGTAAAACTATAATATCAGAAGGAATTGATGCAAATTATTTTGATATGATTAATTATGCGATTTTTGGATTAATTAAGATTAAAGAATCTGAAGAAAAAGAATTAAAAATGCCTGTAAGTCCTAAAATTAGAGTCATACCAGAATGCTCAAATCCTGAAAGATATAAGGATAATGTTGTTTGATAATTATATATCACAATTAAATATTAATATTTTTGCACCATTATCATTATCAATGATAATGGTGCATTTTTTATGATAATAGCTAAATATAAAATAATTATACTCTAATTAGTTTTAAGCATATGTGCTAATTCAATAGTCATTGCTATGCTCCAACTTAATGGATTATTATCATTTGGAGTTTTTGTACCGTGATAATACAATTCAGGTATTTCATAATCTATGGATTCATCAACTATTTTTTCATAAAAATATTTTGCTTTTTCTTTATCTCCTAATTGACAATATATTAATCCTAAATAACTTAATCCAAATAACCAAGTTGCTTCTCCATTGTGATTATAATATTTATCATCTAGATATCTATAGACTCCATTATCATCTAATAAATTATCTTCAATATTTTTTAATATTGTTTTAGACATTTCAATAGTTAATAAATTAAATGGATAAATAAGAAATAATTGTGCTAAATCATATTTTCTGGTGGGGGTTTCATTTGGTAAAATACTATTTAAAGTTTTAATACCATTTTCGATCAGATGAACAGGAATTTCTATATTAATGTTATTACACATTTTAATTGATTTTAAGCCAGCCACTATTACACCAATTGTAGATGCCCTTGGAGCTTCTTTACCCTCTTCCCAAGCTCCAGATTCAGGTACTGTGTGATAATTAATAGCATCTAGTAAATTAATTACTGTTGATATAATATCAATATCAGATTTATCACGAATTATATTCAATCCATTATTTTCACCAGTTGATATTCCATATAAAAAATATCCTATTTGATCAATTTGAATATGATTCCATCCAGAATGAATTTCTGTCAAATCTGTATTTATTCTTGGATTAGGAAATTCCCAATCAAAATCTATTTTTTTCTTTTTAATTAAAGATGAAAATTTTCCATATTTTGTTTCTATATTTTTATAATAATCTAACCATGTTTGATATGTTTGAATATATTTTTCTGTATCGTTCCATAATTCTGGAAATGAACAAAAGAAATTATCTCTTAACCAACTGTACCTATAATCAGTAGAAACTGATGCTTTATAAAAACCATTTGGTAATCTTAATTTGTGTAAAACCTCAAATAAATGTTGTATATCTAAGTCTAATAATTTATTATAAAAGTCATTATGTTTTTCATATGTTTTAAATTTTCTTTGAAAATGTATTTTATATTGTTGCTCTGGCATAATTTATAATTTTATTTTTTAACAATATTATATATAAAAAAACAGTAATCAATTTTACAAATAAAAAACCCTCTGAAAATCAGAGGGTTTTAATATTTAAATTGTTAATTTAAATCATTTAATAATTTTTTCAATTCAGTTATAATTCCATTATGATCGACTGAAAATATTATAAGAGAATCATTTAAATATGAGGTGACATAACTTTCTTCATTATATTCATCATATGTCATTTCAATGTTTCCAAATATATCAGTATTAAATAATATATTTTTATTATCATTAATAATACTAATTATTTTAATCTCTTCTATTTTCATCTCATTATTAAGTAAAACATCTATGTTATCTTTATTTAAGATAACATAGAATATTTTATCAGTGAGATTTAAATCTTTCCATTTAATCATTAAGAAACTGTAGTATTTTCTGTTAAGATATTACTAGCCTTAATCTCTTTAGTTGACAATTTTGAAATTTTAACAGATGAACTTTCTTTATCATATATTAATGATATTTTATCACCAACTGAGATTTCTTGATCAATAATAGCATCAGCGAGTTTATCTTCGATATTACTTTGAATTGCTCGTTTTAATGGCCTTGCTCCATAATTTTCATCATAACCATTTTCAAATAAGTAATCTTTAAGTGATTGAGATATAATTATATCATATCCTTTTTCTTTAAGATTAGATATCAAAGATTTACATTCAACATCAATAATGCCACAAATATTTTCTTTACTTAAAGAATTGAAATTTATAATTTCATCAATACGATTTAAAAATTCAGGACTAAATACTTTTTCTAATTCTTTTTTAAGAACATCATTTTTAGATTGCTGACTGTTTTTATTAAGTCCAAATCCAATTCCAGCACCAAAATCTTTCAATTTTCTTGAACCTGCATTTGTTGTCATAACTATAATAGTATTTTTAAAATCTACTTTACGACCATTACTATCAGTTAATACACCATCATCTAATACTTGAAGAAGTATATTTTGAACATCTGGATGAGCTTTTTCCATTTCATCAAGAAGAATAATAGAATATGGTTTACGTCTTACTGCTTCTGTTAATTTACCACCTTCTTCATATCCAACATAGCCTGGAGGTGCTCCTACTAATCTAGATACAGAGAATTTTTCCATAAATTCACTCATATCAATTCTAATCATTGCATCTTCTGATCCAAATAACTCCTTTGCCATAATTTTTGCAAGATATGTTTTACCTACTCCAGTAGGTCCAGAGAAAACAAAAGACCCAACAGGCTTACTATGATTAGTAATACCAACTCTTGCCCTTTTAACTGATTGAACTATTTTATCAACAGCATCATCTTGTCCAATAACAACAGTTTTTACTTTATCCGCCATAAATTTTAACTTGTTATTTTCATCAACGGATACATTATCTACAGGTATTTTTGTCATTAGGGCAACAACTTCAGCTATTTCTTTTTGAGTTACTACATCTCTATGATCAGTATGTTCCTGACTCCATATTTCTCTTTCTGATTCAAGTTCAGATTTCCATTGTTTTTCATTGTCTCTATGAACAGCAGCTTTCTCAAATTTCTGTGCTGCAATACTTTCAAGTTTTTCAGAAATAGAAATTTTTATTTTTTTACTGAGTTCTACAATTTTATCTGGAATTGCACTTGTTCCATTAACATGAACCATAGCTCCAGCTTCATCAAGAACATCAATTGCTTTGTCTGGAAAGAATTTATCTGATATATATTTATCAGATAAATTAACACATGCTTCTAATGCATCATCAGTATATGTAACTTTATGATGATTTTCATATTGTTTTTTGATATTCTTAAGAATTTCTAATGTTTCAGATTTACTAGTTGCATCAATTACAACTTTTTGAAATCTACGTTCTAATGCTGCATCTTTTTCAATATACTTTCTATATTCTTCAAGAGTAGTAGCGCCAATACATCTAAATGTTCCTCTGGCTAATCCTGGTTTCAACATATTAGAAGCATCAAGTGATCCTGCTGCAGAACCTGCTCCAATAATAGTATGAATTTCATCAATGAATAAAATAATATCAGTATTTTCTTCCATTTCTTTGACAATACCTCTTAATCTTTGTTCAAATTCACCACGATATTTAGTTCCTGCTACCAAAGACCCCATATCAAGAGTTATAACCTTTTTATTTTGTAAATTTTCAGGAACAAGTCCATCTACAATTAATTGAGCTAATCCTTCAACAATCGCAGATTTACCTACACCTGGTTCACCTACTAATACAGGATTATTTTTCTTACGTCTGGATAATATCTGCGAAATTCTTTTAATTTCATCTGCACGTCCAACTACTGGATCTAATTTACCTTCTTTTGCAAGATTGGTAAGATTAGTACCAAACTGATCAATCAATTTAGTTTTTGATTTATTTTTAGTATCATCTTTAATGTTAGACTCATCTTGATAATCTTCTATATCTCGTTCATTAATTTCATTATTGTATTCATCAAGATGATCCTCATTTTTCAAAATCATCATTAGACTCCTTAAAATATCAGGAGATTTACTAAATAATTCTGATACTAAATTATTTTTATTTTCTAATATAGCACATAAAACATGTTCTACACTAACTTCATCTGTTCCCATTTTTTTAGCTAAAATAGCAGAATCTGTAAGAATTTTTTCAGTTGATGAGTCAATTGGAATTGATGCATTCTTTCTAAGTGTATTTATTCCAGGTTGTTCAGATGTAGACAACTCACGAATTGTTTGCTTAATTGCGCCAATATTGAGATTTAAATCCCTCAATATTTCAGATGTTTCAGAATGATCGTCATCAATCATTGCCAAAAATAAATGTTCAGGTTTAATAGACTTAGAACGAATATTAATAGCAATTTCCTTGCTTAATTTGATAACTTCTTCTACTTCTTTTGAGTAATTCATAGGCTTTTTTAATTTTTATTATTGTTGTTATTTTTAGTATAGTTAATAAACATTTTCATTAATTGAAATTTTTTAGATTTTATTTTTTTATCATTTATCATTAAAATTAATAAAAAAGGTAAAAATATAATTGATAATATCCAAATATATAAATCATATGTATATTCTAATATAATCATAAATGAAGTTGCCCATTTTTTATAAATATCATTATCCTTATTATTATATATGAAATTTTTATAAATATATAAAATATAATTTATTGCTAATTTTTTCATATCACTTTCTATTATTTTTTCTATTATTTTTCTATTGTAAGGCTTAATCCTCGTTCTTCTAATAATTTTTTATATGGCTCCAACTCATCTTTCGATCCTGTCTTAATAATATCTTTTCCTTTAAGATGTACATTGTATGCTGATGCTTGAGCTTTTTCAAATGTAAATTTTAAATAAAGCATTAAACAACTTTCTACCCATTCAAAAGAATTAACATCATCATTCCATAAAATTAATTTACTTTCTTCTTCAGTATTTGTAGATATATCATTTTCTTCTAAAATTTCTTCTAATGTCTTTGTTTTTGTCTTTTCCATAAATTATTTATATTAATATATCAATTTTATTATAAAGTTTAATTGATTGTTGTAATTGATAATACAAAAGTACAACATTTTTTTCTAATCACAAAGCTTTTTATGATATTATTTCAATAATATTTTTAAATTATTGAATATAAGAATAATATATAGGTAGGTAATATTTTATATGACTATATATTAATTAAATTATTTTATATATTACTATTTATTTATTTTAATTTATTTAATCTCTCTTGTTTTATGCCAGTTAATATAAAATTATAAGTTAATAATATATATGTCGGAAATCTTTCAATTTTATTAATAAAATTATCATTGATTATAAGTATATTAAATTTTTCGTTTTTAATTTTATCATTGATTATAAGTATATTAAATTTTTCGTTTTTAATTTTATCATTTATATTAATTATAATTTCATTAGATAATGCTGAAAATGCCATATCTATAGGATTTATTACTACTTGCACTTGCATATTAAGTTCTTGCTCTTGCTCTGTTGTTAAATTAAATTTTATATAATAATCATCAAATGTATAATTATTTTCTGTATCTATAATTAATTTAACGTTTGATAAATTCAATTTAGATAATATTTTAATTGACATAGGTAAAATATAATCAGTAAAAATATTATAATTTGAACTATATAAATTATTATTATTTTTATATGAATGAACTTCAGCAAAAATTGAAATTGGTTCTATTAAATGAGTACCAATATTTAATGAATTAATAACAGGTGTCCATTTTAAAATAGCATGATTTATAAAACTTCTATCTATTTTTATCATCATTTAATTTTTTTAATTTTGCTTTTCTAATAGCAGATTCAAACTTTAATAAATGCTCATTGGAAATTTCATCACTTGAAATATAGTTAAAACATTTTTTCATAAGTACATCATCTATTGATTTACCAGTATAATTTAATATTGAAAATTCAAACGCATCTACTATATCTTTTGGACATTCCACTTTAACCATTTCATCTTTAAAATTATAATAAATTTCTCCGTCCTGTGTTATAGTTAATATTTCATTTCCATTTTTCTGTTTTATATTTAATATATCAAAATTAGAATATGAAGTAGATACTAATCCTAAATTAAATGTTTGTCCTGTCGTCATAATTTATCCTCATCCTTTCTTCTAAAAATATATCTCTCATAATAATTTATTTCCATATTATGTAACGTGGATAGTATTATATCAGAGAAATCTAATTTTTTACCTTCTTTTTTATATTCAAAATTAAAATTTCTGGCTTCTTCAACTTCATTAATTAAATCTTCCAATGAAATATATGGCTTACCATCATCACCTTTAATAGTTCTTACAACACCCATTTATATACTATTTATTTTATAAATAATTATAATGATTATTTTAATAATAGTTTATTAAAAATGATAATATAAAAAACGAATATTGTAAAAATAACAATATTCGTTTAATAAGAATTAGATATGATGAAGATATTAATATTGCATTAGATAAATTATTTTTGTAATTCCAAATGTGAAATTAAGTTTTCATCTTTTTTAACTTCAATTAAAGCATCAAAATTTATTTGATGAACATGCTCAATAATAACAATTTTTTCAACTTTTGTTTTTAATACATCAAGAAAATCCATAAACTGCTGAATAGAATCACCTATCAATTTACCAGTAATTTCATCAAGAAAAATTATTGATGATTTTGACTTAACATTTATTTGTCTTAATGCCATCTTTAAAGCAAGAGCAGAAAATGTTCTTTCAGCACCACTGCTGGTTATTGCAGGCTGATTTACATCCATTCTATCATCCATACTCAATTTCAATTCTAATTCTTCATCAAAAAATAAAGTGAAATCTACATTAGATAATAATTCTGATAATTCTCTATTTATTAAATGTATAGATTTTTTTAAAAGAAAACTTGGAATTCCATCACGACCAATACATTTTGAATATTCTTTTAATAATTCTTCCTTTTTCTTCTGAGCTAAGTATTTTTTAATTTTATTTAAAATTGAAACTATTTCAGTTTCTTTAATGAGTATTTTCTTTTCAAAATTAATATTTTCTTGATATAAAATTTTTATATTATCATTATAATTCTTAATTTTTTTATCAATATCATCAATAGAACATTGAATTAATTTATTTTCTTCAATTTTTATTTTATATGCTTGATATTTTTCAATATCAGATTTCAATTCTTTTATTTTAAAATTAAAATTTTCAATTGTTAATTTAATATTATCTTTACTTGATATTTTTTGCTTTCTTAATTCAAATTTTTCTCTCGTAATTTCTTCAATTGATATATTATTTTCTATTTCATCAATATTAAAATTTTTCAACTCAGATTCAATATCTTTTATTACTAATAATGTATCTTCTTTACCTTGCTCAATATTAATTATTAATTTTTTACCTTTTTCAATATTTTCATTTAATATTTCAGAATTATCAAAATTATTATTTTCTATTTCCTTTATTAAAGCATTTAATTCAATATTATCTTGCTTTAATTTTTTACTACTACCAACTTCTTGTAATTTAGTTAAAATATTTTTATTGTATTCTCCTTGAATTAATAGCTTTTTCATATCATTCAAGTTATTAATACTTATATTACAATCAATAGATTCATTTTTTAAGTCTTTATACTTTAATAATAATTCATTCATTATTAAAATATTAGGCTCTTTTTTACTTTCAAGACTCTTAATCTTATCTTCCAAATGAGCTAAGTGTTCTGAATATTTTGGATCAGCTTTATCATAATCTCTACCACAACTTGGACAAGATTTAGAATTTTTAAATGTTTCTATTTCTATATCCAATTCTTGATTAGCCTTTTTAGCATTACCTCCATCTTTTTGTAAAATTTTTATGTCAGAATCTATTTCTCTAACCTTTAACTCAAAAACTTGAATTTCTGATGTTAACTTTTTTATTTCATCATTTATAATATTTGATTTTTTATTTTTGATTATTTCAATTTGTAAATCATTATCACTTATTTTTGCCGAAATTTTTCTTATCTCAGATTGCTTTAATTCATCAATCTTAACATTTACTTTATCAATCTTATTGTCAGATTCTGTTAAAGAATTTTTTAATTTTGAAATTTCATCCTTTTTTTCTGAAATTTTAATATTTGTTTGCTTCAACTCATTCTTATAATCATTAAGTTTAGTTGAATCAAAATCAATAGGTAATTTTTCAATCTCTATTTCTAAAATTTTATTTTTATCTTTTGATTCATTAATCTTATTTTCATAATTCTCAATAGAATTTAAATATAAATCTTCATCAAATGTAAGCATTGAAGCATCAATATTATTTAATTTTTTATTTAAATCATCTCTATCAATATTCTTCTTATCTAATTCTAATTCTAATTTAGATATTTCAACTTTATTCTCATCAATTTCAGTATTTATATCAATGATTTCATTTCTTAAAACTGCTACATCAGATTCTGATTTTTGAATATCTACTACCAATTTTTCATCAGTCAATTCTTTCTTATATTCCTTAAATTCATTCAATTTAGTTTCAAAAATATCCATACCAGCATCCCGTATAACATTATCTATAAATATTGCTCTGGTTTCAGATAATATATTATTAAGATTATCTGCGTTTGTATATGACATTCTAATAAAGTCCAAAAATTCAGATAAAATAGAATCTAAAATTTTTTGAGTTTTATCTTTAACTTCACCTGTTAATTTATTTTCTTCTGTTATTTCTTCTGATGAATAAAAATCTAATGATGTTGGACAACTTGTTAAAGCTGTATGGGCTTTATTCCATATCCTTTCTGTTCTACGTTGAATTACAAATTTTTTACCATTAACATCAATAACCGCTCCTCCTAAACAATAATCTAAGAATTTTTTGTTATTAATATAACGACTATCTCCAAATTTCATTGATGATACTGTAGTAGTAGTTTTACCATAAAGAATATATGTTAGCGCATCAAGAATACTAGTTTTACCGAATTTATTTAATCCCGAAATTTGATATATTCCGTCTGTATCTTTCCAATCTATAACATTATCTTCACCATATGATTTAAAATTACTAAACCAAAATTTATCAACACTCCATACAATATTTTTAATAGTATCACTTAATTGTAAACGACTATTAATAATATCATCGATTTTTAATATTTCTTTAATATCTTCAGATTTATATTTTTGTTCTTCCAAATATTCTTTAAAAATATTAGTTTGAACTTGTAAATCACTTAAATCTAAAGTTTCACTTAACATTTTAGATGAAATAACATCATTATATAAGTAAATTTTTTCAAATTTGATTTTTGTGATATTAAATTTATCCTTAATATAATCTCTTATCTTTTTTTCATTGACTGTAGTCATTTTTGAACTATAATCTTTCCATTGAATTTTAATTTCCATATCTTTAAAGATAGGAGTATCTAAATTAAGAGTATCATAATCAAGTGGTTCATCTATATAAAAATTTATAAATGCGTGATCATTTGGTATGTCATATTCATCTACAGTAAATTCAGTTGCAGATTCAATATTCCAGACTAAAAAACCATGGTTTTCTATTGTTTCACCGAAATTTTTTTGCAAAGTTGATCCACAATATGCAGCAGATTTATTTTTTCTGAAAAATTGACGTTTGTGAATATCTGCAAGCAGAAGATAATCATTATTTTTAAAATAATTAATATATTTTAATTTTTTATCATTAAAAACTCTACCTTCATCATTTGTACAATTTTGTATAGGATCATGATAAAGTCCAATATAAATTTGATTATCATCTTTAATTTGATTTAACCAAGGATCTACATTTTTTTCTGGATGATTATAAACAACCCATGATATTTCACCATCTTTATAAATTCCACTTTTATTAAAATATTCAATATTTGGATTATTAATAAGTTTAACTATTGTATCTACACTATCAACTCTGGAAAGGTTTTTAACGTTAAGATCATGATTTCCAACAACTATTTTAACTGGTGCAATATTAGCTAAATTATTTAAAAATTCTCCAGCTAATATATCACATTCATTACTGATCGTTAATTTGCTTTCAAACAGATCGCCACATAGAGCAATTCTATCTGGTTTTATTTTTTTTAATTCTTTGTAAATTTTACTAAAGACTTCTCTATATTCTTGATGTCTATCTTCTTCGTTAAAAATGTGGTTATCACCTAAGTGCGCTACGATCATATTTATATTTTATTTATTTTATTATTACTATAAAATTTTTATTTGATTGTTTAATAAAAATATTACATTTTACAAAAATACTAAAATTATTTTATATAACAAGTAATAACGCAATAAAAAATTAATCTTTTAACTTTAAATTAACTATAATAATAAAAGTAAATAATTAATATGAAATGGACATTAGAAATATGTCAAGAAATAGCATTAAAATATAAATATAGAAGTGATTTTAAAAAATTAGATAAATTAGCTTATGACGCTTGTGTTAAAAATAAATATTTAACTGTAGTTTGTTCACATATGAAATATAAAACCAAAAAATCTGGATACTGGACATATGAAAAATGTAAAAACGTAGCATTAAAATATAATTCTTTATCCGATTTTGAAAAAAATAACTCAACTGCATATAATAAATGTTTAAAAAATAATTGTTTATATGACATTTGCTCTCATATGATTTTAAAACATAAGCCTAATAATTATTGGACAAAAGAAAAATGTCAAGAAATAGCGTTAAAATATTTGACAAGATCAGATTTTAGAGAATATGATGCTAGTGTATATAGAACTTCTATATCAAATAAATGGTTAGATGAAATTTGCTCTCATATGGAATATACTCATATATATTGGACATATGATTTGTGCCAAGTTGAAGCTTTAAAATATAATAATAGAAGTGAATTTCAAATAAATTCTGGTAGTGCATATGCTCACGCTTCTAGACATAATTATTTAAAAGATATATGTTCACATATGATTAAAATTGGAAACAGAGAATATCGATGTATATACGTTTTTGAATTTGATGATAATTATGCATACGTTGGATTGACATATAATATAAAAAACAGAGAGCAGGATCATCTTCGAAAAGGACCAATTAATAAACACATTGAAAAAACAAATAATAAATATAAATTAATACAATTAACTGATTATATTAATAAAAAAGATGCACAGATAAAAGAAGAATATTATATGACAGAATACGAAAACAATAATTGGATATTATTAAATACAAACAAAAAAAGTACATTAGGAGGATCTACTATATTTTGGACTTATGATAGATGTAAAGAAGAAGCATTAAAATATATTCATAAAGATGATTTTCTAAAAAACAATCATAGTGCTGCTGGATCTGCTATAAAAAATGGATGGTATTCAGATATTTGTTCTCATATGATTCCTAAAAAAAGAAAAAATACTTGGACAGATGAAGAAAAACTTTTTTTAATAACTAATCATGATAAAGGATTTAAATTTTGTTCAAAAGAATTAAAAAAATCTTATAACTCTGTTAGATCTCAATATCAAAAAATAATAAATCTTAATTTTTAGTTTTAAATTTAAAATCTGATTTTTTCATTTTTTCGAATGACATAAACATATTATTATTAATATCAATAAATCTATATTTCAATTTTATATTTTTATTATAGTTTAGTATAACATATATATTTTCAATAGTTAGAATAGAATTATCTAAATATTTTTCTAATTTTATATTTTGTGCTGGTGTGATATTATTTCTAGTGATTGGTTTTTCTTTTGAAATAATTATTATATCTTCAATTTTATATTCAATAAATGATTTATCATAATTATAAGTGAATACTTTTGTTGGTTTAATATTTTCATTAAAATATGTTAATAAAAAATTATCTTCTTTTTCTTTTATTTTTAATAGTAATAAATCTTGCTCATTTATATTGGTAGTATTATCTTTTATTTCAGTAAAATCAGAAATTGATACTGATGTTAATATTTCTTTTTTAGATTTTTTACTTTTATCTTTTATTTTATTTATTTCCTTTTTTAATTTCTCTTTTTCTTTCGCTTTATTGACTTTTTCTTCAATTGTTTCTTTTGCTTTCATCTTAGTTATTTATTTAAAATATTATATATTACAAATATACTAAATTTATATTATATAACAGGTATAATACTATAAAAATTAATCTTTTAGTATTATTATTTTTATTTTTAAATAATTATATATAACTGTTATGATAACAGAATTTAAAATATTTGAAAGTGTTGATGATGAAACAACATTAGTATTAAATGATTTAATGATTTATTATAATAATAGTCTTACTAAAATTAGAAAATTTATTATGAATTTATTAAAACCTTATACGTTAGTTAAATTCAATATTAGGTATGGTTATGATAATAGTAAATCTAAATTTTTACCAATTGATAAAGATTATATAAAAGGAGTGATTGATCAAGTTTATGAATGTACTATTGGATATACGGGTACATTACAGCATAAAAGAGATCAATTTGTGGTATTATCACTAATATTAAAAAACAATATTGAAATAGAATATAGAATTGATGGAAATTCTTCATTTACTATTTATGGTGATATTTCTGAAAAACAAAAAGATATTATTAAAGAACTAAATTTAAGAAGAGAAGCAAACAAATTTAACATATGATAACTAATTTTAAAATATTTGAAAAAATTAATTCTGTTACTGATAAATTTTTATATGATTATAATCAACCATACAATAAAATACGTCATGATTTATGCATTGAAATATCTAAGGAGATTAAAGTACCAGATTCTTTTATAGATGAATTTAGTATGCTATTTTTTATGTACCAATATCCTTTTTTATGGAAAACTGATGATAATAGAATTAATAAAAAAACGCAAAGAGAAATAAAAAAATATGCATTAGCTTCTGCATGGAAAAAAATAGAAGATGATTTATCATTATATGATACAGTAGTAAAATTTATTAAAAAACATAAAATATATCAAGATACTGGACCAATACAATATGCAATGTATTTATTTTTAAATATAGAAAATAATAAACCACCATTAATAACAGCAGCAGAAAAATTTAATTTATAATTATGATAGTAGAAAGATTTAATATATTTAAAAAGAAAGAAGAAAAACAAAAATATTTCTTAGTTTTACATAAACCAATTGAAGGAGATTATTCAATATTAATGAATATTTCATATAACAATACTGATCATTTGATGTCAGTTGATATTAATGATTTTGATATTAATAATCTTAATAATATTTCGTTCTTTTTTACAATTGAGCAAGCAGATAGTAGATTAGATGAAATACTTGATAAATATAATAACCCTGAATGGAGAAATAAAGATAATTGGTCAATAATGACATTTGATGATTTAAAGTTATTATTATCAACAAATAAATTTAATATATAAAAATAAAATAAAAATATGAAAAAATTAGTAGACTATGGAGAATATATAAAAGAATATATTAAATTTCCATACGGCGGTAATATTGGAGGTGAACATAAAAAAAATATTAAAGATGATGATTTTGATAAATTATCAAAAAAAACTAATATTACACAGCCAGCATATAATATAGAAAAAGAGAAAAATGATGAAAGAAAAATTAATCTTATGGGTGAAACATTAAATGGATATGGTGAATCAGAACATATTAAAAGATTAATTGAAACTATAAATTATTATTTAAACGGACTTGAAAATTATTATTTTATGAGTATAAAAAATACTCTTGAAAATTTATCATCTAATATTATTAATCATTTTAATATTGATATTACATCTGATGAAGGAATTAAAGATTTTATTGAAAATAAATTTGATTTATTTAAACGTTCTTTTGAAATGTGGAAAGAAATTGATAAAAAATATCCTGGTGAAAGATATGGTAGATAACTTAAAGTCAGATTTATTCTGACTTTTTTAGTCTTGTTGCTCTTCTTTCAATAATTTCTTTTTAAATTCAGGATCGACCTCATTATATAATGAATTTACCATATCTGCACACCATTCAAAATCTTTTATAAGTATATCAGTATCATCTATATAACAAAGATTATCAACTTTATTTTTTAAAAAATCAATATCTTCTTCGTTTCCTAATTGAGAGAAAAAATTATATTGTTGAATTATTCTAATATAACCTAACATTTTATGTATATCATTAATTAATTTACTCATATATTAAATTTTCTAAAGTCTTTATTTTTTAATAAATATTTAAAATATTCTATTTCTTCTTTATTTAGATATCTATCTATTAAACGTTCTTCTATATTATATCCTTTATTGTAAAATTTTACTGAGTATGGAAACGGATTAAAATGATTAATATAAAACGCTAAATTAGTATTATCTCTTTCTTTTTCATCAGGTTCTACTAAAAATCCATTTTTATCTATTTTAACTATCTTACCTAAACAATCATCATAACTAAAATCTGGTTCCATATCTAAATGAATATAATCACCTACTTTATATTTAGGTATTAATTTTGTTTCGTATAATTTTAAGTACTTCATATGTTAAATTTATTTTTATTTAATTTCATTTCTATTTCTTCTTTTGATTTTGAAAAATAAAGAATATGATCAAGTGATACATCCACTATACCTTTACTGCCATTTCTATTGAAATATTTTTTTAAATTAATAGGAACATTATCATATTTAACATATGGATTAAAAGATGTTATATTAGCAACTACTCCTATTGTATTATTCATAAAATCTACTAAATCTTTTAATGAATCAAAAATAGAATCATAATTAGCTAAAATATAATCTCCAACTTCAGGCGTGTTTTTAGAGTTTTCAAATGTTTTTATATGTTTCATATGTTAAATTTACTTGCAATAGTATCTAATTTATATTTTTCAATCTCTTCTTCAGTTGCTAATCTTTTTATAGCATTAATTTTATCCCAAAAAAATACAGAATTTTTTATATTATTATTACCAACTGTTTTATCACTAAAAAAATGTTTTATTTTATCTGGAATATTATTATATTGAACAATTAAACTTTTATCATCAATAAACATTATTTTTCCTATCGATGAATTTACAAAATTAGCCAACTTAGATAATGTTGTAGATTTAGTAACATAATTAACTAATACGTAATCACCTACGTTATAATGATTTATATTTTCAAATTTTTTTAAATATTTCATATGTTAAATTTATTTACTAATACTTTGAATTCATATTCTTTAATTTCTTCTGGAGTCGCAAATCTTTCTATATCTTCATATTCACGCGTTTGATATATTCCGTTCTCAAAAAAACATTGAATTTTTTTTGGTACATCTACATATTCTATTTTAAGATTACCCATATCATTTAAATAAGCAGACGTATTTACAGTTATTATATGTACAATTTTACCAATGTGAGTATGTACATATTCTTCTGATTTAGCATGTAATTTATTACCATACGTACTTTTACCATATATCGTACTTTTAATTAATACGTAATCACCTACTTCATATTTTAAATTACTATTTTCGAATTCTTTTAAATATTTCATATGTTAAATTTATTTGAATTTTTTATTAAATTCAATCTATCAAATGCTTCATCGATATTAAATGTTCTAAATAATACATCACATTTTACTCCACTTGCATAGAAAAAATATTTATCTTTATAATTATAATAAATATCACTTTCATAATCTCCCATTAATTCTCTTGTTTCCATAAAAATAGTATTTGGATGTACGTTACTATCAATTGGCATTGATGTAATTTTAATTAAATTTATTGGTGAATTAATATTTTTAACCTCAAAAATTAAAAATTCATCTATATTCGGCTCTTCTGCTATATTTTCAAATAATCTTAAATATTTCATAAATTATAAATTAAATTTTTCAGCAGCACATTCGATATCAGAAACATAAACATCTGCTAATTTTTTATATGATATATAAGGCTCTATATTATCATCTACAAAAAAATCATCTTTTTCAAAAATTATATAAACTACGTTATTTATAGGTATATCTTTTTCATCAAGAAACTCATAAAATTCATCGTAGAAATTAATTTTTTTTAACGCTAAGTTAAATTTTTCAATAGATTTTTCCATATGTATAGCATAATAATAATCATTTTCATCATCTATACCAGGTACAACATTTTCAAATTCTTTTAAATATTTCATAAGTTTTTAAATTTTTCTATTAAATACATATAAATCAAAGATGTTTTTACCATCAACGATTTTATTGTTAATTAAATCAGATCCTAAAAATGTTTTAATACATCTATAATTACCTATCAATTTTTTACCATCATATACCTTAATTTGTCTGTTGATTGTTCCAATAGCACCAACTAATACAAGATAATTATTTCCAAACATACTCTTCATGACAGAAAATTTCATAGATTTTGTACTTGAATTTCTTAAAAATCTGTTAGCATCATAATTGTTCTTATTGACAAGTAAATTCTTATAAGGCTCCTTTAAATCTATCTGACTATTAGAGTTGGAAATTTCTATGCTCACAACTCCTCCCGTTTGATTTGCAATAGTCGTTTCATCTTCTGACTGTATCTGTCCACCTTTAAGTAAAGTGTTCTGATTCCTTCTTATTTCATTGAAATCAGCCTTTGCTAAAATTCGTTCGGTCATTATTCTATCATTTTGCATATAATTTTTTGGTGGAAGCCTAAAAAAATTACCAGTAAATGTCATTGAAACTATATTATCAGTTTTAAATAATCTCCAAACTTTCTTTGTTTCTGCCTTTTGTGAAACTGACCAGCCCTCGAGGTGAAATCCCCGAATCAACATATTCTTCGTATTTCTATTAACACCAAGTACCATAGGCTGAATAGTTCTTTCTCTACCACCTTTCCACCGATCTTGGTCACCACGATATGATATTAAAATAACTAAACCATATTTTATAGCTTTTTTCATCAATTCAACATCAAATTTAACAGGTTTATTGATAGGAAATTTTGGTATTATATTAGGATCAATTTGTTGAGCCTCGTTAACTTTAGGACCAAATATTTTTATATCTTTACTATTAAATTTATATTCTTTACCTTCTTCAAACATTTAGTTTAATTTTTTTTATAAATTCATCATAATTTTTATTAATTATAAAAATATGATTATAATTATTAAATATACTATAATTATGTTTTGCGATATTTTTTTCTTTTTGTAATTCAAATATATAATCAGATTTAATTTCAATTAATAAATTCAAAGGTTCATAATAAAAATCAGGAAAATATTTATATGTTTTGTCGTTGAATTCGTAATTAATAAATTTTGGTTTACTTATTTTTAAATTATTAATTAAACAAAAATCTAAAAAATCTTTTTCGTATGTACCTTGATAATATAAATTAAATCTATCATCATATTTTATTTGATATCTTTTATTAGGTATTGTCACTAAATAATCTACTCCATATTTTTCAATAAATGTTTTTTTAGATTTTTCTTTTACCCAATCTAATTGAAATACATTATCTACTCCATATTTTTTAAGTACAGTTTCATGTTTTTTGTCTTGAACTCTTTTTAATGATAACATTGAATCAACATTATAGTTAGATTTTAATGTAGCTTTCTTTTTCTTTTTAATTTCATCAATTTTAGATACATTATCTACTCCATATTTTTCTAAACATGTTTCTTTATATTTTTCTAAATTATTATAATTTTCTACCCCATATTTTTCTAAGCATGTTTCTTTACATTTTTCTCTATTATTATAATTTTCATCACCATATTTTTCTAATTTAGTTTCTAATATTTTATTTACAAATTTATCAATATTCATAGAATTTTCAACATTGTATATTCTTAACATATTACTTTTAAATGTATTACATTTAGTACAAGTATAGTTATGTCCTTTTTTCATAACTGTAGTATAATTATATAACATAATTTCTCTTTGGTTTTCACATTTAGGACATTTTATTAAAACTTTTTTACCACAACCTAATGATAATAGTTTTATAGGTACGTCAAATATATCTCCTAATTTAACATCATATTTTAATTCTTTAAGTTTTATTACATATTTTGTTGATAATTTCATTGTAACATACTCTGTTATAATATTTTCATAATAATTTTCAATTTTATTTTCTTCATTCATTATCGTTTATTGTCATATTTTAAATCTTTGATTATCATTTAATTACGAAAAACATGCAAGATCATGATATATATACTATATATAATATATATTTCCCGTTTTAAACCCTTGATTATATATTAATTATTTCTTTTGATTATATATATTTTTAAGAATTTTGGTAAGGAATATAGCGTCTATTTCGTCGTCTATTGGTTTTGGTACTTTTTTTATTTTAGTTATTTTATCCATATTTTCTATGCACCAATTTTTGAGTTCTAGTTTAGCGTCGCTATTAATTAGTGCGTATAGCATATCCCATTTATCGAAGTCTTTAGCATTTTTTCCTTCGTTATTTTCGTTATGAATAATTTCTTTAATTATTTTTTTACCTTTAGTTTCTATTCTTGGATTATAAGCCATTTTACAAGCTTCTATTTTAAGTGTTATGGGTGAGAATAGTTGAATTTCACCGTATTTATTTATTCTATGTAGCAATTTATATTTCAGTAGTGTAGTAAATTCAATTAGATCGAATATAGGTCCTTTTGAGTTATAAGAGAAGCCTTCTATACCAATTCTTAGGCTATCTAATATTCCTACGTTATCGAATATATCGTTTATAATTAGGTTAGTAACTTCGTCAAAATTTTGAAGTTTTAGTATTTCTGATTTACTATAATCTATTTCGTCAAGGTATGAATATTTAATATGTCTATAATTAATAAAAGAGTTAGTATCTTTAACCCATGTATTATTATCTTTTTGTGTTGAGTAGCTATATAGTTTAGTAATTCCATTTTTCTCTATACAAAGTGCTGTTGAGATTTTTGATACGTCTAATCCGATAAATATCATAAACTGTTTTGTTTTTTTTTTATATATAAATAAAAATAAGTTCTTAAAATAAATGGTTAAAGGAATAATTGATGATAAGCTTGATAATTTAGATGTATATCATATAGTTTATGCTAAAAAATGTGGAAGTCCGCAGAATAAATTTTTTACAGAAAGGATAGAATTGGTTGAATTTTTTGTTTATAACTTAAATGATATTGTTTTTTTGTCTATAAATGATGTTATTATAGATATAAATAAATTAATTAATAGTAATATAACATTAAGTAGATATTTAAAATTAATGAAGATATTATGAAATATGATGGTGTAGTATTAAGGATAGAAGATAATTTATTTTTATTTGTTCTTAATCCAGATACAAATAATTTGACAGATGGAGTAAATATATCTGATCATGAGTGTTATAAAAAGTTAAAAAGTAATCAAATTGTAGTTGTCAATTCTATTTTTAAGGATGGAACTACTGAAATTGATAAAATTGATTTGGATGAATTTATACATGGAGATAAATATGGTCAATATGATACATTTATTTTAATTAGTGATGTTGTTACGTATACTATACCAAATTTATCAGATTTAATTATAAATGGCGAGTTAAATATTATAGGAAAAACTATAATAGATGATTCTAAAACAATTGAAATTGAAAAATGATAGATAATACATTTTCACTTAAAGAAAGCTTAGGTAAGCTTAGGAATAAGAATTATGATGTGAATATTAATCAGACTATTGATAATTTAATTATAAAATTTGATGAGGACCAATTAAGGATGTTATCAAAAAATCAAGGATTGATTGTTGATAACAAACTTATACGGTTGTTTTTTATTGAGAATGTTGGATTTAGGTGTTACAATGAAAAGTCTGATATTTACGGTAAATTTTCAATATGTATTAATATTGAAAGGTTTATGAATAATTTATATATGGAATATATAGTTAAACATATTTAGCCATACCCATGGTATCATCTCCTAATCCTAATGCTACACCAAAGCTACATGGTCCTGATTCTTCATCATCTACTCCTATTACACATGGTTCTGCTATTATTAAAGCAGGTGTATCAGGATCTATATAATATTTATATCTTTGCTTTATGATTTTTGGAATTTGATTTACGTTACCACTATCATCAATAAATTGATAAATATTAGTTATTCCACTTGTTATTCCACTATTTAGTGTGGATCCAGTCATGCCTGTAAAACTTCTTATATAAAGAGTATCATAATCTGTCATAATTAATTTGGTGTTATTTTAGATATATATGTTTGATTTAATGAATTGACTTGTACAATAGTTTCAACTGGTGATGAAACAGTTGTACTGCTATCATTAAATGTTGATGTTGAATTATCCCAATACTCTTCAGTATTTGTGATATAATCTGTAGTTTGCCAATATTTCATTTTTGTTAAATCAAAATTATTATTAACTATCCAATAATTTCTTGGTTCGTCATAATAGAATAATTTATTATTTACATATCCTATTCCGCTACCATTATTATCATATGTTGTAGTTTCAATATAAATATATGGATCTACATTTTCATTTAAACTAAAACTAAAAGAAGATAAATCATTTTTATGTAATTTGAAATATTGTACAGGAATCAAAGTTTCTGTCGGATTAATAAATGTTGTACCAGATAAATAAAATGTTTTTATTTTAGCAGAAAATTCATTTGGTATTTCATTATTATTTATTGTGGTTCCAGTTGATCCCAATAAAGTATAAAAATTAACAGTAATTAAATAATCAGATCCAAAATTTAAAGTTGCTGTATAATTGAAATTTACTACTGATGAATTTCTATTTACTACTGATTTTTTTACTTGATTTGATTCATCATAGTTTTGATATAGAGTTTGATTTGTATCAGATACACCTGTAATATCAACTAAATTTGTAGATAATGGTACGATATATCTTCTCAACCAAGTTTTTAACTTTGTTAATTTTGTTTGAACTTCGTCTAATGAATATATTAAAACGTTATTACCATCAATATCAGTTATTGAGTATGATAAATTGAATAAATTAGTTTTTTTCCATGATATATTATTTTGATATTTACTACTAATAAAATCTGTTTCTGTCCATCCAGGTACGCTATTATCGAAAATATCAGGTATTAATATTTTATGTAAACTACCGTAAAGAGTAGATGATTTATCTATATTTCTATAATATTCTGATAGATATAAATCATTATATCCAAAGAAATTGATAGCATTTATTAATGCTTTATATGAGCCTATATAATCATAAACTTCTCTATAATTTATTAACATTTCTTTTCTTTTCTTATTGAATAATGTATAGTCTATTGCATTATCTTCAATATCTGATAGATATAATATTTCATATGCATCATCTTCTAGTTGTACCCCTACATTATTAAGATTTACTTTAAATCTAGTGTCTTCTATTTCAGTTTGAGCATATAATATACAAGATAATAATTCTTTAGGTTGAATTTGAATTTTATAATAAAATGTAGAACCAGTTGTATTAAAATACGTAAATCCAGAATCATCATATGTATAGCCGCTAGAATCGTTTGCATATGTATAACCAGTATCAATAAATATTTTATTTCTTGTTAAGTCTGATATTTTATATATGTTTATATTTTCATTGATTGTTTGATTTTGATTATTTTGGTCTTGAAAATCTATTGTAATAAGTTGATCTACCTCAAAATAATTTTTGAAATTAAAATCAAATGTTGTTGCAAAATTTATAACGTTTCCACTTAATATAAAATTATTTAATGAATGTGAATATCCAGAATTTGTATATCCACTTAATGAAAAATAATCAGTACTATTTAGTGATGTTATAATTTTATCAATTTTTAATGTTCTTGTATTTACACCTTCTTCTGGTGAATTATATCCTATGAAAATTTCTAATGGCTCTGGTATATAATTAGATGCAAGAGAAGAATCTAATTGTTCTAATTTATATGTAAGTCCAGTAAATACTGTTTGTTGATATTTAGGATTGTTAACATACGATATATTAGTATTTGGTGTATTATTAAGAAATACTACGTTATTTGTTAAATCAATTAGTGGTTTTTGTCCTGTATATTTTAAATTTTCAATATTATTAAATGGAACTAATTGATCACCTGATATATCATAAAAAAATATTGTTTCATCTATTTTATCTTGATATGGAATTTCCCAATATGCTTTTAAATATACATCTATATTATCATATTCACCTCTTGGTTTTCTAATAAATTCTCTTGTTGTTCCACCAATTATTGCGTTATACTCAGTAGTAAATACTCCTTGATATGATAAAGTTATTGCTGATTCTGATAAATATAATATATTATATTCTTTGTTATTTACATCATATGTACTACCTGTAATTTTCAATAACATACCTGTAGCTAAATTTAAATCAAATAAATTAGTTGTTGTTATTAATTCATTTCCTGATAATAAAATTGCGTTATTTCTTTGATTTTCTATTATTTCATATGTAGATAGAATATTTATTATTATTCCTAAATCCCAAATATCATTATCTGATTGTATATTTAATGTATATCCTGTATAATTAATACTATATCCACTATATATTGTATAGCCATTACTATACATAGTATTATAATATGTACTTATAAAATTATTAATAGTAGTTTGAGAATCTATAGAAAACCCTATACTATATTCATTTCCATTCAAATTTAAATTGAAACCAAATCTATCATTATCACTTTGTAATCTTAATACTATTTCAGAATGTGCGTCTGGTTTATATAAATTTAAATCTGATTTATTTGTTTTTTCGTATATTAACGTTTCATTTGTAACTATATCATATTTTATAGTTGTTCCATTATTAGTTAAGTCAAAGTTATCGTCTATTTTAATATCATTTGAATATCCAGATGCAGAAAAATAATTACTACTTGCGCCATATAAACTTTCAATAGATAAATAATCATTATTATTTCTTGTTGAATAATAAGTATCTATTCCATATCTATTTAATATAGTTTTATATTTATTTATAAAACTATTGATTGTATCATATGATATATTATTAGTATTTCCACTAATATAATTTTGTGATAAATTTAAAATATTTGATGTAGAATAACAATATGCATTATTAAGTGTGATATTATTAAAAGTTGTAATATCACCAGATGATGTAAAATTAACATTTTTTATTTGATTAGATTGTAATTTTTGTGTTATTATATAAGTTGAATTATCTTCGTTAATTATATATCCAGATACAAATAACATAGTAGTATTTGAATTTGTGTTATAAATTACATCTATCACACTAAATTCTCTATTGTTCATTAAGCATGTAGTTCCAGTATCAGATGTTATACCACTTAGATGTATTATATCACCTATTTTTATATTTAATGTTTCATCAAATTGTATTGTATTCCATTGTGTTGTGTTACTAATTACACTATAAGATCTATATTTAACGTTAGATATATCAGAATATATTTTGAATGTTAATTTTTTAGTACCTAAAATATTTTCTGTTACTAATGAATCTATAGTAAATGTATATCCGCTAAATAGTTGATTACCTAAAGTATCTTCAAATATTACGTTCATTTTTGATTGTTCTATACCAGATTCTGTATATATTGTTGTAGGTTGTAATAAATATGCATATTTACCCACATTAAGAGTACCTGTATCATATGATAATGAATTTAAAGTGATATTATTTTGTAAAATTGTAGGTCTTTCTGTAAATAATTCAATTGATAATGTAAATATTTTATCTATTTCATTATCTAATTTTATTTCATTTAAATAAGAAGTTGTTATACCAGATTTCATGACGCTTACAATTCCGTCATTATAAGTTGTATTTATTAATGAAAATATTTTTCCTGTATATAAATTTTGAATTAATGAAGTATTACTTAATAAATTTCTATTATAATCATTTATAGATATCATATTTAATGCACTTGTAGTACCAGATAAAAATATATAATTGAATATATCATTACTAGTGTTTGTTATAATTAAAAAAGCGTTCTTTTTAACTGATAATACATTGAAATATTTATCATCACTAAAATCTGATGAATTTGTTGTTCCAGTTACTCCAGAAAAAGATACTACAGTTCCAACAGGAAATTTTTTATGAAAATCTATACCATATATCCATTTAGAATAGAATTCATTAGAACTATTTACTTCTAAAATATTTGTAATTATCTCATTTTGATAACTTGTGTCACCAGATTTAGATAATCCTGAAATAGTCATTCCACTATTGTTATTATAGTTCATTGATACTAAATTTGCGCTAATAGTAAAATCTATTGGATCAACACTTTCAAACATATATAAACTTTGAGTTTTAAATGTTTGATCAGAATTTTCATCAAATATTATTTTACCGTTCCAACTTTCTGAGTCTTGATTGTATGTGAAATTGTGAGGATATCCGTCCTTATTGAAAAAAAAATATTTTGAATTGTCCACAAAAATTGTTGTTTTTTCTTATATATAAAAAAAACAATTTCTTATATGTAAAAATAATATATAAGTTACTATGATTAAAAATAAATTTAATTGGCAATAAATTTATTTTATATATAGTTTATATTTTAAAAATAAAAATAATTTATAATTATGACAGATGAAAAATGGTCTCAACAAGAACAAATATTTAATATTGATAATACAACTAGAGTTTGTGTTATAACAGGATCAGGAGAAACATTAACAAATAATATAATATCTCCTAATAATTTAGGATTGAGTGTTGGTATAAATCCATATTTTACAGGAACTACTAGTGTTAATGGCGGATTATCAGTAACTGGTAATACATTATTAAATGGTAATGTGGTGTTTAATGAAAATATAGAAAATAATATTATTGTACCATCATATTCAGATTCTGATTGGAGTTCAACTGGAACTACCAATGATTATATACATGGATGGACTATTTCTGGTGATGATCCTAGTTTCAATATAAATTCTAATTTTAGTGTTTTATCTAGTGACAATATGTCAATAAGTATATTATATAGTGGAACTACATTTGGAGAACATCAATCTATAGTTATATATATAGGAAATACACTTATTGGATATAATTATTCTGGTGATTATTTTACTGGCACTTATTATACAAATGGTGCATCTGGTATAATTTCAATTTCAAGTTCAGGCGTTAGTTGTAATCTTTTACAAATTGTAAATATTAGTATAATAAATACTAATGATAAATCATTATTTACAATAATTGATGCTGTAAGTAATGATAATATATTTGAACTTAGAAATCAAAAAAATACGTCTAATTTATTTATAGGTAATCACAGAGGAATAAATTTTAAAAATGGAGATAATAATATAGCTATAGGTAATTATTCAAATTCTGTTTCTGACCCGTTAACATTTGGGGACTCTAATATATTAATAGGTAATGGAAATGTTAATTCTACATTATTAGATAACTCTATTATTATTGGAATAGGATCTTATCCTTATTCAAATAATAATTCAAATGAAATAATAATTGGAAATAATATCGTTGGAAGAGGAAATAATACAGTTATTATAGGAGATTCTTCAGTAACAGGTACTACTTTACAAGGACATGTTACTCCTTATTCTCCAAGTAGTTTTAATTTAGGTTCTGGTAGTAATCAATGGAATAATTTATATTTAGTTAATAATCCAGTAGTTTCATCAGATGAAAGAATAAAAACAGCAATAACAGGATTTACTCAAAATGAAATAAATGCTGCAACTGCCCTTTCAAAAGAAATAGGTACTTATAAATTTTTAGCAGCTATTCGAGAAAAAGGTGAAAATGATGCAAGAATACATATAGGAATGACAGTTCAAAATGCTATGACAATAATGACAAATAATGGTTTAGATCCGTTAAGTTATAGTTTTATTTGTCATGATGTATGGCCAGAAGAAATAGTAACTCATTTAGCAACAAAAGATAAAGAAGCGTGGATTGAAACTATACCTGCAGGTGATTTATATTCTTTTAGATATACTGAATTATTATTATTTATTGGAGTTGGATTTGAAGAAAGATTAACAGCACTTGAAAGTAAATAATATAAATACAAACTTTTTTAATTAAACCTTATATATTAAGAAAAATAAAATATAGTGGAAATTAATATAAAAGAAAATATTTATTTTAAAACTTATGATAAAAGAGTAAAATTGAATGAAGATATAGTTGATTTTATATTATCAGATAAAATCGATAAAGTATTATATAAAGGAGAGCCTAATGATATAAATTATAAGCTATTAAAGAAAATAATTCCATTATCAGATTCAAATCCTAATCCAGATCCAGATTTGGTTAGAAAAAAATATCAAAGTTTTTTAGAAATATGTGATAATACTCCATATTGTATAATTTACAAAAAATAAAAAGAAAGTTCAGATTATTCTGAACTTTCTTTTTTTAGTCTTTTCAATTTTATTTTTCTTACTTCTTTTTGTGTTATTTTTAACCATTCATTTTTAGAATCATATAGTTTTCCTTTATAGTAATATTTATCTTTATCTATATTTTCATAATCAATTGCAGGTCCATTAAGTCTATGATATTGATTATTTTTTTTATATTCTATTCTATCTTTAAAATGTATAATTGAATTTTTATTTTCAATATTTAGCCATTCGTTAATTTTTACTGAATTTTTATAAAAATTTATTAATTTATCTCTTTTTTCTGTTCCTTCTTTTAAGGAATTTATTTCATCAAATTCACTCATTTATTTTTAATAATTTTTCTTTTCTTGTTTCTGTTATATTTATTTTTAAATAATCGAAATTAAATGTATTGGTTATTTGTATTGTTCCATTTCTGTTTATTATTGATATTGAATCATTAAGATATACAACTTTGCCTTTTATTCTAATTACTTTTGAATTAAATTTTTCACATTTCCAATAATGATAAAAATTTTCATTTTGTGTTACAATATCTCCATTTTTTATATCGTTCATAATTACCTTATTTATTTTTAATATATACAAATAAAGAAAAAAAGTTTATAGATGCAAAAAAATAGAAAATCTAGAAAATTTGATTGGGTTAAGCAAAACGATGGATCATTTATTCAACAAACTCGTTCAGTTCAATATGATGAAAATAAATTTATTGCTGTTGATGATATTTATTTTAAATTTAATAAATATTTAACAGGAGTTACTTACACATATATTAATAATTTAGATGATATTTATAACAGTCAAAATTTATTAACAGGAGATGGATATTCTATTGTTAATATGTATAATGAATATGATGTTATTGATAGAGTACTTAAAAATATAATATTTGTTGATGTTGCATCAGATACTCATATAGATATTTCTAAACAATGGTTACAAATTAATGGAGTTAATCTTAAACCAGGACATTTAGTTTTGCTAAAATCACAAAATGCAGGTAGTGAAATAGAAAATGATATTTATATAGTATCAAATAACAATTTTTTAATAAATTATAATATTTTAAGTAATAGAGAAAAATCTGATAAATTTAGTTGTAGTGTAAAATTAGGAAATAATGCGGATAAACAATTTTTTTTATTAAATGTTGGCTCTAATTTTCCAATAACTGGTGAAGCTAAATATTTTATTGAAGGTAATTCTTTTATACTTAAAAATTTAATTACGTATGATTTATATAGTTCATATTCAGTATCTGGCAATACAGCTAAAATATTTTTTACTGATTATGATATTGCAAGAAAACAATTGAGTACTAATGCAGAAAATTATAATGAAATTGATTTTGATATTAATAGTTTATATTTTTCATCTGAACTTGCTAGAATAGATTATCATCACAATTCATATATTATTAGATCAGGTACTACATTGAGTTCTGAATTTACTGGTATTACTAATCAAATTACTAATAATATTTATAAAGGATTTACTGCGATACCATATTCGATATATTTTGATTGTATTATAGGAGATTATATTGAATTGAATATTTATAGTGGAATTACAAGTATTTTAACATTGAATACTTTTATAAAAAATATTAAAGATGGTAATATAGTATTAGAAGATACTATACCTAATAGAATTTTAACTGATTTAAAAAATTATAATTTTTCTATTGAAAATTTAAATATTGCAATAGATTGGAATGATGTTTTAAATAAATTGTCCTCATATACTCCTTATTCAGATTATTATGATATAATAATTAGGAATTATGATATAAATTATTTAGATATAAGATTTACAGCAAAAAATTGTGATTATGATAAATATTTTGATTATGATGATTTAACATTATCATTAAATGATAATAATACTTGGTCAAGTTATAATTTTAATACATATAATCAGTATATTAGTTATAAATTATTTGACAATTTAAATAGATTAGAGCCTAGTGAATTTACATCTGGATATTCATTTTATAATGATTGTTTATTAACTGGATTTACATTTGAATATACTGATAATAATAGAATAAGAATTATATATAATCAAGGTGGATTATTAACTATTTTTAATTCATATACATACGTTAATGTGTTTGGTACTACATTAACTGGAAAATCATTAATTTATAATGTTTATGATAATGAAATGATAATAGAAAAACCGTCGTCATTTCCTTTTTTTCCTTCTACTAATATAATTGCAATTCAAAATATAGATGGATTATCAAATATTTCAGATATTTTATATCAAATTTATATAAATGAATCATATGATTGGTATATTCAAAAAAATGATAATGAAAGAAAGTATATATGTAAATCATATGCAGATATATTAGTATCAGATGTATTTTTTAGAAATTATGCAACAGGTATTTTATATGAAAATGATAATAATGAATTTATTCTAAAATTATTTAATTTAGGAACAAATATAGATTCAAATGCAGATCCATTATTATATTTTTCTACTATTGAGTTGGTGTATATTGGCGCTGATAGAAAATCAAGATTGCCTGTACCTTTGACTATATTATCGGGTAATACAATTGAGATATATTGGAATTTATTAGATGGTGGTTCTGATGATTCTTTGAATGGAATTAATGATATATTAGGAGATGTAGTGGATGCTGGAATGAATGTAAATGTACCTGGTCCAAATATAACTCCGTTGTTATATACATTGATTGATGGAGGACTAGATTCTTCTATCTCAGAATACTAATATATTTTTATTTAATAAAAAATTTATATATAATAAAAAATAATTAATTATTAATGTCTAAAGTTGAAAAATTCAGTAGAATTGTAATAAAAAGAAATTCTGGTACAGGAGATGCACCAACAATTCCATTAACAGGACCATCTTATAATGATCATACTTTATTGCCGGCATGGAGAACTACAGATATTTATGTAGGTGAATTTTTTGTTAATACCACAGATGAAAATGTATGGATGAGAGTTGGAGAAAATACTATAAAGCAAGTATATTTTGTAGAAGATTCAGGAGTAACGAACGATTATTTGACAGATGATACTTTATATTTTGATCCATCTAATGATACTTTATATACTAAAAATATTCAGATTGGATTTCAAACTTATTATGCAGATCACACAGGAACTACTACGGATAATAATATTATGTTTTTTTCTGGAACAAGTACAATAAATTATTATTTACCATTAGCAACTGGAACGAATAAAAATATAAAAATTATATGTATAGGCTCTGATGTTAATGTTAATTTTTCTAATTCTGATACATTAGATGGATCACATTCTGTTTTTGTTCTTCATGAATTTGATAAACTTAATATTGTTGATTTTGGTGTTGGATTGTGGTTTAGTATTTAAAATTAATATTTTCTTTTTTCTTTCATATCTATTAATATTAGCCAATTTTTACGTATTAATTCGTTCATATGCACAGTATCGTCTAAATTGTAATTAACATTTATATGCTTGAACCAATCTTCAATCATATTAGGAGATAATTTATCTAAACGCTTAAATATACCACTTGAACCTTTGTGACCATCATATCCATCATATTCTTTACAGAACCAATAATTAAAATTTTGAACATTGAATATTTCATCATATGTTAATTCTAATTTTAATATTGTTTCTTTTTTTTTCTTTTTGAATAAACCTAATATTTTCATTTTTATCAAAGATAGTATAATTTATTTGAATAATAAAATTATATTTCAATATTTATTAATCCTTCGTTTCTATTTACTTGAATTGCAGAAGCTGTAATCATATTAACATTAGGTTTTATATCATTAATTAATATTCTTTCACCTCTAGTTAATCCCATTATTAGCTGATCATAGAATATTCCATTTTTTTGTAATTGCTCATCTGTTTTTTTCCTCATTGATTCTGTTCTACCAGTTGTTAATATTATTTTATGTCCATCAGCATTCCATTTATTTATTTTTTCAATAACTCCTGGTAAAATTTCAGATTCTTCAAAAAGAATATTTGATAAATTTACTTTATGTTTAAATAATATACCATCAATATCAATAAATAATGTTTTTTTCATTATAATAAAATCATTTTTTATTTTTAGTATTTGTTTTAGTATTTGTTTTATTTTAAATGAACTTTTTTTATATATAGATTTATATGGCAGCAACAAATATTTATAATATAACGAATTATTCTGATGCATTATTGAATTGTGTCATGATTGATGGATTAACACCAGATATCATTAAAAGAAAGTATATTTGGTTATTAAATGCTATTATTGAAAATGCAATAATAGGACAGGATAACTATGGATTAGTTTGGTATTCTGGTACTTGGAAAGCAGGTGAATGGAAAGATGGAACATGGTATTCTGGAATATGGGAAGATGGTGAATGGAAAAATGGAAAATTTTATTCATATCGCTTTGATACTACCCAATTATTACAAAGAAATATAAGAATTATAGAAAAAAATAATCCAATATATTCTCAATTTAGACATGGTATTTGGAGAAGAGGAGACTTTTTTAATGGTTATTTTGGTCCTGGTATTGGACAAGGAACTGATAAAGATGTTGATTCTTGGTTAGAAATGCTAAATAGCGAAATTATTTATTATGAAACTAGATGGGAATCAGGAGTGTTTCATGATGGAGTTTTTAGAAATGCTGTTTGGTTGAGTTATTATGATACTGATAGTATATTTAAAAATGGAATTTTTTATAATAGTGAATGGCTCAATGGTACATTTATGAATGGTACATTTCAAGGATGCGAATGGTGGAATGGAAAATTTAATGGTGGAGATTTTGTAGGAAATCCATATGTAGTTCAATTTTTGAGTACATTAACAGATACATCTGCTTGTCATTGGTGGAGTGGAGAATTCAATCAAACTGATCCTAATATTAGAAGCAGATTTGGATCTTGGGTTGTTTCAGGAACAACAGAATTAGCATTTTCATCAGTTATTTGGCATGATGGAATATTTAATAATGGAGAATTTCATTCTGGATTAAATATACAGTCTGGATTAACTTCGGTATCGGATAATCATAATAGAACTATTTGGTTGGGTGGTACTTGGAATAATGGAGTTTGGTATGGTGGCACACATTTAAATGGAACTTTTGATAATGGAAATTGGCTCGAAGGTATATGGATAGATGGAATATTTAATAATGGATCTTGGTGGAATGGATTTTGGTCTGGTGGTACAATAAATAATGGATTATTTTTATGCGGATTATTTAATAATGTTATATTTAATGATGGTCAATTGGGTTATCAGCCATTAGATTCTATATTAATTAATCAATCATCAAATTTATATTATTTAACTTCACCTCCTAAGATTTATTCAGAATAAAAAATGAAGCAATGTCTAATTATCAATTATATGATTTTGTTAAGGATATTAATTTTCATATAAAAAATAAAATTCCTATCGAGCTAACATCTAAAAGTGAAGCTTTTATTACTTATTTATTTAAATTGAAAATATTTCAATTGAAAAATAAAATAAAAAAAGATCATCCACTTTTCAAAGAACAATATTTTTTACTAGTTATGTATAGTACATTATATGTTTCTAAGAAAAGAGAATATGAAGAATTTAAATTTGATAATGTTGAGATAATTGGTGGTATAAAAATGCTCAGAAAAAAGAAATTGAAAAAATTATTCAATTAATTTTGTTGTTCAATAATAAAGTAGTATCTTTGTAGAATAAAATAAATATACTACTTTAAAGATGATAAAATGATAGATGTGATACTAAATAACGATACGTTAATATTAGCAGCAAAAATATTATATGAACATCAATCTGAATTTGATGCATACCTTTCAGGTACAGGATTTGATGCATACCTTTCAGGTACAGGATATATAACGTCAATTAGAATGATGAAAGAATATTCTAATCTTACTTTAAAAGAAAGTAAAAATATTATTGATTTATATAGGGTAGGTAAATTGATACCAGGTCCAGATATAAAAAAACAAAGATTAGAAAAATTAGAAAAATTAGAAAAAAATAATGTTGTTAATGAAATAACAGAAAAAATAAAGATATTAAATACTGAAAATATTAAAAATATTTTTAATAGTTTAACTATTAATCAATTAATTATATTAAATGATGAGATTAAAAAAATAAATTCTAAATAATAATTAATAAAACAAAAAAATATGAAAACAAAAATTAATGTAAAAGACATCATGACTCTTATTTTTTGGATACAAACATTTTATATATTTGATCATAGAGAATTTAAACATCAAAAATTATTTGATAAAGCACTATCTATGACTAATGATTCAGTAGATACAGATGTTTTTCATATAGATGATTTGATGATTGATGCTTATGAGGTGTATGTTAAAATGGAAAAAGTTAATGAACATATTGATATGCTAGATATGTTTAATGTTGCTAATATTAAGAAAGATGAAGTTATTAGTGAAACTAAAAAATATTTTGATATATTTCAAGATTTTATAGAAAACTATAAATATGATAATCCTAAAATACGTGAAATACAGCATGAAATTCTTACTGATAAAATGTTAGATTGCGTTAAAGTAGAAGATTATGAAACTGCTGCAAAATATAGAGATCTGATTAATGAATCTTAAAATTTAATGATTATTCTTATGCTTAAAGATAAAAATTTATATAGAAAGTATAGAAAATCAAGAAATAAATATACATGTAAAAAAACACTAAGAAATCATAATATTGATTTATTTTCAGAATTGCCTATTCATCAATCAATGAAAAAAATTAAGAATAGTTATTATAATTATAATAACTACGATGATAGACCTTTATCAGAATTCATAAAATCTAAAATCGGTGAAGATTGGAATGATGTTTATTCTGAAATATTAAAAAAAATTAAAAAAAATTATAAATATTTACTAGAATCCGATCTTAATTATCTTATAAAAAGACCAATATTTAATGATGATTATATTCCTTTAGATAATTCTTTTTATAGAAGAGGATCAATATGTAGTGATAGATTATATGTTGATTTAAATAATATTATTTGTTATAAATCAAAAGATGAGATTTTATCAGATTCTAAAAAATTGGTACGTAAACTTAAATTGCAAAAAATATTTGATATAGAAAAAGAAAATCAATCTTCTGATTGATTTTCTTTTTCTTGTTTATATATAGCTTTCTTTATATTTAACCTTTTTTCTTCTGATGGCTTACTGTAATATTGATTTTCTCTTAATTGCTCAGTAACTTTAGTTTTTCTAAATTTATTCTTGAATATTTTCAACGCTTTTTCTATGCTATCACCATTATTTAATTTTACTATTAACATTTTATATTTATATTATTTTTTAATTATATATTTATATCTTCAACATCATTTTTATTGAATAATTTATCAAAATTTTCCCTCAATTCATTTAATTCTAAGTTTAATGTATTTATAAAATATTCAAGTATATCTTGAGTGAAAACCTCAGTTGATATATCTCCTTTATTTAGTTCAACTTCATCTATATTAATCATTCTTTGTGATTGATAACCTATTATTTTATATTTATCACATTTGGTTAACTGTTGTAATCCAAAAATTGTTTTTTCAATTTTATCGATTCTATATACTAATCCTGCTGCTACATCAAAATCTTCTCTTTTCATCTTATTTAATTTATTTTTAATTATATATTTAATTTAGTATAGTCAATTATTATATTTATTTTTAAATATAAATCTGCTCTTTTTCCATCATTCTTTAATAAACCCTTATCTTTTATTTTAATTATATCATCATTTTTAGTTTTATTTGGTAGTTGTATTTCTAATTTTGAATCATCAACATGTATATAATCTATTTTATTACCATCTATTGCATCTTGATAATGTATATCTAATGTCAAAATTAAATCATAATTATTTATTATACTACATTTGCTATTATTTATGCTATTAATATTTAATATTAAACTTCCTACTTTTTCTCTGTAATATTTTGATTGACTACCATAGCCATATTGAACATTTCTAGAATTTCCTCTTATTTCGGATATATTTTGTAAAATAACTTCAGTTTCTTTTAAAATTACTTTTTCACCATTACATTTTTTACATTTTTCACTGTGAATTTTACCAGTACCTTGACAATATTCACAAGTTCTTCCGTTATTTAATCCTGTTCCATCACAAACATCACAATCATATGATTGTCCAGATTTATCGAATCCTGTACCATTACAATCATCACAATTAATAAATTTGTTATATTTTATTGCTATTTTATCATTTTGATATATTTGTTTAAAATCTATGTTGACATTAATGTTTATATCTAAATTTTCAGAAAATTCTTCTCTTTTGTAAAAATTACCGAATGGACTATTACCTCCAAAAAATTGATTAAAAATATCTGAACCTCCTCCAAAAAAACTAGATTCAAATCCTCCAAATGGTGAATACGACTTTCCATTTGGACTACGTGTATCAAATTCTTGTTTTTTGGTAATGTCAGATAAAATTTCATAAGCTTCCGATATAGATTTAAATTTTTCTTCGCTTTCTTTATTTCCTTGATTTTTATCTGGATGATATTTTATAGCTAGTTTTCTATATTTCTTTTTTATTTCTTCTTCTGATGAATCTTTATTTAATCCTAATTCTTTATAATAATCCTTGTTATAGTCCATTATCGTATAATTTTATTTTATAATGTTATATAAATTATTATTAAAATTGTTTAGAAAAAATATTATTAAAAAGCCTAGTTCTAACTTTTTCTATAACTATTTCATTTTGAAGTTTCCAACCCCATTCTTCTTTTATTTCTGGTCTTTTGTGAGGAGATAATATTAATAATTGATTACTGATTTGTGTTAATTTATATAAAAATATTGGTAATTTTGAATCTTCTAATAAATGTAGGGCAAAACTACAAATTATAATATCATATTTTTTGTTATCTAATGCTCCTTTTATAATATCATCAAATGATATTTTTTGACATTTTCTATTATTCTCTTTTTCATAATATTCACATGAATATGCATCACATGCATCAATATTATTATAACCAAGATTGATTAGTGTTTTTGTAACTTCTCCGTTACCAGCAGCCAAATCTAAAGATTTATTAAAATTTACTTTCCAATTATCATTTACAAATTTTATAGATTTTTGTATTATAGGTTCATGAGGATTATTGTATTGATCAAAATTCCATTCGTAAAAATTTTTAACTCCATATTTCTGATATTTCGATCTTATGCTATCCATATTAATTTTAATTCTTTAATTTATTAAAGTTTATTTATTATCTTTTTCATACATTTGAATTTTTTTAATATTATTTTCATCAATATCTTGAAGATTTACTTCATAACTTGGTTCTTCTTCATCGTCATAGTTATCATAATATCTTGCAGTGAAATTATCTATATCATTTTCTTCCATCATAAACATATCAAAAGATTCTACTTTTCTTAATTTCTTTTTATTTTTCTTATGTCTTTTCATATTTACTACTGGCTTAGAATATGTTGCAAGAGGTTGCCCAATATCACCAGAGCCAGTTGTTCCTTGAGTTCCAGGAATACTTCCAGGTTGAGCAGCTACGACAGCACCCATTCCTTCTGTATTGCCCATAGTTGAAAATGCATCTTCTTTTATAAATTCTTCAAATTTTTTCATATTATAAATTGTATTTTTTTGCTGATATTTTAATTTCGCATTCTTCTTTTGTTCCTATAAATTCAATAGTATTATGTCTTTTTATGACTAACATATAATTTTTTTCTTCATCATTTAAAAAATCACAATTAATAAAATAATCTTTTAATTTTTCCGGAATATTTTTATATTTTATCATATAAGTAATTCCAACTCCTGATTTTCTTGATAATATTATTTTTGCTATATTATTTTGAATAAATTCATCTAATTCATTTCGGTGTCCATTAGTTGATTTAAATGCATAAGTTTCAAATTTTTTCATAATTATATATTTTCCAATATTTTCATCATTATTTATAATTCCATAATTCCATGATATTTGGTCAATTGGTATTATTGTTTCTGTTACTATATCTTTATCTTTGAATTTTTTAAACATTTTAAGTTTTCTTCTTTTTTCCTTTAAATCTTTTTTTGAATGCTTCATACTTTTATATGTAGTAAAAGATGGTTCACCAACTGCTGTAAAAACAATACCAGATGCTCCATTATTACCGCCAGATTGCATATAACCTCTTCCGAATGGAATTGATCCAACTCCAGCTTTTCCTGATGCATTTCCTGATGATATTCCTTCTTCAAAAGTTTTTATATATTTCATAAATTGAATTTTTCTGTATTTTTAATTAGTTCCGATTATAAAATCTTACTCAAACTTACTTATAAGTTTTTATTTGGTTAAAATCTTACTGATTCGCTCCTTTTTTACGAGGTCTTGGTTGGATCGGTTTTTAATTCTTCCAACCGTTTGGTTAAGAT